GTCAGAGGAATTCTTGATGGTAATATAACAGAAAACAAGGGTATTCGCTTACTACAACAAGATACTAATGAACTTAAACGACAACAAGAATTGTATAAATCAAATATTGAGTGCAGAAAGAAAACAAATGAAAGACAGAATTGAAGCAACAAAAGTTTTATTGGGAGCAATTTGTGTATTTTTTCTCTTGATTTTTCTACAAATATGGTATATAATCACAGGTAATGAATAATAATCTATATAATATGTTAAAAAGTTCCGCTGAAGCGGACGTAGCTAAAGCTAAACTTACACTTGATCTTTTAAGTGATCATGCGGTAGGTATTGGAGATCATTCTACCGAAGATTTCTACAAAAATGCGGAAGAAGCACTATCTTTACTTGCTGATGCAAATGATAGGCTTGAAAATTTAGAGAAATATAAAAACGAAACAGACTATCCTGTTCCAAATATATGAAAGAAATAATATTAAAAGTTTTAAGTGAAGTTGCTTGTGGCAACACAGGTACTTGTCAAATTAATTTACAATCTGAAAGTGCGAGAGAAATGATCGCAAATAAGCTAGAACCCGAACTACAAAAATATGTACAAGAAATAGTAGAATTTTCAGTTATGGGTGGATCAGATCAATGTTGTGGGGGTGGATGCCATGACTCATGATTCTCTTTTCGATAATCCAAATCAGAATTTAACTGCGAAAGAAAAATTTAAATCTTCTTTTTCAATTGGCAATAGATGTGAAAAATTATTTAAACAATGCTGTAACCAAAATAATCTTAATGTCATTGGTTCTAACAATCAACAAGATATGCTTGACCATTACGACTTCAAAGTTATCAACCCAAAAACACACGGCTCAAGATTAGTTGATGTTAAAGCCATTAAAAATATAAATAGATATGACGAAAAAAACAAATCTCGACTTTACATTAATAGAGTTTAAAACGTAAACGGAAATAAAGGTTGGCTAGAAGGAAAAGCTGATTATATAGGATTTGAAAAACTAAACGGCTTTTTAATGGTGAATTAGAAAAATTTTACGCGATTATTGTATATCAAAAATGTATAACAAGAATCAAGTAATGCAAAAACCTTATGTCATTAGCGACCCGCAAAATTCCACATATCAATTTTTTACTAGAAAAGGCAGAAAGGATAAATTCATTTATATACCTTTTAAGGACTTGTATAATATTGAAGATAGGTGGACGCTAAATTATAAAATAACATGAAAGAAGAAGAATTATTAAAATGCTTACAACAAGCCACAAAGCTAACTCTATGCTAGTTAAAGAAGTTGGAAAATTAGTCGATCAAGGAGTTTTTTCATTAAACGAACTCAAAACACTACGGCAAAAGAGTCAAGATATTATGGATCAAATAAATTTTTGGATCGAGCGCGGTAACATTGACAGAATGTTTGAAGAACTCGCTCTTTATATAGAATGGACTATAAGAATGCTTGAAGCAGTAAAAGAGTCTTGACATAGTTCAACTATTATGTTCTAATATAAAACATGGACATAATAGAAACTCTAAAAAAAGATAATAAAGCTCGCAAAGAAGCTTTAATAGAAGAAATAAAAGAAACTAATCCCGAAGCAATGTTTGCCGATGGGTTTGACGATTCTATACTTGGATACGATACCAAGGGTAGAGTTGTTTATTCAGTTGACTCTATTCTTGAAACTCTCACAGAGAGAGATAATATGAGCGTCGATGAAGCGAGAGAATATTTTTATTTTAATATTGACGGCGCTTATGTTGGTGAATATACTCCAATTTACATTTATTAATTATGAAAAAAACATACGAAGTAGAAATGAGTAGTACGACATATCGTACATTTGAAGTTGAAGCAGAATCACCCGAAGATGCACAAAATATAGCTTTCGCTCAATTGGATGAAGACTATATGATTAGCACCGCATGGAAAGAAGGGGCAAGTGTCGTTGCTTGTAATCCTCTCGGTGGAACATCGCACATGGATAATGATGAGTTTGGTGCATATATTAGGGGAGAATAAACATGAAAATAATTCGCACAATAATTAATTGGTTTTATCGCAGAAAAAATGCGCGCGCATCTAAAAAACAAATGGATAAAATAATGAGTGAAGTTAATGCCGACTTCATGGATTACGATGGCATGGGAAACTATGGTAGATTTCCACCCGAAAAATAAATGCTTGACAACAACAAATATATTATATAAGGTAAAAGAATGATCAACAAATTCAATAATAAATATTTAGACAACGAATATGACTTTATGGACTACATAACTCAATTAGTAGGTTCTGTTAAAACTCAACTTGAGCATGAAAGAGGAAAACCTGTTAGTTATAGAGAAGGCAATGGAAGCAAATGAAATTAAGTCAGAAAATAATAGATGGATTAGCAACTAAATTTAATATTGATGCAAATGATCCTTATGATTTTATAAAAGCAGTAGAAAGATAATATAATGAACGAAATAATAGGAGATGATTATCCAACTTACGAAGAATCTATCAACATGACTTTAGCTGAAAGAAAAAAACAATCAAGCTATTCTTATTTGACAGAGGTTGAGAGTGAGATTAATAAGCAAAATATTGAAAGATTAATGAAAGAGAATCTTGAGCTAAGGCATCGCTTGGCTTGCATTGCTGATGATATAGTGATTGTCTCTAATCACATAGAAGAAAATTGTAATAAAAAATTTAAAAAATCAAGTCGCAATCCCGATGGTAGTGTTAACGCAGATGAAGCATGGCATAATGTTAGCAACATAGAAATCGCTTGCGATTTAAATGATAATGCTCCACTTGAATGGGGTAGCACCCTTAAAGGTGGACTCACCCAAGATCAAATCATGGAAATGGAGCAACAAATAAGATGAACATTGACTATACATTACTAGAGGAACAGAGAGATCACCTTTTATCTATCTTATGGCATGATTTCAAGCCTCCACAAGAGCGAGAAGATCAACCTGTTTCACTAGATAGAGAATTAGGTTGGGGTATCGTACATTTATTAGATGAGTTATTAGATCAAAATTATTACAAGCAAAAAAAATGAAGAATAAAAAAAGAGAATATTGTGTTGGAGTTAAAATAATTAATTGCTTTTATGTCGAGGCAGAAGATCGAGAGGAAGCAGAATTAATTGTTAGAGAAATGGATAATGATGAAATTTTACTTGACTCTGACTTCAATATCGAATATGCTGATCCTACCAACGGAGAAATCGCGTGGAAAATAAAATCCAATGAAGTTGATTGGGATAAATTAAATGAACCAAATATTATTGTATAAATAAAATTATGAAATTAACAAAATATCAAAAAGCTAGACTACTTGAGCATGAGTGGGATGTTATTGAAACCGAAAGTGGTCAAAATTGTGCATGGATTAGCATTGCCCCCGAAGATGGAGAGGTTTTTCAAGCCTGTCTTGATGTTTTTGGCTTGACAGGAGATGGTGAAGATGTCAAGCTATTGGTAGTAGCAACCAATGAAGGAGAATAAAACATGAGAACAAGAGAAGAACAATTACGCGATGGAGAACCCTCGGTAGATGACATGAGGTTTGATCTTGCAGAAGCAGAAGCAATGAACATGAATGTCGCAGACATTATTAATTTATTAGTAGATGGTTTCGAGGGTTTGAGCAATATGTCTGACTCCGAAATTATCGAAGAATGGAATTTAACTTTTAAATCAGAATAAAATTATGAAATTAGAAGAAGCAATGTATATAGTTATTAATGAAGCAGAAACTTCTGCTCTTGGTGATAAGACCGATGAGCAATTGAAAGTTTTGAATGCAGTAGAGGTTGTTCAAGCCTTTTATGATGAACATGGTCATAAACATTCAAACTTTTCTCTTGACAACGCCGAATCCCTAGTTTAATGTAAGATCATTAACAATTAAAAAAGGAATAAAAATGAATCACTTCACAAACACAAATGTCCGTTGGAAAACATGGTCACCCGAAAATGTAATATTCAAAAGCAATGCTTTAGTAAAAAAAGTTTTGCCCTCTGAACATATTTTGTCATGGAAGAGTAAAGGTGATCGTGACCGAAAAATGTGCGAGATGACAGGTTGCAAGGCAACTCTAGCGAATCAATTTGGTGGACAACCATATACATATTATACCAAAGAAAACTATAAAGGAATCATGGTTCAATTAAAAGATGTAAAAGATGATTTTCCATCTGCTAATATTGACTTTATTGATTGGACAGAGAGAAAAGATAGTGTCGGCAACATGAAAGGTAATCTTGATATATTAGTTTATCTAAATGCTTTTCATCAACCTTGGCAATATGTTAAATGTCCTCAAACAGGAAATTGGGTCAGAAAAAGCACAGGTAAAACTGCACCATTACGAGAAGGTTATCGTATGTCTTATGGTGGACAAGGTGATGCACATTCTTTAGACTTTGACGAATTTCACGAATTAATTCAAATCACAGAAATGATTAGAGATTTTCTTGTCGATGTTGTTATTCCCACAAAGAATGGCGAATTAATTGAAGAAGATTTATTAGTAGCATAAACAATTAAATCCAACCAATACAAAAGATGAATAATATACAAATGAATAATATACAAAACACAAGCACTCTTATTCTGCAACACGATCATGGATTAGAGACAAAAGAGTTAAATCGAATCTTTTCAGTAGTAAAGAAAGTAATAATCTTAGATGGAGATCATTATGATGTAGTTAAAGCTAGACATGGCAAGCCAACAAAAAATGGTCACATTTCTTTTTTAACAAAAGAGCTACAACATTAACATGGAAAGAAGAAATATAATTAATAAAGAGAGAGTTTTGCAAAGTATTATCTTAGAGGCGAATTTAGCTTTAAGAAATTTAAATAAACTTACAGATGAAAATGCGGAAAATTTATTGCATTGTGAGTCTGTTATTAAAAAAGTAACAAATGCTTTAGCTTGGAAACAAGGAGAATCATTAAATAAAATACAATAAGGAGAAAATATTATGGGATTAGATATGTACGCTTATGCTCGTCCACCTCGCAAAAGAAATAGTGATGCAGATGTCTCAATTTGCGATTGGCGCAAACACAATCGCTTGCAAGGTTGGATGGAAAATCTTTGGGAAAATAAAGGTAGACCAAATTGGAAACCATCTGAAGACGAAAATGACTTTAGTGGTGACTTTAACTCTGTTGAGTTACAATTAACTAGAGCAGACCTTTATGATCTTAAAGATGACATTCTTGAAATGAATTTACCCGAATCAAATGGATTCTTTTGGGGTAGTGATTCATATTCTTGGAACGATGAAGATGATAAACCATATCCCGACAATGAATACTATTTTAAAGAACAAGATTTAAATTTCGTTGCAGAAGCACATAAAATGCTTGACAAAGGTTATAGGGTATTTTATAGTTGTTGGTATTGATGAAATATTTAACTTTAACAATCTTACTTTTTGTAGGATGTAATCATTCTTCTAATCTTCAACCCGAAGATACTAAAGTTTCTCGTTCGGTAGAAATGCAAAATGAAATAAATTATTTATTATCTTTAGATGAAGCATATAAAATAGAAGAAAAAGTCTACCTAGAAGAGATACGCAAAGCTCAAATACATGATGATGAAATCGCTTTCCAATTCTTTTTAAGAGAGTATGCTAAAGTTAAAAGATTAGATTTGCCCGAATGGATAAAGAAAGAGCCAAATTATGTTAAGGGTGGAGTAAATATAAAATATTAAATGTGGGTTCACCTCTTTTCGTTCTCTCCAAAAGAACACTCCCTGTTTGATCAACTAAAAAAGACTAGAAAGTAATTCGATTACTGCTATATCGGAGTTAGTCATGGATACTCTCCATGCAAATATTTAAATTATGAAAGAAAAATCTTATGCTAGACAAAGACGAAGAGGAATTAAACGAAAACTAAATTTAGTTAAATTAAAAGGTGGATGTTGTGAAATATGTGGCTATAACAAAAATTTAACTGCATTAACTTTCCATCATGTTGATCCTAGCACAAAATCATTTAATGTAGAAATGCGAAATATAGCTAATTACGAATGGAACAGGGTCTTGAAGGAGTCAAACAAGTGTCAGTTGCTTTGCCATAATTGTCATCACGAATTACATCATCCCGAATTTAATTTAAAAAAACTATTGACAGGCAATCAAAACTAATCTAATGTATAAACCATGAACACAACAGAAGCATTCTTAGATAGTATTAACCAATCAATCGCCAACGCCGAGAAGATAGCAAACTCGATCCCCAAGAAGGGTCTTAATGTCTATCTTGATAAGTCAACTATGGTTATGCAAACCTTTAGTGATCCTAGTGCGTTTGCTCATGCCAAGAAAGTTACTGCAAGAGCAGGGCAATCAAGTTGTCTTCGCAATGTATTAGATGCAGGGGGTAGATTACAATAACGCTTGATAAAAGATGCAGAACAATAGTTTTAAGAGTTAAATGCAAAGTTTTTATTAATAAATTATAATTACGCTTGACATATCATGCAAATTAACCTAGTTTAAAAATATGAAACAACCAATATACGATGGCACAAACGAAGATGAGTGCGAATATTACGACAATGTAATCATGGAATTACCAACATACGAACAATATATAAAAGATATGTCTTTGGCAGATCAAATAAAATTTTATTATGATGTTGACATTGATAATTATTTAGGTGATCCTTGGCAAATAGTAGCAGAGATTGCAGAGGAATGTCCTAATTGGTTGACAGAGTTTAAAGCTAATTTTAAAGAATATTTACAAGAAAGGGAATATATACAATGAAATGGGAAGAATCTACTCAAGGCATGAGTAAAAAACTTAAAGAGAAATTGCGATTTTTTATCCAAGAACAAATAGAAGAAGTATATAGAAAAGATTCTTCTCGTTTTGAAACTTGCGATCATTATAATTGGGATAAAGATATTTGGAGATATAGACATTTTATTATTGACTTTTTGAAAACAAGAGGACTTCGGGTCGATACTCAAATGAATTGGGGAGTATTAGATATAACAATCACAAAGGAATTAACACTATGAAAGAAACAAGAGATCATTTTAGAGAAAAGAATCTTCATGTTCAAATGAAGTGGAATGTTGAGCCACAAAAAATGCTAGATTATATTATTGAAGCAGATAAATCAAACGGAAGAGATTCAGATGAATATTCTCCTTCGTTTTATGTAGGTAAGTCTCTCAAATATATTCGTGAAGTCTATGAAGATTATAATGGTCTTGAATCTTTAACTGATACTGAATTGATCGAGAATGGTTATTATAGATTGGAGATCGCATGAAAGTAACAAGCGTTAGATATTTTGAAACAAATAAGGGGGTTGGTTATCAATGCAAAACCAATATTAAAGATGTGGAAATATGCAATGATGGCACAGGTGGAGCAACTTATGTAGATGGAGATTTTAAAAAATTAATTAAAGAATATACTGAATGGGATTTAGAAGATTTAATTGATCAATACGAAAATAATTCTTGACACAATAGTAAAGACAATATAAGGTATAACCATGAATGATTACATAGAAGATAATATTAATAAACTAGAATACTAATTCTTACACAGGCACTTATTGGTTGCAGGACGAAGAGTGGTCAGAACCAAGAGAGTTTACTGAAGATGAATTAATTAATGAAGGAATTTATTTAAATGAATACTGCCAAAGCGTATAATATTGAAATAGGCTTGACTCCAAGCGATATTCAAGCTATTCTCGATGGAGAAATATCAACAATTCACTTTTTACCAACTGATGATACTGATTACGAAGATAAGATTAGCGTTCATCTCAAACCAATTAGTGAAGATGTAACTTTATCAGAACAAATGAATTTAGTTGTTGACACATGGAATAAAAAAGAGTTATAGTATCGACATGAATTACATTACAGAAGAAATTAAATTTAGAGTACCACAAAATGGTGGAGATCAATATCGTTTATATGAGTGCGTTGATCAAATCGCAGATTTAATTGATATGTATTTCGGTACTGCAATAGAAGACACAACTAACATTCACAATTTAATTGAAAAAGAAATTAAAGCAAGTAAACTTAGAGAAGTAGAATATAATAGACTAGAAAATATAAATGGAGGAAGTAAATAAATTTAGTTATCAAAGTAATTCTTTCAAATTAAAATTTTCAAAATTACTTTATATTTAAATGATTTAATTAGACTCAATCAAAAAAAATCAAAAAAATGTTGACATAAGTACATTCTCTGTCATAATGGGTTCATATCTTATTAATCACACGAAAGGAAAACATGAAAGCCAAACAATATGTCAAAGAAATCCAAGAATACATCGCAAAAGAAATTCCCGAATATGACTCGATGCCATTAGATGAGAAGAAAGAGTGGCTACTAGATAATCTTCATGAATGGGAGTGGGAATACGATCCCTCAATTAGATTAGGTTCTTTTGAAAATGCTATGGATCATTGGGCTAAATCTATGAATTATTGGTTTGACTATACGAGAACTTTTGATACTTACTTAGATTGGATCAATAACTTAGGCTTTTTTATCGTGAATGAATCTTGGTTTCGCGTAGAGAAAGAGTTTGAGCTTTATATTGATCATGTCACCAAGTACGAGACTAAAGAGCTAATGAAGAAAGATTCTGATTTTTCTGATCAAGATGATATTTTTTAAAAAAAGTGTTGACATCACTTAAAACTCTGTCATAATGGAATCATACTTTAAATCACACAATCACAAAAACAATGATAATCACAGAAAACAAATCCAAAGAAGTAGTAAGTTCACACAATTTCGAGCAAGTCAATTGCACTATTGATGCAGAAGACATGAGATATGTAGCTTCGCTACTAAGAAACAATTATTCCAACACTCGACTTGCAGTAGTGCGCGAGATTAGTGCCAATGCACTCGATGCGAATGCCGAAGCAAATGTTTCGCGCCCCATCGAAGTAAAGTTGCCAACTAGCATGAATCCAACTTTTGCAGTGCGCGACTTCGGAGGTGGACTTAGCCAAGAAGATGTATTTGGTTTATACTCCAAGTATGGCAAGTCAACCAAACGCACAAGCAACAATTATATCGGTGCTTTCGGTATCGGTAAATTTGCTCCACTTTCTTATGGTGACAACTTCACTTGTGTTTCTTACCATAATGGTACAAAAACATCATACAATGTATTTGTCGATGAAAATGACGATACTAAGATTACTAAGTTGTTTGAAGAACCAAGCACCGAACCAACAGGTTTGTCTATCGAAGTTGCAGTTGCTGAAGATGATCGTGACGAATTCAGAAGAGTCGCTCAAAATTTCTTCCGATTCTTTTCTGATGCTGATATGCCTAAATTTCTAGGAGTCGAAGATGACTTCGTTAAAACTCCACAAAAAGTTTTATCAAGTAAAACTGACAAATGGTTTTTCGTAAATGAAGATCGTGGGTATGGTTATTCACATTATTACTCTCATATTCTTATGGGTAGAGTTGCTTATCCAATTGATCCAAACTCAATTAATGTCAGCAACTTTGTTGCCAATGCAGATGCTTGCAAGATAATTCAACAACTTTTATCGCAAAATAATTTCTACTTTCGTGTTCCTCTTGGTTCAGTAAGATTGCATCATAGTCGTGAGTCGCTAGAATACAACAAAGCAACTCAAAAAGAAATTTGTGCAATTCTTTACAAAGTTAGCCAAGACATTCAAACTATTGCAAAAGAAAAACTTGCCGATAGTGAAGACTTGTGGGGAGCAAAGAGAAATTATGCTAAAGTTATAAATGCTTTACCCTATCAAGTCAGAAGTGTTTTCGAGAATAGTTTCGAGTGGAAGGGTATCAAGATTGATAATTCTACATTTCAAAGAGATTATCAACTTCAAGACGATCTTATTATTACTGATTACGAGAAAATTGAAGATAAAGATTCTCGCAATGGTTTCAAGGTAAAAGCTACTAAAACAAATCGCATTTATTGTCAAGACAATTATCTTGTGATGATTCAAGATGTTGATTCATCTCATGGTAACAATCTTAGGGTTCGTACCTTGATGAATGATTTGCCCGACCTCAAAGGTGTTTATATTGTTCATGCAACATCCGAATGCGGTAAGTCAGAAGTTTATGATAATTGGCAATTCGATCTTGTCGATCCAAAACATATCAGATATTCTTCTCAAGTAGAGAAAGAAAAGATTGTACGCAGTAAAGTTTCGGGTACAAGTCGTGCTTCTATTCCATTGTTCAAGATGAGAATGGATAAAGCTTCCTACTCTTATCGCAATGCAGATTATTGGCAAAATGTCAACGAACCAATCAATTCACTTGAGCTAGACGAAATTGAAGGTTCTGTCAATGATAAAATCATTTATGTTCCAATCAAGAACTACAAAGTTGATAGTGAAGATTATGATCTTGACAGGGTTTACAAAATATGCAGAGGCATCCGCAAAAATGCTGAAGATAATTCAGACGAAAAAACTTTTCAATTATTTGGTGTTCGCACAAGCGATGTAAAAAAATTAGATAAAAGCACATGGGTATCATTCTTTGACTTTTATCTTGACTATTGCAAAAACATCATTCGTGACAATAAGAAAGAATGTCAATCTGCATACAAGATAATTCAATTCAAAAATTCTACCAATGCAGATTTTTCTAATTATCGTTGGAATTATGGTCAATTGTTTACCAATAAAGCATTTGACACATCTTCTTTAAATGACGATCATTTGCTTGTGCGTTGTATTGACAATTGGAATCTTCTTATGGAAGAGAGAGAAACTGATCGTAAATTTAGTGTCGCAATCAATGTAGTCAAGTTAGGTGACCAAGCATGGTTAGATGATGTATTGGATACAAAAGTTGATTCTGAATCAGTTATGAAAGACTTCAACTTAATTAATAAAAATTATCCATTTCTTAAACTTATTGCTAGTAATGTCAATCAATGGATCAATCTAAAGAAAGACAATGACAATAACGTTACTAATGAAACTATCTTAGATTATATTTGTTTATGTGATTCCATAAAGGGTAAGGGGGAGTGATTGCTCCCTTGCCCAAACTTTTTTAAAAAAACTATTGACAGAACATAGAAAACATACTAAACTATACTTATTATTAACAAAAGGAGAAAAGCTAAAATGAATCAAGTACCATATCAACTCACTGAAAATTCACTCACAATCTTTTGGGAAGGCAAGCCTTATACCCTACGCAAAGATCATGTTAATTTCAACCTCGCTAAGAAAGCAATTCTTGAAGCTCGATATGATGATCTAGGTGATCTTATTGACATCACAAAAGCAGTAGAAAACTTTATCGAAGGTGACATCGAAGTCAAGGATGAAGTTGTATTCTACAAAGGTCATCGCTTGCATGGTGTTGTCGTTGACAAATTACTCGAAATGTTGCGAGCAGGTATGAAGGATTCTGCTCCGCTCACAAACTTTATTACTAGATTGCAATCCAATCCAAGCGCCAACTCTGTAAACGAACTCTATTCTTTTATGAGTTATAAGTCACTCGCCAATACTCCCGAAGGTAAAATATTGGGTTACAAAGGTGTACAATCCAACTATTGGAGTTCAACAGGTAACGCAGATACAATCGTATTGCAAGGCAAAACTAATGATCGTCACCAAATTCTCAATGAGGTTGGTGCAACAATTGAAGTCGCTCGCAGATGCGTAGATGACAATAAGGATAATCATTGTTCTTTTGGTCTTCATGTCGGTTCATACGATTATGCTAATGAATGGGCAGGAGAAAGTGGTAGATTGCTTGTTGTCGAGTTTGATCCTGCTGATGCAGTATCTGTACCAACTGATTGTGATTTTCAAAAACTTAGGGTTTCTAAGTACAAAGTGATCTCTGATATTACTGATACCCGAAAAGAGTTAAATAGACCTATCTATGAAGCTAATAAGCCCATCTATGGATCAGATGACGATGTCGATGCTGATGATTATGATGAAGAAGAGGATTATGACTATGTCGATTATGATGATGTAGATTTACCCGATCTTTCAGATGATGATGATTATGACATGGATCAAACGGATGATTCACTTGATACTTCAATCCGCAATTATGTAGAAGATAAGATAAGTCAAGGAGAAAATCCAACACTTAATCAAATTACTGCATTAAGAGTATGCAAGAAAAACAATTTAACTTGTAAAGATTTGTTATCAATTTTAGATAGACTTGGATTTGCAGTCGAAGATAATGATGACATTCCAATGTATAAGTTGCGAGTAGTTGCATAATTAAACTAATTACATATTTGCGATGAATGATGTAAACTTATTATTTGAGAAAATTAGTGAAGCTAACGAACATCAAATGGATGCTTTGTGGGCAATTCTCAAGTATCGAGACATGGGCATTCTGCGTAAAATTCTTGCTATGTGTGAGGTGCTTGGGTTAGATAAGGAAGAGGTAATTTCCCATATGCCTCAAGACGAAAACGGAAGGGTTTACGACTCCAAGAATCGTTTCTTACTTTCCCAAGCTCTCATGCAAGCTAACAAAGATTCTTAATAATTTCTTCTTATAATTTACAATATACTTTATAAAGATAAGTACAATAGAATATAATACAGAATACAATAGAGAGAATATATAAAATAATAGATGAAATTGAATATAATTATGAATGAATTAATTGAATTAGGAATTTGCGGAAAACCGCATGGATAAAGGGATTGCGAGGTTTTTGTAATGAAAAGTGGGTCATTGTGGGGGAAAATGGTTGCAAGTGGTGCGCGACTTAAATATATAAAATATTTTATTAAATTAAATTGGTTTAAAAAATCAGACAGAGATCAGCCAAAACAAATCGAATCAAATTCTGACAAATTAATTAACAAAAAAATTGAATATAATAAATTTGGATTTCCAATCTATATTGATCGAAAATAAACAAAAATAATTTTGATTTAATTTAACTTAATCTAATTAAATTTGAATTAATTTGGCGCGAAATAACTAAATAATAAATTTTTGTAAATAATAATGAATTTTAAATTTGAATAAATAAGAAAAAAATGCGAAATAACTACAAAAGAAATAAGATTTTATTAGCCCGCGCGAACAAAACGAGGCTAAATAATGGATAACCCCATATCTTATCTTATATATGCAACACTATTGGGCGGAGTTATTGGTAGTTTAATTGATATTATATTTTAATGTAATTAAATTGAATTTGAATGAAGTCGAGCGAAATAAGCGATTACCTAGATTATTGGATGGAGGGGGATGAAGGGTTCAGCGCGATTCTAGGCGACGTAAATAATGCAGTTGAGAATGTAGAATATTACAATCACCAAGGATTTCCGCGTAGTGCAGTATACATGGACAAGGGTTTGATTCTTCTCTTTCCACCATTTCAAACAGGATTCGATTATACTCAAATAGATTATAAATAAATTAAATTTGCTATTGACTTTGCGCGAAATAGCGCCATAATGGTTGTTATGAATATTGCAAAACGAATAAATAACCGACTTGATCACATACTTGAACTGCGCGCCGAAATGCGAAAGATGGACGTCGAAATAGATGATGATCAAATATTAGATAATATTACAACAGGAGAGAAGACAAATAAAGAAGGAGTATTCGAATTAATTGAATCACAAATAAATGAAATTAAAAATGAATTAAATCAAATAACAAATAATGGATTAAATGTAAAAGAAATTTTCACAAATAAGTATTATGTTAATGATAGTATGCAGGATCGAGAGATTGTTGCCGAAATAAATACAAAAGAAAATGTTGTAAATAAAAAGCCCGCGAAGGAATATCATTCAGAGGAATTCACTCAAGGGCAATTCAAGAATGGATTCTATGAGATGACCGAAGAAGATTGGAAGCGAGCAATAAAGAACTACAAACAATACAAGAAGGATAAGTTGCAAAATGATAATGATGAAGATGAAAGAATATTCTAAAGGTCGGCTTGCATAACTAATTGATAATCAAATTTTTATAAATTAAAATTATTTCAAAAAAATTCAAAAAAAAGTATTGACTTCGCGCGCCACATCCACTATTGTATTCTTATCTTAACCAACAACCAACGAAAGGAAAACTAATGAGTACTGCAAAATCAACAAGAACATCAACCATAATGACCAACATCAAGAACGGAGTTTATGTTCGTATGTCTCGATTCGCTGATTACGGATCAGTAGTAGAGGATAGCATAATCGCCCAACAAAGAGAGGCAGATAGGCGTCTCAAACAAATTCAAGCCCAACGTCAACTTCGTAAACAAGGAGCATAATACTATGACAGACCAAGAACTTAAAGACCATATCGCACAAAATTCAAAAGAAATTGATCAAGGATTTGTAGATTATTATGAATTAAATGATGATGAATTAAAATTATTTCAAGAAAATCGCTTTGTTATTATTCGACTATTGCAACAAAGGAAGGAAGCTATCGAAAATGATGAATACATTAATGAAATGTTATATGATATTCAGTCGCGCAAAATAGATATACCCGATTTTGAGGGCGATAAAGTTGACGATAAACTACAAGCGATGAGAACATGGGCAACCATATTCCAACCTAATCGTTCGTTTAAATTGCAGGAGATAGGCACTGCCGTCGGTCTTACTCGTGAGCGAGTGCGTCAGATCGAGGCTAAAGCTCTCAAGAAACTGCGTCATGACAAAAACATGAAAGTATTCAACGAGTGTCGATAGTCCTTGACTTCTATCTTAAACTTCACTAATATATATACTATGACAGAGATAAAGAAAATTATTGATAAAGAAGATGTTAGTTTATTTGCAACTAATGAAGAGTTATATGAAAAATTAACTAAAAAAGAATTAATGTTAATTAAATTAGTTAAAGTGGAAGAATTTGTGGATGATTTATATAGAGCGCACGACTCTGAGGCTCATGCTAAATTGTTTCCGCCCGATAAAAGCTTTTTTAAAATAAGAGAATTATTGCGAGAATTAAGGAGTCTAAATAAATAATTTCGTCTGGTTACTAAGTGATAACATTATATCAAGAGGCATAGAGTCTGTGGATGTCGCAGAACAAGCAGGTCGCGCTTATTTGAACACTCTTGATATTTTCTCATCAAAATACAAATTACTTCTTGACAAATAACATTTAATATAGTATAATATATACCATAACATTGAGAAAGATTAACTCAAATAAATAAAATAAATCTAAATTTTTTGTTCTTTAATATTTTAATTTGAGTCAGCATCGGACGAAGCTAAGGTCGGTGAGAATCGTAAGATCAGATGCCGAATGGGTAGCGAGCGGATGACCATGACTCAATTCACTTTGGAAGGGCTTATAATCCTTCCTGTGGGTGACTCGAATAAGCCTGTCGTGAGCGGGCTAAGGTATGCAGATCCCTGTGGTGGGGTTGGTAGAGTCCAATCGGATGAGCCAAACGACAATACCATGTCTAGTCTGTAGTTCGAAGTAGGTAATCCATGAACTGATGTTCGCGCCGAAAAGTTGGAGGTATACAGTAATCCTTCCCCACACATATTTTGTTTCATTGTACATAAACCCCCCTTCGTAAGTTTAGTGGTATTTCCTTACATTGGGGGGTTTTTTGTTTGACTAGGGTTCATTTATTTACTATAGTACTATCATGAAGACATTAAAAAACATATTATCAAACTACGGATACCTTACTAAAGCAGAGCTCGCAGAGATCGCCGAGCACTTTCCCGCAATGAAAGTTGTTATTAAATGGGGAGGCATGGAACGCGAACGGGTATCAGCCTGGTTAGCTGCAGATCGAATTGCAGATGTAGAGGGCAACGACATAGACTATTGCAGGTCAGTCTTTTTGTCGGGCAAACAGTACGACCTTCTCAAGGAAGCTTTAAACGTCGCCAAGTAATGGAATATCTAGACTCAATCATGTGGACCTTAATTTGCACTGTTTGTTTTATTGCTGGCTGGAGATCATAACAATAAATACAGTATACAATATACAAATCAATAGGGAACAAATCAATAACAAATAAATAAGTCTCAAATATAATATATATGATATAAAATTAAATTAAATTAAAATTGAATATGAATTAAAAATTTCATAAAGTGCTGTCCATCAACGACTTGTGGCGGCCAGGCTGCTGGAAACCCTTGATAGTCAACGATTTAAAAAATTAAAAAAAGATGAAAAAAAGTTTGACATGAGGCCATTAATCGACTAATGTATATGTATATTAACAATAACCCTAACGAAAGGAAAAAAATGAACAACGCAAGCAACAACACTACTAACGGACTTATCGATGGCGAACAATTAACCTGGTCTTTCGGTCAAAGAAAATACTATCGCGAAGCTCCTGTTGCTCTTAGAGGTTTAATAGCCAAGCATTTTAACAGCTAAGCTGAACTGCTAAATTATTACGCAACTCGTTGAATACCAACGGGTTGCGGCGGCCAGGCTGCCGTAAGTCCCTTACTGTAAACAACTTACGACAAAATGCAATTTAACTAACTTTTTTCTTGCAATCAGTACAAAAATTGATTACTGTATTCTTATGATCTTAAGAAACCAACACGACCCAAGATACACGATTAAAAAGAATCGTCCCGTATATGTTTACAAGAATCTTCACAAGGATTGTTGGAGCATCAAGCAACATGGATTAGTCAAGGCACACATCCCAAAGGATCATGCTATTGGATTATGGGATTGCTATTTTCATGTCGATGTCAAGGGTAGAGAGAAAGTGCTTCGCGAGAAGCGTAAGAATGTCCATGCTTTCGTCAAGGGCTATCTTCAGGATGCTGAGAATGTATCTCGCAATCCCCAAGTTATCACTAGGGAAGTTGAGGTAACATACAATCCATACAAGTATGAAACTTTTGTTGACAAGAAGGATGAAAGTTTTGTATACTACGCAGATGAAGTTTCATTAACACACAACAAAGTAACAGCATATATATCATGAATATCACAGAAGCATTAGAAATTGTATTAGACCTAGCCAATCAAAATGTTATTGACGACCCTGAAATGAAAGAGGAAACACTAAAACAAAATGAAGCTATTGAACGGGTTACATATTATTTAGAAAATTTTACAAAGAAAGGCAAACATTAAAATGAAAGAACAATTAAAAAGAATAGAATGTGCAATTGATGGAGTTGCCGACGAACTATTAGAAAATCGTCGTTATGGAAACATGGCAGATCTCATCAAGGTAATGAATGGCATTAACGAAAGTTTATGCACTATCAGCTATGACCTTAAAGAATTAGTTGAAGCAAAAAAGTTTGAAAATGAGTTGACAACAGCACTCAGATAGTTTAGTTTTATATTATGACAGAAACAATAGATATGACACCAACATGGTCAGCACTCATTCTTCCAATGATTGAGGTACTGAAGAACCCAAAAGCAGGATACGAAGACAAGCAAAATGTTATGTTTGAATTAAAACGTTTAGCTAAAATTGTTGACGACCAAAATGCAAAGATCAAAGCAGAAAGGACAAAACAATGATGACGCAGGGAGAGATTAGGCAAATGATAATGCAAATCACTCATGGCAATCTTCGTTGGTGCAATCCTACAGATCCAATTAACCTAAAGAAGGCTGAGAGTTTAGGGGTTGATTACATCACCACTGAAAGCGCAGAAGAAGTTTTAGATGATATCATTACAGACTTGACAAGCTTGCAAAATCAGCTTAGGATAGAATCATCTTTTCAATCAGCACAACTATAACACAAGGAAAAATCATGACAACAGTATTAGACACACCTGAACAAATCGAAATGTTTCGCTACAAAACTCTTCTTAGAGGTTTAAAGCTTGAGACCCAAGGACTACAAATGAGTCGAGGCAGATCTTGTTATTCTATCGTCAAACAAGAGTTTGGGCTTAAAGGTAGTAAGCAAAAAGTTTTCGATCAATTCAAATTAATGTTAGAACAAGTAAACGAGAGGGCAGTATAATGACAGACGCACAAATTGAATCAAGAGTAGAAGGTTGGAATTGGAACATGAACATCTTTGAGATATATGACGAGCTTAGAGATGGGCACACAGGAAAAGAGCAAGAAGATTTACTCACTTTTGCTTTTCGTTATTTCAATAAAGATAAAATGATCTTAGAGCTTGCATCTCATTTTGGAATCTATATTATGGAGGATGATGACAATGAATAATTACATAGAAGCAACCTGCATCGGCAGACCATTGGATTTACCAAGTTTTAACGAGGGCACTGAGCAATGGGAATTGTTCTTTGAAGAGAACCACGACGATTGGAATCCACATTTCGAGAGAGATATCATTTCTGTAAGTTTCGAATCAGCTGAAGAAGTCACTGATGCTTACAATCACTACAACATTAACCCCCTTAAGGAGGAAACACAACATGAAGAAGCTACTAGCTAAAATTGCAAACCTGTTCAACCCTGTATATCAAGTGGTATACAAAACTCAAGAAGGTACTACGGCAATGTATACCATCTCTAAACCAAAGCACAGAAACGAATTTGGTAACATGAAGGAAGGTCTCCCTGTCGCTGGCTTTCGGGCTCATTGCTACAATAGGAATGCCGTGCGTTCATTTCGTTACGACAGAATAATCTCAATGGTAAGGAGCTAATACTATGGAAAACTTAGAAAGTAAAGTCAGAAAAATGGGTTACCAACTTGCAGTGCGTGAGTTGTACGGGGAAAATACTCCCGAATATTATAGGCAGAAAAGGCTGCATGATCGATTACTCGAGGACCTCGAAATCAAGCAGGGTAAAATGCCTTTGAACAAATAGTTTGTTGTAGGTCTGTGGCCCCTCGCTCTTAATGGGCGAGGGGTTTTTTGTAAACCCTTGACTTCCAATAACTTACGGCGACCAGGCCCGCGAAAGTCCTTGATATACAACGACTTACAACAGAATGCATTTTATTTCATTTTTTTCTTGTGTTAATTATAAAAGTAGCTTAGTATGTACATATGAAAACGAGAGAGATAAAGATCAGAAAAGCGGTTCTCTTCACCAAATCCCGCCCACATAAAATGAAGAACAAAATCATCCACAGAAAACTTAAACACAAGGAGCAATTAGTATGAACATTAATCCCGAATTTCAATCACCACAAAGACCAAACTTCGAAGATGTAATGGCTGAAGGTATGGACTTCTTATTTCAAAAATTCATTCTTCCTCAAACCGAAAAATTAGATCAAGACGATTTAGAGACAGTCTCACTCATAGGCATTGCATTCAAAGACATAGCAAGTCAAGCCGAGGCATATTATAAAATGTACGAGGATAAAGAAAATGATATTTCTCGTAATTAAGTATTGACAGAATAATTAACATCTATATTATATAAAACTATGAATAACGCACAAAACACATCCACCAAAAAGAATAATCTCAGAATTTGCGGAGGCGAGCATACTATCGTTTCTTTAGGCGAAGTTTACCAAGTAAGTCAACCGCCTCGCACATTTCGCTCTCAACCAAACAAAAGGACAGGCGAGCTTTCAGTATCTCACCAACCTATTTCACACAAGGCGGTCATTCGCAAAACTCGTAACGCTCTTGAGGATTCAGGTTTCAGCATTGTTGACGAATGCCACAACCTTGCTCGTGATGGTCAGAGGTACTTTGGTTTGTTTCAAGTTGACCATGCAAGCCGTGAGCAATCAGACCGAGGGACTATTATTGGTCTTCGTAATGCTCACGACAAAAGTTTCCCTGCGGGCATTTGTGCAGGGGATGCTCCTTTTGTTTGCGACAACTTAATCTTCACTAACACCATTAAACTTGCTCGTAGACACACGATGAACATTTTGCAAGACCTTAATTTCACCATCAATCGTGCAATTGGTCAGCTTTTTAACTTTTGGCATGGTCAAGATGAGCGCATCAATGCTTACAGAAGCAGAGAAATCAAAAACGCTGAGGCTAATGATATTATCATTAATGCTTGCAAGGCAGGAGCTGTACCAAAATCTAAAGTTATGGATGTAGTTGATCAATGGGAATCTTCAGATCACCCTGAGTTTTGGGATCGCAATGTTAATTCTCTTTACAATGCTTTTACTGAGATTTACAAGGGCAATCTCACCGCTTTACCTAACCGCTCCCAAGCCCTTCATTCTGTTCTTGACAATGTCGTTGACTTCGATATTGCAAGTCACTCCGAAGAAGTTGCAAATATTGCGGTAGTTGAAAATGAATTAGTTGAGATGTAAATAGTGTTATTAGTTAGCCCCCTCCTGAATATCGGGAGGGGGTTTTTTTATGCTTGACACTTTCGTAAGTAGCTGATACTTAACGACTTGTGGCAGCCTGGCTGCCCTAAGTTGCTGGCAGCCAACGACTTACGCCATATCATGATAGTATGGCGAATAATCTACTTGACACTCCTCTGAGTAGACCTCCTCACAGATAGCTTCCTTGAGCTGGTGAACGACTAGCTCGGCGAAGTCTAGGTTTAGCACCTCAACTTCATCACCAGTCATTTTGCTTGACACCTTCATATCGGTCACTGCGTCAAAATGGGCGATGGTCGAAACTGATTCGACCTGGTCACCCCACAGGTTATCTTCTTGCTCAGTCCATACTGTACCCTCGACCTCGATGAGGTACATGTCCCACTCTACGGTGGCGTTGAAAGTTTGGTCGTCAATGTGTTCTATTGTAATCATACCTACAGTATAACACATACCCAGAGACATATGGTGTCTCTATGTATTTTTGTTGTAAGTTACTGGGCCTCAACGATTTACAGCAGCCTGGCTGCCGCAAGTGACTGTTAGACAACGACTTACAACAAAATGCAATTTAATTCACTTTTTGCTTGCATTCAGTACTCTTTTTTGCGATAGTATACTTATGAAACGAATAATTGAAATCTTAATGACCCGCGACGGACTTTCCCGTGAAGAGGCGGAGGATCAAGTTACTGCATTTACTTCCGAAATGTGGATGGATGTTGGACAAGGCGGAAGCCTTTTTGAGTGGGAAGATTCCTTCTCAAGTGAGTTCGGTCTAGAGCCTGACTTTTTTGAAGATTTAGTGCTTTAAAGCTTGCAATTGCAAAACAATTAAACTATATTCTACATATGATTAACTTACTATCCAATCCAAGCAAGATGCCTTGCTATTCGTTCAACATTCCAGCTTTCAAGTATTGCCCTGCCGCGCAGCTATTGGCAAAGATTAAGGACAAAGCAAAAAAGTTTATTTGTGATTCTTGCTATGCTTGCAAAGGCTTTTATATGTTTTCCAATGTCAAGGCAAGTTTGCAAGGCAAGGCGAATCTCATAACAAAGTCACTACATCAAGACAATGGCGACACTTTTGTTGATGCAATGTGCAAGCAAATTCGCGCAAAGTATTTCGACAAGCAAGGCAACAAGAAAAAGCTCAAGAAAACAAACACAGATCTTTTTCGCGTTCATGATTCAGGCGATTTGTTTTCCCCTCGCTACATTGCCGCGTGGATTCGCATTTGCGAACAATTCCCAACAATTCGCTTTTGGTTTCCAACTCGTGAATGGAAACGCGACTCTCAGCTTCCACACTTGCAGAAGTTGGCAAGCCTTAAAAATGTAAACATTAAGCCAAGCGCTATTTATGTAGATGAGCCAGCTCCACAAGTTGACGGACTCGACGCGGGCACTTCAGTTTACACTAGCAAGACAAAAGCAGAGCAAGACGGACATTTTGTTTGCCCTGCAACTTATGTTAAGGGCGAGGACGGCAAGATTCTTGCAACTTGCCAAGCTCATAATTGCAACTTATGCTTCATCAAGGGATGCAAAAAAGGTATTGCATATTTAGCCCATTAATGCTACATTACTACCATGAACGAAGAAACTTATTACGACTCAGCCCAAGGAATTGATATCTCGCAAGATCGTGCTTTGCGAGAATTAGCAAGGCACGGAATCACTTCTAATGAAGAGATTTGCGAATTTTTCGAGGACATGGGCGACAAGGACGGATACTCAGCACAGAAAGTTTTGGAATGGCTCGGATATTAACCTAAGTCGCTGGGCCTCAACGACTTACGGCAGCCAGGCTGCCACAAATGCTTAACAACCAACAACTTACAACAAAACGTAAAAAACTTCACTTTTTTCTTGCATTAATTGGCAAAAAGTTTTAATGTGTTTATATGATTAACAACAATATACCAATGAACGAATTATTAAACTTTGACAATCTTGATTTTAAGCCACATCGTGGTTCTGATGACGCAGTCCAAGCAAGGCTTGACTTTGGTAACGGACTAGAAATTTCTGTTGTTGCAGGTAAAGACGGCAGAAGAGGATTATATGGAAGCGTGGAAGAAGATTTATACGAAGTTGCAATTTTCGACAAAAATGGAATGATTCCACTTTCTCCTTCTGACGATGTTGTCGGTTGGCAATCTCCTGCTCAAGTATCTATCTTAATGGCAAAAGCTCAAGTCGAAGGAAGTGTTTGGGTTGATGAGCTAATCGAAGACAAAGCAGAATTTAAAAGAGATTTAGGGCTTGACTACTAACCACAACTAAACTATATTAAAAACATGAAGATAGTTATTGAAGATTACTACGGCAATGATATTTGCTCGTTTAAGGTTAACACTTTTGCAAACAACAATGGCTTGCAAGATATTGGTGAGTTTATTGATTGTAGTTATGCAGACATGGAAGTGGATGAATACTCTGAGCCGTATGTTCGTATACAATTAGAAAACGAAGACTTGACATTATACTCAAACTAAACTACATTACTATTATGACAGAACAAGAAAGAATCGCAATCATCGCAAACGCCCATCGTGAGTCCAAAAACTTTCGACCCAACTCTGAGATTATGGAATTAGTCGGAGAGTTACAAGCTGAGACTTTTGTACTCAACAATGGCTTGAGAAAAGTGGAAAAGGAAGATGTATCAGACGAAGCTCAGTATTTACTCAAAGACAGAGCCGAAGAGATAGACGAAGAAGATAAAGAGATTGGTCTATCTGATGAAATGAAAGGAGTCTACGATGATAGTTGAATTATTAATGTTTATGAATTGGTTGTTTGTATTTTATATGATATGGGAGGCAGAATAAAATGATAAGTGTAAGAAAAAATCCAAATTTCAAAGAATGGTTTCAAGTGTTTGCTTTTGGCAAAATGGTTGACGAAGTTAGAAGAGAAAGCGAGGCTTTACAATTAGCTAAGCTCGCGGGCAGAAGAGTAAAACAGGATTACATATATTTTGTTGATCGCCCAATTAAGCTCGAAAAGGTCAAATAGCAAATAGCCAAACCTAAAAGGGATCAGCTCCGCGAGCCAAGAAGGAAATGTCATAAGTTGCTTATTATTAGTGGCTTATGGCAGCCTGGCTGCCCTAAGTTACTGGCAGCCAACGACTTACGCCATATCATGATAGTATGGCGAATAATCTACTTGACACTCCTCTGAGTAGACCTCCTCACAGATAGCTTCCTTGAGCTGGTGAACGACTAGCTCGGCGAAGTCTAGGTTTAGCACCTCAACTTCATCACCAGTCATTTTGCTTGACACCTTCATATCGGTCACTGCGTCAAAATGGGCGATGGTCGAAACTGATTCGACCTGGTCACCCCACAGGTTATCTTCCTGCTCAGTCCATACTGTACCCTCGACCTCGATGAGGTACATGTCCCACTCTACGGTGGCGTTGAAAGTTTGGTCGTCAATGTGTTCTATTGTAATCATACCTACAGTATAACACATACCCAGAGACATATGGTGTCTCTATGTATTTTTGTTGTAAGTAGCTGAATGTCAACGACTTAGGGCGGCCTGGCGGGCCTAAGCCCTTGATTATCAAAGACTTATGTCATATCTTCTGTTAGTATCCAAACTTTGCCATCCCAATCTACCCTGTCGGTAATGTCAGTAAAATTTCCATTTTTAACATTGACATTTAAAAAGTCTCGACTAACGAAGAACTCATGTGGCGATCTTTTCTTGAATGAGTGATCGACTTGTGCAATGATTATATGTGCGTCGTCTGATTTAGTAAGTAGGTATTTCATGTTTATTATAAGTCGTACTGGGCATGGTATCCATAATCAATATCCTCGTACTCTTGAAAGTCGAGGAGATCAATCTTGTCTTGAAGATCGCCAATCGCGTTACGGATTACTATGCGATCAGTAGGGGTGAAATCAGCAGAGCTTTGAAGAGCTTTGCGAAGTGTTGTAATTTCGGTGAGCATTTCTTTTTTAGTCATATAAGTAATCTAGCAAAGTCAGAAACTAATTGCAAGCTTTTTTTCGTTTTTTTTATAGACCTCAAATAGCGCAGTTATACTACGGGCGGGCCTGGTGCCGTAGTCGACAAATAGCGCAGTTATACTACGGGCGGGCCTGGTGCCGTAGTCGACAAATAGCGCAGTTATACTACGGGCGGGCCTGGTGCCGTAGTCGACAAATAGCGCAGTTATACTACGGGCGGGCCTTATGAGTTTTATAATTCACTGATTACCAAGTACTTATGGCAGCCTGGCTCGCCTAAACCCCTAATAATCAACGACTTATGGATTATTCGTCCATAAGCCATTCATCAAGCGCATAGGTGTCAAGATCTTCATCCTTGTAGCTTGCTCCGTCAGGAGTGCTGAGGGTGCCCACTTCCTCAAGAGCGTCAGCAAGATCCTTGTAACTCACGAACCTGCGGGAAAGCCTATACAAGCCTTCATCGTTTCCTAACCAAAGGGCGACGTTCCAAGTTGCCCAATTTGCCCATCCATTGTATGTGTTATCTGACATTTTAATTCCTTTCTATTTTACCCATTCTACCAATTCAAAGCGTCTTGGCAAGAAAAACATTGCCAACTCTTTATTTATTTGGTCTATTGTTTTGCATTCTTCAACCTGCATCATCACATTCTCTTGAACGGTTTCGCCTGTCTTTGCATCGACAATATTAACTTTTGCTAGTGTTCCTTTGTGTTGGGTGTCTTTCATAGTGTTATAATGTTTATTGTTATTAGTTGAATAAGTCAAAGCTTGGTTCTTCATGATTGCGATGCACTTCGGGCATCTCGGCAGATTCGTCACTATTCCTGATGTCAGCGATTATCTTTTCGAGGCGAGCGAGGCGCGCAAGCTCTTTTTGTTGAGCTTGGAATTCAACATCAGTGATACCGAAGGCGTGAGCAGTACGGGCGAGTGAGTCATTATCTGTCATATAAGTATAAGTTAGCAGTTTAATGGTTTTATTGCAAGCAAAAAAAGGCTAATTATAAACTTTTATCTGCGGCATCTTTTATCATTTGAATATTCCACAGGTGACCACCTGGGCATTCCCAAAGCATATGATCAGCATGAAGGCAGACCACAAGCTGAAGTTCATTGTCTTCGATGAACTTGTCGATTCCTAATTTTGTGAGATGTGTTTGAATTTCGTTTGTCATATAAGTATAACCTAGCATAGGCATAAGCTAATTGCAAGAAAAAAGCACTTAAGTTATTCACAAAAACAAAGTTTTTTTGCGGGCCTCAAATAACAATACCATACCCAGGGCGGGCCTGGTACCGTAGTCGACAAATAGAATCGTTCTACTACGGGCGGGCCTGGTACCGTAGTCGACAAATAGAATCGTTCTACTACGGGCGGGCCTGGTACCGTAGTCGACAAATAGAATCGTTCTACTACGGGCGGGCCTGGTACCGTAGTCGACAAATAGAATCGTTCTACTACGGGCGGGCCTCAGTTGTTGTACAACTCATTGATTACCAAGTACTTATGGCAGCCAGGCTTCCCTAAGTCGCTGATAGGTAGCAACTTAGGGAAGTTAGGGACAGGTTTCGTGCCAACTTACCACACGAGAGGATCGGGCAACTTTTGGTTGCTAGCAAACCAATCGGATGAGTCAATTATTTCACCATTTAAGACGGGTTCAAAATCTACTTGACAAACGCCCGCGTTTGCTATACCATTGACGCGTTCGCGTGTGGTTGATGTATTCCAACCTGCGAGCGACCAACGCACTAACCCGTCAGGATCGCGTTTGACAATCGCGTTACCATGTAGCCAAACGGTCTTTCCGTCTGTCTTGGTGTTGTTTACTTTTAGCTTTTGCCCATTGTCAAAGGCTTGTTTTATTTGTTGTGTTACTTTTCTCATATTCCTTGTAATGCTCCTATTGTGAATGCTATCAGTCCTATTATTATGAATGTCATGTCTCTATTATGGCTAATACTAAAATGATGTCAAGCTTTATTTTCTATCTGCAACTTCATTGTGCAGAATGTCTTGCCATGCCTTGCGTGCTTGTTGTACTGCGTGCAAAGAGTCCATGATTGCCATGCCTTCAGTGATTCCAATTTCTGAATCATTAGAATTTGATTGCTGAGCCAAAAAGTTTAGATTGCCTTCTGCCTTAGAGAGTGCGAGCCCAAGATCGAGCTTGGAGTCTAATTGTTTCCTGACTTGTGTGAGTGTGTTATTGTTGTTTATCATAGTATTACTTTAAGAAATTTTTTAGTTAATTGCAAGAAAAAAGATAATTATTTTGTAAAAAGTGGATGAATTCTTACATCCTCAAAACGGATGCCAACCTTGCGATTGGTGCGATACGGGCGAACCATTGCGATAGTACCGAGATCTTCATGTTCGATAGCTTGGATAAATTGGAAGACTTTTTTGTCTCGTGAGATTAGGACATCACCCTTTTTGAATTTTGTTGTCTTTGTCATATAAGTATACTCTAAGAAATTTTTTAGTGAATTGCAAGCACAAAGTGATTTATTTTGCAAGTAAAGGGTTAACTTCGATTTGCCAAGGCATGAAGTTAAAGCGATACTGAGAACGATACAACTTGCAAGTAATTAACTTGCCGAGGCTATCTTTGCGAGCGAAGCCCACGACTTGAAAGGTTTTACCCTTGTGTGTGCCATATTTGACACGTACTATATCATTTAATTTAAACATACCTAAAGGTAGCATATTAGAAAGCTAATTGCAAGCAAAAAAGAAAAAAAGTTTTATATAATTAACCCACCCATTTCTCAAAAAAAAATCATCATTAGAGCTTGACATAGTGGCGGGGGGTGGTATTTCTCAATATCCCCTGACAATTCAAAATATACAAATTATTGCTTAATCAAAAAAAATCGGCGGCCTAAAATCAGTGTAAATATACAGTAAATGAACACAATCTTATCAATTTGCGAAGAATACAGTGACAATGTATGGTATTCTAACTGCGGCAATAGCGAAGCCCCAGAAAAAGTTGCGCTTGAATTAGAGAAACAATATAAAATTCAATTATTAAAAGCCGTATTCAACCATGGATACATATTAGACTCAGAAAGAATAACAGATAATAATCAAATTGTTATTACTTTAGTTAAAAATACCGAGTCGGAACAGTAAATTGATGTATGAATGCGGAAGAAAGCGGCGAAAGTCGCTCTTTATGCTGGGTAAATACTAAGTTTGGGCGTTTTAAAGCAGAAATAGTACTTGAAACTACAGTAGATAAAGAAGTATATATAATAGTAGAAATGATAGATAATCAATTTACAAAAGAAAATAAAACACAAAAATTTAAAAAACAAGATATAGAATATATAAATTGAAAATATGTCGGCGGCTAATTATGATAATATGTATCTTTAATCATCAATGTCATATAAGAAGACAAAGTATTATAAATTAAGAAGAGAATGGAAAGAATTGAATACAGAATATAAAGAAATAAAAAAAACATTTAATCAAATTGGAATTGAATTTGTAAATAGTATTTCTAAATTTTGTACCGAAAACGATCTTGGCGATCCATTTTCAAAAACTGAATCTGAGACTCAAAATGTCCGCGCGGATTTATCAACTTCTTCTTCTAAAAAGCTATTTAGAAAGATAATGGTTAATACTCATCCTGATAGAGTCGATAATAAAAAACAAAACACAAAAATTTATACCCAAGCTGCCGAAGCAAAAAAAAGTGGCAACCTTCAGCAACTGCTTGATGCTGGCAGACAAGCATCTATTGCCCCCGACATTTCTCAAATAACTATAGAAGAGCTCGATATATTACAGAGCAATATAAATGAATTAAAAGATAAAATATCAAAAATACAAAATAGTTATGCTTGGAATTGGTTTTATTCTAATCCCAGAAAAAGAAATGAAATTTTTTATGATTTTATTCAACTTCATTCACAATAATAATAATTTAATAAATAATACGAAATTGCAATTTAAGAATTTCGTGTTGAAGTTTTCACTTAATTAAGAATTGTTGTGTATTACATTTAAGATAATATGTCAAAAAGAAAAAACGACCTAGAAATCGGCCAATTGAAACCTTCAAAGATTACCGTTAAGAATTTAGGACTAACGGAGAAACAAAAATCATTAGTAAGGCTTTCTTTGGATGAGAGAAATAAAGTTATTTTTATTTCTGGACCTGCAGGATCAACGAAAACATTCATGGCAGTGTACTGCGCACTCAAGCAACTAAAGAAAAACGACGATTTAGACTTGCTTTATGTTAGAACTGTAATTGAAAGCGCGGACAAAGGTTTAGGTTTTCTACCTGGAGATCTACACGAAAAACTTAATCCATATATGGCTCCATTAGATGAAAAATTAAGAGAGCTAATACCGTCAAACACGGGATTAGTTGACGAATTAATACGAAAAGAAAGAGTTCAAGCAATGCCAGTCAACTTCCTCAGGGGCGCAAACTGGATAAATAAAGTAGTTGTCGCGGATGAAGCTCAAAATTTTACTTTTAAAGAATTAACAACTTTATTAACTAGAATTGGTAGAGATTCACAGTTATTTATTTGTGGAGATTATATGCAAAGCGACATTAATGGCAAGAGTGGATTTAAGCAGATGTTTGACCTATTTAATGACGATCAAAGCAAAGACAACGGTATTCAATGCTTTTCATTTGGTTTCGAGGATATACTACGCAGTGAAATACTATCTTACATCATAAAGAAAATTGAACAAAAATAGTGTAACTAAATTTTAGTTACTATGACTCAAGTAAATTTTAACGACAAAGATTCCAATAATAACACTCTTACAACAGGAGATGTTAATCAATTAAAAAATGCCATAAATGATAATGAAGGGTTTATAGGAAACTCAAATGTTAGTGGTTTTTTAGACTCCAATGATAACCTTAGGTATAATATGCATTTTATACCTCAATCAAATGCTAATTACGATCTTGGCTCAGCAGAGTATAAGGTTAGACATCTTTTTCTATCCGATAACTCTCTTTGGATTGGGGATGTCAATAAAATTGATGCATCTAGCGGTACAGTACAATCAAAAACTAGAGATTCCAGCAAGCTACCGCATTACATAGAAAACACTTTAGGCGGCACAGAAGAAAATGCTTTAGCTTTTGCAGGAAAATCTTCGGTCAGCGAATTAACTCTACAAGATTTAGAAGCCTATGCGCAATCATTAAATTCAGAAGCTACTATTGCTGATATTTTTCCAACTGAAAGTTCCATAAACTACCAGGCTACGGACTATCAAGCTATCTTCAAGCAGAGAGATGAAACACTTCTTGGTCCAGAAGATACACAAGGAGAAATTATAACAAACGCGGGAGCTGTAGAGCCAATCATTATAAATCCACCATTTAGTGATAGAATTGTTATTAACAATGGCGGAACCAATAATGAATTAAAAATAATTTTTAATCAATTACCAAAAATCTCAAATTACACTTTTCAAACTTCATTATATGTTTATAATATTGCATCATATATGCTTGATACTTGGGGTATAAAAGTTTTTGCTCAATCGCCAGAAGATCCTAGCTGGCTGATACCGTTGGAAGCGAACTATCGGGTAACTAATCTAAGAGACTCTATTAATATTATTGATGTAAGATTAATGTATCACTCAGGCTCTTGGGTTTCATTTGTTAATAGTGTTCAGAATTTTTCTAATCAGAATTTAGACTTTCCATCATCATAAATTCATTTTAGTGTACTAAATTGTATGTTGGGCAGTATTATGAATACCGTGATTGGTGCTGGCATTAAAGTCGGTGCTAATTTAATCAATTATTGGTTAGAGCAAAAGAGACAAGATCAAATGATTCTTGCTGCAAGAGATGCAGAAATGTTAAAAGCATTAATTGATAATCAGAATAAAAGAGCAGATGACCCATTCGTCAAAACAACTCGCAGGATATTATTTATGTCTATAACCTTTACTATGTGTTTCTTGATGATATATTATGCAATGAACCCTTATATTACATACGATGTTTTAATGCCAAAAGGCGAAAATGCTAGATGGAGTATATTTTCTTGGATATTCGGGGGCACTGATTGGGTGCAGGTGCAACTTACTGGAGGCTTAATGTTAGCCTCTTTCATGGATTTATGTTTTATGGTTATAGGCTTTTATGCAATTCCGTCAAAAAAATGAAAAAATTTATAATATTTATGTTTATTGGTTTATTTTTATCTGGTTGTTTTCAATCAGTAAAAAAAATTACCCCTAAAAGTTCAGTAAGTAATGTATCGTTTGAGCATGTAGACATAAATAGAGACGGAAATATAACTAAGTTAGAATTTGAAATAGCTTCTAAAATAAAAAAAACAAATTATATTGATCCCGCAATAGCTTTTGCTGCCATAATGGCTATCGTAGGTGTACTTATTACAATATCAAGTTTATTAAATACAAAAAATAGGAAAAAAGATGTCGGAAATTAAATTAACAATTGGAGATACATCAGTATTGGATGTTAGCGTTTATAAGGATGATAACTTACTTGATCTGGCAAACTACTTGGTATTATTTACAGTTAAAAAACCTTTTTTTGGAGTAATTGGCGCAAATAATCCAGATGATACTAAAGCTGTAATTACAAAAAATAGTGAAGAATCTGGCGGAATAGAAAAATTTGGCACGGGCAATGTTAGAATTACGATAGGAAGCAATGACTCAAAAGACTTAGTCGATGGATCCTATGAGTATGATTTGCAAATATCTTTACCTGGCGAACAAGATACAGTAATTACTGTCGATTCTGGAAATATTATTTTCTCGAAAGAAATTACTCGTAGAACTGTTCCATTATGAGCAAATGCAATTACCGAGCCACAATAAACAAAATTCAAACGATATCATGTGATTATCATTTTATAGTTAATGAAGCTGAAGAAAAAATTGTATGGTATGTTGATGAAGCTTTAGAACATAACTTTCAAAGCCCTTTTGAATTAAATTATATAGTAGATACTGAAGATCCTATATGTGATATTGATGAAAAATCAAAATATCATGCTACAATCAAACCTTTGTCTGACATAGTAAATGAGTCTATTTTAGATGAAGGAGTCTTTAGTGCAACATTTTCGCAATCTGTTTATCGAGCTGAAATAAATTGCTCAACGATAGATTTACAATCTGCTCATAAATTCTTTGCTGATGGCAATCTTACTTTAGATGTCGATTCTGGAGGCTCAGCTATTGAAGTAACAAATCAAATTGAATTTAATGTAGGAAATTTTATAGTTATTGATCCAGGGACTAGTATAGAAGAACATCGAACAGTAGTGGATATAGGCTCTTTAATTCTAGATAGTCCACTAAATTATACCCATAAAGCTGGAGCAATAGTGAAACAAGTTAGAGGTATTCCGAATCCTTCGCCGACCCCTACAAGCAGTTTAATTTTACCTTCTGTAACTCCATCTAGTAGTACTCCATTAATTTCAGTAACCCCATCAAAATCGCCACAAGTAACGGCAACGATAACTAGCTCTTTTACCCCATCAACTACCCCAACTTTTTCAATCACTCAAACAAATACTCAGAGTTCGACAGTGGGAGCTACGATAACTCCAACGCAGACTAATACTTTAACGCCTACGGTTACCCCTTCTTTTACTCAAAGCACATCTCAAACATCCACAGCAACCCCTTCGATTACCCAAACAAATACTCAAAGCGCAAGCCCAAGTCTTACAGCGACCCCAACACACACAAATACTCTCACAGCCACAGCAACTCCTTCAATTACCCAAACGAATACTCAAAGTTCGACAGTGGGAGCTACAATAACTCCAACGCAGACTAATACTTTAACACCTACTGTTACCCCTTCTTTTACTCAAAGTATATCTCAAACACCCACAGCAACCCCTTCGATTACCCAAACAAATACTCAAAGCTCAAGCCCAAGTCTTACAGCGACCCCAACACACACAAATACTTTAACACCTACTGTTACCCCTTCGATTACTCAAACAAATACTCAAACCCCAACTATTACTCCATCTGCAACAAGGCTAACTTTTTTCTCAAATCCAGATCAAGATATAGAATTTTCTATCGATAACATTTCTCAGGATCCAAGCTTTAATGATCCTTCTTACAGAGAAACCATTCAGGCTGCAGTTGATAAATGGGATAGAGTTCTTGTAAGTAAACCATTTTCAAACTGGAAACTAGAGGTTGGCGTTGAATATGACACTATGGCACCTAATATTTTAGGTGGCGCATCTATATCTCATTTTATGGGATCTCTAAATTTTGGATCATTTTTCCCAATCAGTGGTAGGTTAATATTAAACACAGTACACCTTGAAAGCAAGAGAGATAATGTAGGGGATGCTGGTTTTAGTGAATTATACTATGTATCTCTACACGAAGTTGGACATTTACTTGGGATAGGTAGATTTACGTTAAGCGAAAATAGCACTATTGCTGGAGAACCTGTAGTTAAATATGTCGAAGATGGGGTAGATAAATTTTATTATACTGGACAACATGCTTTTCAAGCATATAAAGATTATTTAGAGCCATTAGGCCACAATGTCGCAGAGTTATCTGGAATACCTACAGAAGATGACGGGGGACAAGGCACGGCACATTCTCACCCAGAAGAAGGATTCTTGAATGGAATATCTGTTAACGATAGATTAATTGGTGGAGTATTTCATCCAGGTCTGGAGCATGAGCTTATGGCTGGATGGTCTGAAAATGGAAACTACAACCCATTAAGTAAGATCAGTATAGGCTTCCTAGAAGACATGGGTTATGAAGTTAATTATGATGAGGCTGAACCTTATAACCCTGAGGATTCTAATTTTGGATTAGTTTCTCACATAATATCTCCAGCAAATCAAGGGGAAACTTTCCTAACTGTATCTACTGAAAGTCAAGCTAAATTTAACATCAACCAAGAAGTAATAATAGACGAAGGTTTACCTGTAGAAGAAGTCAATGTTATTAGCTCATTAGATAATCCAGGAATAATTGATCTAAAAAATTCCTTGCAACATAACCATGATGCTAATGCAACAATAAAAGCTATTAGTGTTATAGTGTCAATTACCTCAACCCCGACACAAACTCAAACTCAAACTAAAACCGTAACACCATCAGTCACCCAAACCCCAACGAATTCAACTTCTACAACACCTACAGAAACACCTTCTCCTACCCCAACAAAATCAATAACTCCAAGCTCAACTCATACCCAAACAGCTACCCCTTCATTAACCATGTCAATGACCCTTACCCCCTCTATCACATGCACTCCAACAAAAACCCCACAAATTACCCCCAGCACGTCGATGAGCTTAACTCCATCACCTACAGAACCCGTTGTAAGTACTAACTGCGACAGCTTGCCAGCAATCTTTCCTATAGAATTATGTTAACCAAAAACATTAAAAAAAGTGTAATAAACTAAAATGCCGACAAAAAGACCAGATCAATTGCCAGATGGAGACGATTTTAATCTAGATGATATCGTAATTATCGAAAAAAATCCAGATTCAAATGCAAGAAAACTACTAAAAAGCACGATCAGAGACTTTATGTCTTCGGCGAATCAATTTGATCCAGAGAATGTAGGGTCTACTGCTATTGTAGGTTTTCAGTCTAAATTTGAATGGATGGTCGAGCAAATGCAAAAAATTGCGGAAAATCCAGCAGCAGTAATTACTCCATATGAAGAATTTCAAAGCTCTACGAAAGAGCAAGAATCTGAATTCGTGACCCCTACTCCCAGCAAGACTCCACCATTAACCCCTACGCCAAGTTTAACTCCAAATATTCCGCTATCTCAAACCCCAACCCCTTCAGCTAGTAGACCTTCCCCCATAGTTGAATTAACTATTGATGGGCCGTCGACAACAAGAGTTTCAATACCAAATGATCTACTACCTTCGAATAGAGGATATTCAAATTGGGAAATAAAACCTGGGCAATTTACATCTAACTTAGCTCCAAATTTCCAAGGAATATTTCCAGATAATTTTCAGTCAAGCGGCTTAGGTGAAGCTCTGTTCACTCTAGAAAGATTAAATGATGAAAATGCCTTGCTTGTCGATACGGCTATCATAAGTAATCAAACAGTTTTTGGTCAGATAGTGGCTGCAGAAACCAGTCAAGGCGGACTAATACAAGGAAGTTCATTAACTATAACTTTAAAATATTCATAATATGCCAGACGAAATCAAAGGAACCGATGCAGTGTCTGCTTCACCCGATGCAGATTCTTTGTTCTATTTATTAAAAATCACTGAAAGGGGAGAGATAGGAAATCGAGATCCAGATGGCTCAGTTAAAGAATTTTTTGATATAGACGACATTGGGGTTATACAGTCTACCGCTTTACTTCAAGATTTTAATGCTGATGAGTTTATTGAAATACCTGGACAAGTTAACGATAAATGGGTTAATGGTGACGGTTCTTGGGGAGGTTTAAACGGCCTCTCTTTATTAGTTCCAGAGTCTCCACTGGGAGGAGGCATTATGATGCCAAAATTGGAGGCTACATGGACTGCTGGAGCAACAGATGCAGATACAGAATTAAATGCAGCCTTAGCAATTAAAACAGCATATGAAGGTTTAAATGTAGAGTCTTCAACTTTTCCAACCGTAGGATTTGTAGCGGCTGATCTATTTACTTATACAGATGGAAATACCGCTTTCGGTTTAACTCCAGGTGTTATGTGGGCAACATACGGATCCCAAATAAAAAATCTATTAAAAAGCTCCATTCCCGATTTGACTTCAGCATCAAAAGCAAGCCACATTATTACAGTGTTAGATCAAATTATAGGAGGAAAAAGTTTTACTTTTCAACCTGGTTCTAATTTTAAATTTGTAGATACTTCTTCCTCTAATGTAATTGAAGCTCTAAATAATTTCTATGGACCCAACACATCTATACAGAAAGACCTAGTAAATGATCCCACTTCATTAAAAGACTTTTCTACGGTTAAAGGCTTTGTTCAGACACAAATAGATCGAACCACCAATTTCTTTGGGAATGTTTTTAACAGTCCAACTTTTTGGAATGAATATAAAGCATTAACTAATACTACGAATTTAACTACTGGTGTTGCTCAAAATTTTCTATTAATACAGCAAATAACAGGACAATTATCTACAGGTCTTAGTTTTACTGGCTTAAGTGATACACCGACGAATTACGATGATGGTAAAATTCTACAATCAACAACTACAGGCTTAAAGTGGGTTGATATGCCCGCTGGGGGTGGAGTAGACTCTGTCGACGATATAACTGATTTGCCAGATAATCCCGCTGACGGTCAATTGGTTACCGTTGGGTGTGATTTACATATTGGTTGTAACGGAGAATGGGTTAAAGTTGGAGCAGGTGCGGTTGCTCCGCCCTCAGAAGCACCTGCTTGCGTTTCAAATCTCGAGGAATTCAATCAATACACAGAATATAAAGATCAATTTTTAGCGGACAACACCAGTACTTCATTTAGCGCTGGATTAAATAATCAAACAAATATTCACGATTTTGTGCATGATGTATGTTTGTTTGCCGACTCAAACTTAAATCAAGAGCGAAATACTGTTGTAATAGATGAGACCACATTCAAATGGGGTATGTTCGCTGGAGATCAAAACATAAATATAAGAGCTCAAGGGTTTAGCAGTTCGAATATCGGATCTTGCACTTTTAAAGAATGGAGGTCTGATTTACCGAACTTCCCAAAAACAAATGCTCAGGAAACTGTATTTATTGACAGAGACTCTTCTATTACTGGGTATTTTGAATGTACATTTGCTCCCGATCAACCAAACTGTAATCAAGTAGCCTTACATCTTCAGCCAGCTGCTGGAGAAACTATCGCTGATAAGAGCGACAATCAACACACAGTAACAACTGTTGGCGATACAGTTGTGGATACCACAGCTATACTATTTGGCCGTGGCACAATGAATTTTGATGGAGCGGGTGATTATTTGCAGATCAATCAAACTAACTTATTAAATCTGGGCGGCAATTTCACCATGGAATGCTGGTTTAAGCTGAATGCTGAACAATGGACAAATAAAGGCGAAATGTTGATTGCATCTTGGCCAGATATTAGTACTGATATTGGTAGCGAAAAATGGCAAGTAGTCAGAATAAATTCTCAGAATAATACTCTTGCTGATCGTCAAAAAATCAAATTTCAATCTTTCTCAAATACAGGATCGATCAATATATCAAGTAATGACCTCATGCAACTAAACGCATGGCATCATGTGGCAATTGTGGCTAGTGGTGATGTGATAAGCATGTACATCAACGGAAAACTTCAAAATTCTGCAACTGGTTGGAGCGATGTGACATACACACAGCTGCATCCTATGCACATAGGCACAAGAGCCATGCCGCGAACCGACATAAATCAACCATACCATGCAAACATGCATGCTCAAGATTTCCGCATCAGCAAAAAAGCGGTATATACAGGCAACTTCACCCCGCCAACAAGTTTACTAGGTAACCCATGTGATTTTCCAGGAGATCAACCAACTTGCAGCGAAGTTGATTTTCATCTACAAGCATCTTCTGGAGGAACAGTTGAAGATAAAAGCGATAATAACTTATCAATCACTAACTCAAACAACGTAAACAATCAATCATTTATTGATAATTCTGAAACCTTGTTCGGCGAAAGTACTTTCTTTTTCGATAATAATAAGTTGCTCGAGTTTACTCCACCTAATTTTGGATCAGATGATTTTACAATTGAACTATGGATAAAATATGATACAGCTGTCACAGCATCAACAAAAAATATCATAACAAAAAGGGGACTTAGCGCTAATTCAGGGACAGAATATTCAATCTCTCTTAATCAGGACAGAATTATGTTTGTAAATAGCTTAGGAGTTTATTTTACTAGTACAGGAATAGCAAGCGTGGTCAATAATTGGACTCATATTGCAGCGGTCAGAATTGGTAACTCTTTTCATCTGTATGTAAATGGTCAGCGAGAAGTTGATGATACTATGAATGGATCGGTGGTCTCTTCAGTTCGACAGGCAGAAATTGGAGATCAGACTGCCTCTGGATGGACAAGTAATCCAAAGCACATTCAAGATTTCCGCATCAGCAAAAAGGCAGTATACACAAGTAATTTCGTCCCAGCAGCCGCTTTATTAGATAACCCATGCTGAACAAGTGTAAAACATAATTATGTCAGACTCAACTAAATCAATGCTTTCAGGAATTTACGAAATGGGTAAATCCGTTCGTGAATATATAGATCAAAATGGCGGGGGTACTGGTGGAGGCGGCGGCGGAGCCATAAGCGCTATCAATCAAATTCAAGAAAACATCGATAATATACCACTTATTGGTAGTGGAGTACAAATACCTGATGCAATTTTAGTAAAAGATACAAACGCTACAACCACCAACGGAAACGACGATTTAATACAGCTAGATTTTGGGGGGTGGGTAAACAGTTACGATTCCAACGGAGATGTAACTAGTCAAAAGTTTAGTTATGAAACAAATAACTACGTAAGCAAAAGGTGGTATATAAGATTTGACTCTACAGATGGATCTTACAACTCAAATTCAAATGATCAACATGTCAAAAAAGAATTCAATTCAATACAAGAATACATATCCAATGACCGAGCATTATATTTTGGTGGAGGTGGCGGAGGCGGAGGAGGGTCTACTGCTGGTGGTGGTTCTTCTTCAAGTTCTTTGCGAGTTATTCAAGATAAATCTAATTTTTACACGGATTTACCTGATGCAATTGTATGGCCGCATTCTCCAATAAGCACAGAAGCAGCTGACAGATCAGAAGCAATATTGCATTTAAAATTTGTACATGAACCGCATTCAACAAATGGTGTTGACAATGATATATTTTATGAATGTAGAGATATAAATCAAGGAGGTGTATTTTTAGGATTTGCATTCAACAACAACTCAAATGGTGATTACTCACAATTGTACAGTAGCCATACAAACTTTCAAGATGTACCAAGCGCCACAAATTCATTAAAATGGTTTATTGAAAATAATCGTGCGATTTATTATGCTGGCGGAGGAAGCTCTAGCAGTACTGATATCGTATTTGAATCTGATATAACCTCGATGGTAACAGTTGTAAATTCTCATACAAATGTACCGTATGTTCCAACAACTGACACTTATTCTGCATGGGATTCAAGTGATAATGTCTGGGTTGCGCCAAGAGACATGACGGTAATAGTAAACTGCACTAATAAATCCCCAAACGCTCACCAACATCTTTTCGGTTTTATTTTCTTAAACAGTGTTGCTACTAGTAATATAAAAGCTGAACAAGGATCAATAAAAAACTCAACCAATAATAATCATAGTAGTGTAAATTTATCAGCAGTTATTGAGCTCAAAGCTGGTGATAAAGTTTTTAACACCGTAATGGTTCAGGGAGCAAACGCTTCAGCCAACCTAAGTCAGCAAATAATGACCATCACAGAACTGGGTGGAGGTTCAAGTAATGGCGGTGGAGGCGGTGGAGGCGGAGGATCCTCTACTTTTGAAGACTTAACTGACACCCCAAGCTCTTTTATTGGCGAAAGTGGAAAATTTGTAAAAGTTAACGATACAGAAGATGCTCTCGAGTTTACAACTTTCAATGTTAATGATGCCCTAGGTCTTCAAGAAGTTGACGGCGAAGATAATTGTTCTGAATTTCATTTACAAAGCGATAAAACAACAAACAGCTCTGCATTCGAAGATTCCTCTGTTAATAATTATTCAATACTTGGATCAAATGTAACACATAGCACCAGTAACCCTAAGGCTGGTTTTGGTTCTAGCTCTATACAATTTAACGGTAACGGACAGCTGCTAGTTGCCGATGGTTCTGCGTTCAAGTTTTTCCATACAAAAATAATAAAAAACTATACTATACAATTATGGATATTCAAAGATGCCCTTAATACCAGAGAGCCTTTATTATTAACTGCGGCAAACAACAATGAACATGGCATTAGATTAATTGTAGATTCAGACAACAAAGTAAAGTTTGATGTCATGAAGGGTCTAAGCAATGCAACAGGACTTTCGCTAGCTAGCTCCTCAACCGTATCAGCTCAAACATGGCACCATGTTGCAATTGTTAATGAAAACAACACGATGTCTTTGTATCTTGACGGAAATCAAGAGCAGAGTCTTGCTTGGACATCTGACGCATCAACTATTACTCCTAACTTTGGCCTCAGTATTGGAGCTGGGCCAATGGGGGCTGGGCAGGCAATGGTATTTTTCAATGGTAACATGCAGGATATAAGGGTTGATAAAATAGCTTTTAGATCAGACTTATTGCCGCCGACATCTTTACTTAATGCAACATGCGACCCAAGTGCTGGAAAAAGTAACATTGATTTTAAAATGCTGCGAGATACTCCCGTCAACTACTCTAATGCTGGCGGTAAATATGTCAAAGTTAAAGATGGAGAAGACGGAGTTGAGTTCGTTGAAATTTCAGTAGGTTCATCCACGACAAACGAATTTAGTACAGCTTATGTTACCCAAGATCAAACATCTGATGGATTTATAACCGACTTAGAGTTTGGCAATTTAGTTGTTGGTAGAACTTACAGAATTTCATCTACAATATGTTTTGAATCTAACGATGCATCAGCTCTAAGTAGAGCAGATTTTTATAATGGAACTCAACGAATAGTTTCTTTATATAATAAAGGTTTAACATCTACCGTTAGTAACTCTATGCTTTTTGTGGCATCCGATAGCTCTATATTGGTTTCTGGAAACGGTTTAACATCAAACAATTTTATTCACGGTTTGCCTGAATTAAGTTTTGTGCAGCTTGAACTACCGCCTTCCGTGGTAGTTGAAATAGAAGATATTCCAGTCGCCCCAGTTGCTCCTCCAGGTGGGGGGATATTTAGTGTCAACGATGTCAAGATGCATGCTGGCATTATAGACTACCAAGATTCCTCAAACACATTCTCTAATATTGACTCGAATGCATTTGGTGGCAATATTATAGACGTTAGCGACATACGATTGATATCGAAAATAGATAATACTGGCGATCAAAAGACTTTTGAAGATTTAGATTCCAGGTTGACATCTATCGATAAACTTGATCTGGCTGATATCAGAGTAATTACTCAAATTGATTACACGGGACACTCAAGAACCTTTGAAGATTTCGACTCCAGTTTAACCTCTTTTGGTGTACTTAGTTTTGCAGACATGATCATAAACACAAAAATATACTCCACGGGAACGGATTCAGCTATGGCTACAGATCCGTACACTTCGCACGATCACTCTTTTTCCTGGACAGGAATCAACTAATATTTAATATGGCAACAACATTTAATAGAGCAACTAATGATGATTTTGAGGGAATGATAGGCTTGGGCCGTAACCTTGAAACAACATCAACAACAAACGACACCGTAAAAATTATGTCCAGAATGGGACCTCTGGGGGAAGACCACGCTGCAGTTCAAAATTATGATCGATTAAATATGGATTTAACCAAGATGTATGCCACCAGAAATGCAACCCATCTAGATGCTGGTGGAGATTCGCAGCAATTATATTTAGCTTGGGACGAGAGATATACATTAAATACAAATTCAGATAGAGGACCTTTTGATAGATATGCTTGGGCTGGACAATTCCAGAAAAAAGCAGCAAGTGACGGAGGTACTGTATTTACTCATTCAACTATTGACGGCACACCTACAGATGGTATGATGTTGATACCCAGTCCTTATGCAAATTTTACGCCTGGTAGCCACCGATACTGGGGCGATGCTAACTTTGAGTCTATTAGATTAAAAATCAAAAGCAATAAAACTGGCGGCATACCAGCAAACAAGTTTGTTCCTCTGTTTGGATATACTTACTCATGCGCTGGGCAACCACAAACAATAACAAACAGTTCTGGTACGGCATACAGAAGTAATACGGTATTTAGATATAAAACTAATGGAGCCGATTATGATGGAACTGATACTACTCAAAATACTTACAGATTAGACGGGGCAATACCAAATGCTATTTCAGCTTCAACTAATAATTTAGATGAATGGTCTAATGTGATGAGTAATGCTTATCAAAATTGGTTTGATTATAGCAGAAATACGACTGTTTGGTTTTTATATGCTCACGACGGAAACGGAAAAGGTATGATTGTTATGACTGCTGGCGAAGCAGCTACCAGCGAGCACTTTGAATCATCTCGATTAAATGGATACAATCGATACAGACCACACAATGGATATTTTGGAAGCAAAGATGGATATTTAAACTTTAAACAACCGCACTACCTAGAAGATTGGTTAAATGGATCAAACCCACAGACACTCGAAGACTTATGGAATTTTTGGGGTGTGGGCGGAGCAGGCCGAGAGGGTTTTAGTGATGATGATCTCAGAAAAGGTTCGTCAATTCGTCATATGTATCGACACTGGAGGGACATGAACGATAGTGCTATCGGTGGCTATGCTAACAGTGTTCTAGACGGAAACGGCACAATAAGCTCTCACGGTTATGCGGCTGGAAGTTATCATACACACGTTCGAACTGCAAATCAATGGGCTACTGGTAATGTCGATAACACCAGTCTTCCTAACAGTCAGTATTTCGGAGCATTCAATTATACTCCTTTTCAGATCGTAGCATTTGGCGATGCAGGAAGCAATGCGGCGTTAGAAAATTCAGAAGAAATTTTAATCAATGCAAATACTATTGGTGTTGAGGGTAAAAATTATCATAGATATCTTGGTATACAAAGCTATAATAATCAAGCTAGCGGAACTAGTGATAGGCACGGACCAGCCAGACAAATACTATATACTGGAAAAATATTAAACTTTAATTTCAGAGATGTACCTGGTCAAATGTGGAATGACTACTATAGATTTCGCGCAAATTATAGCAGTTATGTTTATCGGCCCATCCAATACACAAGCAAAGGGCCTTACGCATTAGCTTTGCGTCCGACATTCGAGGATGAAATGCAAGTAGAGAAAATATCATACGCAAATTATACCAACGATGACATTCCAGAAGTTATCGGTGGAGACAGTCTAATGAAAGATACTTATAGATCGTCTTCGAGCACTCAATTCTTTTTCGGCGGAGAAGGCTACTCTTACGATCCATTAGCAAATGCTAAAGCAAACCCAAGCACAGAAGTTCAAGACCCTGCAAATGCATGGGATAACGAGGCAAACATTATTGATCAAGATCTTAACAGCAGAGCTCAAATCAATGCAGAAGGACATGCTAATGCTTTATATGTAAAACTTAGCGGAACTAATGCTACTCTCGCTAACCCAGAAGGCAGTTTCGATGTAACTTCAATGGGAATTACGGTCAGAGGCATTACATTATCTGCTATAGACTATCATAAACTAAGATTTGCTATTGTTGATAGTACAGACATCAATAGTCAAACTACTTTCTTTGAAACCGTAACTAGCACCCAAGTTGAACAGCAAGATAGGCTTGACATTGGTGATATACCTATTGGTAATACTACAATTAGTCCAGTCGGTGACGGAGCTTATCACATTCAATTTCAGACTACACTCTCGAGCAATCATTCATATGCAGACATTAAAAATGCATTTTTGAAAATTTGGGCAGAAAAAATCTAATCACATTTTAATTATAGTGTATTATACTGTATGGATTGGTCAGTTATACTATCATCGTGTATAGTTGCCGCAACAACTATAATTAGTCTATTCTTAAAAGATTTCTTGCAGAAGAAAAAAAACCAAGCAAGTTTATCTGTCGAAAAATGTACAATACAAAACACTAATGTTGAAAAAGCTATAAGGTATACTTTAGATGTCTTAAATGCAGACAGAGTTTCTGTATATGAGTTTCATAATGGAGAGTCATTCTATAGTGGAAGTCACCAGCAGAAATTTAGTTGCACTTATGAATATTTTAAAGCTGGAGTTAGCTCAGAAGCTTTAGGTCAACAAGGTTTACGAGTTAGTACATTTAATCAATTCGTTTCGCAAATAATTAACGAAAAAATATTTAAATATTCTAACACTCAGAATTTAGATGATTCTCTACTTAAAAACTGGTTTGAGGATAAAGGAGTAAAGTCTATTGTCGCTATTCCTATTATCACATTAAATAAAAATATAATCGGAATGATATCAGTTGAATCTACCACAAGTAATAAAACATTAACAGAGAAAGAAATTAAATTTTTAATTGAACAATCTAAAATAATATGTGGGTATTTAATTTAAAATAGAATTTGTGTATATAATTATTTATAATTAATTATGTTATCAACATATTGTCAAGAATGCGGTAGTAAAAACGAATACAGATTTTCTAAGCCTAAGTTTTGCTCTAACTGTGGACATCCACTATCTGGAGAAGAGAGCGTAAAATCGAAGCAAAAGGTCCCACCTAGAAAGACTCAGGCACGGAGAATAGAATCTGATTTAGATGAAGAAGGTACAGAGATTTATGAAGTGCCAGATTTATCAAGATTAGAATACGAAATTGAATCTTCTACAGACAGTTCTTTTAGTCTAGGTTCTCTATTTAAAAACATTGATCTTGGCAGTGTTGAAGATAGCCCTCCAAAGAGGCGAGGCAGACCTAGAAAAAATGCCAAAAAATAAAAAGATAACTTATGAGGAAAAAATTGATGTAATTAATTCCGAAATAAAAAAACGCAAAAACAAATGGTTTCTAGACTCTATTCCATGGATATCTTTCGAGGATGTAGAGCAAATAATTAGAGTACATATTTATCAAAAATGGGATCAGTGGGATCAAAAAAGAGAGCTCAAGCCTTGGATAAATAAAATTATAACTAATCAATTTAAGAATATATTAAGAAATTATTATTTAAACTTTGCCAAGCCTTGTTCGAGTTGCCCTTTTGACACTTCTGTATCTGGCGAAAACTTCTGCTCTTTTACTAGATCTGGAATGCAGGATTCCACTTGCCCCTTATATAAAAAGTGGACAAAAAGCAAAAAAAGTGCTCACGATGTAAAAATTCCGTTAAGGCTGGACGCTCAAGAGTATGAATCTAATGCATTTAAAGGAGAATCATTTCAAGTCGATAAAGCTGTTGAACGAATAGATAATTACCTCAGAGAACAATTGTCAAGTAAGCATTATGAAATATACAATATGCTTTTTATTGAAAATATGAGTGAAGACGAAGTTGCTAAGAAGCTGGGTTATAAAACCACCGAAAAAGGGAGAAGCGCAGGGTATAAACAGATAAAAAATATGCGCAAATTCTTCAAGGAAAAAGTTTTAAAAATAATTAAAGATAAAGACATCATAACATGAGGCTTACAGAAGAGAATAAAAAGTTTATTGACGAGCATTTTCATAAGATACCTGATCTCATTGAATTAACTAGAGCTACATTCAAGGATGGGACGATAGATGGTCGATCCAAGCAAGGCAGGGCGGTAAGAGCTTATTTAGCCTCACAGGATATGAAATATAAGACTACCAAAAAAAAGGAAGTTACACCTATAGTATTAAAAGAAGAGCAGAAACAGTTTATAGAGCAATATTCTCAAGACGGCATGTCTAGCTTTCAAATTGCGCAATTACTGTTTCCTGATAGCGAAGTCAAAAATTTAGATCGACATCAAAGGGCTGTTAATCAATATTTAGATGTCTTTAAGCAAAGAAAAAAAGAAGAAAAGCGGCAGGAGAAACCAAGTTACCAATCGCCAAAAACATTTGATGATTGCCTGTATTTAGTTAACTTATATACAAACAACGAATTTGAAGCTAAACAGCTTAAAACCTTAGAGAGAAAATCAATAGAATCTTTATTGAAGTTTTTAAAGTCTCCTAGGTTTACTCAAATCATTAACAACTACCAAAAGAAAGAGGATCAACATTTATTTGAAGCAGAGTTTATACGCGCAACATGGGATAAGCCAGACTTAAGTGCTGACGAGGTTAATTTATATGTTAATGTATGTGTAGATTATATTAATTTAAAAAATATATCTTCTCACATGGAGAAATTAAACCGCATGTTTGATGATGCTGACGAGCAACAGGAGTTAACAGTCAGATTGTCGGAGCTATTAAAGACTAAAAGTGAGGAGTACAATCAGTGCGAAAAAAGACAAGAGTCATTAATTCAAAGGCTTGCTGGGGACAGAGCGAAACGTATTTCGCAAAGGCAAGACAAAAATGCTTCAATCTTATCCTTGGTTGAAAGCTTTCAAAACGAAGAAGAGAGAAAGCTTATGGTAAAGATGGCAGATATGCAAAAGAAAGCCATCAAGGAAGAGGCAGACCATCTTGAGTCAATGAATGAATGGAAGTCTCGAATATTAGGTATATCTAAGGGTGATGTCATTTAAATGTAAAGTATGCGGAGAAGAATATGAAACTGAAAAGGGTTTGCATATTCATCTAAAGAAACATAAGATTGATTTAGCTACATATTATACAACTTACTACCCAAGGAACAATTTACTAACTGGAGAGCCTCTGCCATTCAAGAATAAAGAAGATTATTTTAATCACGACTTTACAACTCGTAAACAAATGTTAAAATGGTGTCAGAACGAGTCTAAAGATAAAGTTGGAGAATATATAATTAAAAAACTAAAAGACAGGATTGAGAATAAAAATCTTAAATATGCACCCAATCATCTGGAGCTTAAAATATCTCAATTACCCGACATAGATACATATAAAAATGTCTTTGGGTCTTATTCAAAAGCTTGTAGTAAAGCGGGAGTAAAACCTTTATTCTCGAAACCTATAATCCCTAGATTCTTTAATGATGATGCAGAGTTCGAAGATCTAGAAATTATGATTGACACTAGAGAGCAGAAGCCCCTAATATTTAATTCGTCACAAGATTTAAAATTAGACTTTGGCGATTATACTGTCGCTGGAGAAGATTATAATTATACATATGTAGACAGGAAGGCTGAGCAAGACTTTAAGGGTACATTGTCTGGAGGATTTGAAAGGTTTAAGCGTGAACTAGATAGAGTAAAACAATTTGAGTCTTATTTATTTATTGTTGTAGAGAGTGATTTAAATAAAATTTATAAAAATAATATGTTTGGACCTCATAAATCAAATTTAAAATTTATATATCATAATATGAGAGTATTAACTCATGAATATAAGGGTTATTGTCAATTTGTGTTCACTGGCAATAGAGCTAATTCACAATCCATAATACCTAAAATATTAACATTAGGAAAAAGTTTATGGAATGTTGACTTACAATACTATATAGATAGAGGAGAAATTTAACATGGCTTGGAATCAAGGTAATCAAAACAGAAGAAAAAAGGAAGATATTAATAGGGAGATTTTTAATATAGAAGGCTTACTTGAAGAAGATGAAGCTAAAGAAAATTTATATAAATTCTTAAAAGATAATATTACATTCACAACTAATCTTGTTGCTGGGGTAGATTTATTCCCTTTTCAGCATATGGCAATTAAGGCGATGTTTGAGACTGACTACTTTATGGGTGTGTGGTCTCGTGGTATGTCTAAATCTTTCACGACAGGCATATATGCTTTTCTTGATGCGATATTAAATCAGGGTGTTGAAATTGGTATATTAGCTGCATCATTTAGGCAGTCTAAGCAGATTTTCAAAAAAATAGAAGATATCGCCAGCAAGCCTGAAGCTAAAATGCTGGCCGATTGCATTACTAAGAAATCAAAAAGTAATGACGAGTGGCTAATGGAGATAGGCAGGAGTAGAATCAGAGCTCTACCTCTTGGTGACGGATCTAAGCTTCGTGGTTTTAGGTTTCATCGAATTATTATTGATGAGTTTTTATTGATGCCAGAAAGAATTTACAATGAGGTTATTGTTCCCTTCCTTTCCGTTGTTGAAAATCCAACTCAGAGAGAAGATTTGTACAATCTAGAAACAAAATTAATAGATCAAGGCAAAATGAAAGAAGATGAAAGGTATGTTTGGCCAAACAATAAATTAATAATGCTATCTTCTGCTAGTTATAAATTTGAATATATGTATAAGCTGTATAGTCAATTTGAAGATTTAATAGAAAATCAAACAGATAAAGCTACTAGATGTATAATGCAGTTTTCTTATGATTGTGCTCCCAAGCAATTATACGATCAAAATCTCATTACTCAAGCTAAAGCTACAATGAGTCAATCCCAGTTTGAGCGCGAGTTTGGAGCTTTATTTACAGATGATAGCTCTGGATACTTTAAGACTTCTAGGATGGCAGCTTGCACTGTTAGGGATGGGGAAGAGCCTCATGTAGAAATTAAGGGTAATCCAGAGGATGAATACATACTGGCCTTTGACCCTTCTTGGTCTGAAAGTGAAAGTAGTGATGACTTTGCAATGCATATATTAAAGTACCATAAGGACAGGGGTACTTCAACCTTAGTTCATTCCTATGCCATGTCTGGAACTCCTTTGAGGGATCACATCTTCTACTTTCATTATTTAATTAAGAATTTTAATATTATAGCCATAGTAGGAGATTACAATGGAGGGGTACAATTTATTAATGCCGTAAATGAATCGCAATTATTTAAATCTCAAAATATTAAAATTAAGAGTATCGATGGAGAATTTGATAAAATGGATACATATAAAGATGAGTTAAGGGCAGCTAAAATTCAATACGATAAAAAAAATTATAAGTATTTAATATTGCGCAAGCCTACATCAGACTGGATACGGAGAGCTAACGAGTTACTGCAAGCCAACTTTGATCATAAAAAAATTTGGTTTGGAGCTAGAGCCGTAGATGACGCATACCACAAGCAGAGAGCTAAAAAAATACCCATAGATAAGCTTAAATTTTTAAGACTTTCTGATGATGAGCAAAAGCAAGCTGGCGCAGCAAAAATGATCGACTTCATAGAGCACCAGTACGATATGATAAATATGACTAAAAATCAATGTGCTTTAATTCAAATTACAACCTCACCGCAAGGAACTCAAACTTTTGGTCTACCTACGGAGTTAAGAAGGCAGACTGGTCCAGATAAGGCGAGGAAAGATTCCTATTCAGCTTTAGTGCTTGGAACCTGGATGGTGAAAGTATTACATGACATGCAGAACATTAAGGCCGATAATGTAGCAAGCACATTTCAGCCAATGTTTATAAGTTAACTTTTAACTTTTATAGACTTTTACTTTAACTTTGTGTATAATAGCTTGTGAGTAATAAAAGAAAATACAATAAAAAATCGGAATACTGGAATAAATTCAAGCAAGTACAGGGTGCACAATCAAAAGAGATGCCGAGCCTTCTCGATACATTACCTGAAACAGCTGGCGAAAGTTTTTATACCCAAGAAGCGATAGCTAATTCAGCTACTGTTTCAACAAATAGAAGAGTTGGTTATGATGGAACTACCACAAGCAGGAGAAACATAATCTCAAAAAAACCAAAGTCCGACAAGTATACTAATATAAGAAACGGATTACTTCCTTATGATTATTCTGCTGACGGAGTGAATGTCAGGGATGCAATTGAGTTGTGTCAAAAAGCTTATGCTAATATTTCAATTTTCAGAAATGCAATAGACATTATGGCTGAATTTTCAAATTCACCAATCTATTTAGAGGGAGATAATGAAAAGTCAAAAAAGTTTATTGATGGCTGGCTTAAGAAAATTAATATATGGAAAATAAAAGATCAGTATTTTCGCGAGTATTATAGGTCTGGAAATATATTTCTGTATAGAGTAGATGGTAAATTTAGCTCGGAAGATTTGCTGAAATTAAACTATGTATACGCATCACAAACCCTTAAGTCTGGGCAGCTGCCAGTTAAATATATGCTTCTTAATCCCTATGATATTGTCATAGAGAAAGCTACGTCGTTCCAGGATGGCATATATAAAAAAGTATTATCAGATTATGAGTTAGAGAAATTAAGAGACCCTAAGACTGAAGAAGATAAAAAAGTGTTTGAGTCACTGACCCCTGAGATGAAGAAAAAAGTTAAAGAGGGATCTTTTAATAGAGAGGGTATTAAGGTTGAGCTTGATTCACAAAAACTAATCTACTCATTTTACAAAAAACAGGACTATGAGCCATTTGCGGTGCCCTTTGGATTTCCCGTATTAGATGACTTAAACTGGAAAATAGAACTAAAAAAGATTGATCAAGCTATTTGTCGAACTGTTGAAAATGTTATTCTATTGATTACAATGGGGGCTGAGCCTGATAAGGGTGGAGTAAATCCAAACAATCTTAAGGCTATGCAAGAGCTATTTAAGAACGAAAGTGTAGGTCGAGCTTTAATTGCAGACTATACTACTAAAGCTCAGTTTGTTATACCAGATTTAAATAAAGTTTTAGGTGCAGAGAAGTATAAGATTGTCAACGAAGATATTAAAGAAGGATTGCAGAATATTATTGTTGGTAGCGAAAAGTTTTCCAACACCCAAGTCAAAGCAGAGATTTTCTTGGAGAGATTAAAAGAGTCCAGGAATGCATTCTTAAATGACTTTCTTCAACCCCAAATTAAAGAAGTTTGCAGAAACATGGGGTTAAAAAGTTATCCAACCGCAAAATTTGAAGAAATCGATATTAAAGACGAAGTGCAATTCCATAGAGTTATCACAAGACTGCTAGAAATTGGAATACTTACTCCAGAGCAAGGTATTAAATCCATGCAAACTGGACTGTACCCAAATCCAAAAGATTTAAGCGTATCTCAGGAAGGCTATGTAGAGGAGAGAGAAAAAGGCTATTACAATCCGCTGGTTGGTGGGATACCAATGATTGAAAGCGTACAGTCAGAGAAAGATAGAGAGCTTCAGGAGGAACAGATAGAGCAACAGCAAGAGCAAATCACTAAAACGGACGAAACTGTAAACAAGACACAACAGAGTCCAGGTAGACCTGGTGGAACAAATCAAATACCATTACAAGCCGCTGAAGAATATGGCAGGGATAATGTTCAGGAAGTTATATATAAAATACAAGATTTAGAATCTTATGCTTTGGAAAATTTTAAAAAACATAAAAAACTTAAAAGCATAGACGATTCTCAAAAGCAACTTATTGGGCAGCTTTGCGAATCAATAGTTTGTTCGAAAGAAAAAAACCAATGGAAACGCACAATGTTATCTTGCATTAAGAATACAAACAAGATCGCAGAACTTTCAACAATTAATGATATTTTAGACATTAGTGCAAAGAATGAGTTGACACAATATCCTTCTGCTATATTATATCATAGCCAAAAACAGCAAAATTAGTGTATAAACATATTTATGAGCTCTAAATTTAAATATAAAACAAAATTTTCTAATACTATTTTAGCTTCTGGAGGAATTGACTCTCCTGAAATTGGTATCAGTAAAGCTTCACTTGATTCATTAAAAGAGATTATACCTGACGATGTTGATCTTGATAAAAATTTAGACCTTTTGGCTGTAGCATTTAATGGAGCTCTTGTTAATAAGTTTAATAAAAACGGAGATGGCATTAATTCTCAGTCAGCTGTAGAGATATTAAATCAATTTAAACATAAACCTACAAACATTGAGCATCAAAAACAAAAAGTCGTTGGTCATATTGTATCAGCTTCTTTTGCTAGTTTTCTTGACAATGAAATTATAACAGCTGAAGAGGCTGCCGAAATGGATCAACCATTTAATATCGCGCTCGCTTCGTTAATATATAAAACTGTAAATCCTCAATTTGCAAATCTTGTTGAACAGTCAGTCGATCCTGAAAGTGAATTTTATCATCAAGTTTCAGCTAGCTGGGAAATCGGATTTAATGATTTTGTATTGGCTGTCGGAAGCGATAATTTGAGTGAAGCAGAGATTATTGAGGATGAAAAAATAATTGATGAACTTAAAGGTAACTTAAAAAGTTTTGGGGGAGAGGGCAAAATGAAAGACGGCTCACCTATACACCGCTTAATTAAAGGGCAAATCCTTCCCCTGGGTATTGGTTTTACATCTAATCCAGCAGCAGATGTTAAAGGTTTGACTGTTAGTGCAAAACATGAAATAGAGGAAAAGCACGAAAAAACTAAAAAAAATATTTCACAAAACAACAATTCTAATGTAATTAACAAAAAAAGTACTATTATGGACAATAACGAAATTTTAAATAACTTAGTGTCAGCCCTCGAAGAGCAGACTTCCAGTAAGAAGTTTTCTGAAGAGGCTGTGGCAACTGTTTCTAAAATTATTAACGACGCTATTCTTGAGCGCAATGATTCTTTTGTGCAAGAGAAAGATAAGCTTGAGACTGAAAAAGCTGAACTGGCCAAGGCTGCAGAAGAAAATGCAGAAGAGGTTAAGCAGCTTCGCGAAGAACTCGAAACTGCAAAAGAGCGCGTTTCTGAATTAGAGCAAAGCCAAAAACAACAAGAGGCAGTCGCTCGTTTTGATTCGAGAATGTCTGTGGTAGAAGACATCTATGAGCTTGATGACGAAAGTCGTAAGGTTGTAGCTAGTGAACTTAAGAACCTTGATGAATCTGAAGAAGCTTTTGCAGCTTTCCAAGAAAAACTTCAAGTCGTACTTAAGCATCAGAACAAAGAATTTATCGCTCAACAGCAAGAAGAATTTAATTCAAAGCTTGCTGAGGCTGTAGAAAAAAGACTTGAAGAACTTAAGTCTGGCAAAGAAACTGAAGAAGAAGTAGTTGAAGAAGCTATTGATTCTGTAGAAGCAGAAGAAGAAGTTGTCGCTAATAACAATGCTGAATCTTCTGAAAAAGAGTTATCTTTAAAGGATAAGTTTCAGAAAGCTTTTTCTGAAGACAATTTAACAATTAACTACTAAAATAAAGGAATAATTAAAAATGGCTATTAGACTATTACCGTTTAGAGATTACGATGAACATGATGTCGTAAACTTATTCAAAAGTGCTGGAAATCTTAGTGACTTTATCGATCTGTCTGACTCTTCTAAAAGGTCAACAGCTCAAGGAGATGCTGGAGTATTCGTAACCGTATCCGCAGGAGATCTTACGGGTGACTGGGATCCAGTAGATGTAACATCGAATCCAGCAAGTTTGCTTGGAAAAACTGACTATCCACATGTTGGACGCAACACTTACCCTCAAGCAGCTCTTAGTGTTTCCCCAACTGCTGGAACTGCAACCGAAAGCTGCATTGGAATCACGCTTCGTCAAACCGTTACTCGCGACGAAAACGGCGAGAACTTGCTTTACAACCCAGTAAAGAAAGACGAACTTTTCGGAGTTCTTCCTGGCGAAGCAGTACCTGTTCTATCTAAAGGTTTAGTTACTCTTTCAGCTGATGCTCTTACAGGAGCTGGTACAGTTGGACAAGTATTGCAAACCGCTGCAGATGGTCAGGTTGAGCCTGTTGATCGTGGTAGTGCAACCAACCAAATTGTTGGTCAAATTCTTGCTGTCGGAGATCGTGATGACGAAGCTGGTTCTCAAGGTGGAACTAATGTTTTCGGAAAAGCTGGATTTCAAAAAGGAGCATATTACATTGTCAAAATCGACTGTGCATAATTTTTAATAAAGAAAGGTAAAATTTAAAAAATGAAAATTACATTAAAAAGAACAGAAGAACAAGTCGAGCTAGTAAAAGCCATGGCATCCAAAAATCGTGATGTCGCATACGAAGCTCAAGTTGCTCTAGCAGAATTTATTGGACCAGTTCTCGCAAAGGTTATTAATCAAGCTCCAACCTTGAGTAATCTTTTCTCAAACTTTCAATTTAGTGCGGATGAAAGCCCAAGCATTCCCATGGATCTTTACTATGACATTACTGACGAAGATTATGTCACAGTATGGAGTCAAGCAGTGCCTGGAGGTCTTCCTACAAACACTGTAACACCTATCGGTGGTGAAATGAAATTCACAACCTATCGCCTTGATAGTGCTGTTGATTTCGATAAGCGTTATGCTCAACGCTCCCGTATGGATGTTATCAGTAAATCTTTTACTCGCGTAGCGCAAGAAGTTTTACTTAAGCAAGAGCGCAACTCTGCAACTCTTATGCTTGGTGCTCTCGCAGAAGCTTCAACCAAAGGCAGGTCACACATCAATGTTGCTGCTAACGTTGGGCAATCTCGTCTAATCCTTGACGACTTTAACAAGCTTCTTACTCTTGGTAAACGTATCAACACTGCGTGGACAGGTGGAACACCTGAAGGCGGTATCGGTGGTCGTGGAGTAACTGACTTGATCGTTTCTCCTGAAGTTGTACAAGGCCTTCGTGAAATGGCTTATAACCCAATTAACACTCGTGGAAATAACACAGACATCACTGCTACTGATAGCATGCGTGAAGCTGTTTACTCTAACGGTGGTATTCCTGAATTCTATGGTATTAACATCATGGAGCTTCAAGAAATGGGTAAAGGTCAACGCTTCAATAAGCTTTTCGAAGCTCTTGACAGCGATGCTAACCGTGTTTCGACTGGTGTAGGATTTGCTGATGCTGATCACGAAATCGTTATTGGTCTTGACAAACGTGTTGAATCTATGCTTCGTGCAGTTGCTACCGATTCTGAAACAGGTTCCGAGTTCTCCTTGGTTGCTGACGATCAATACAGTGTTCGCCAGTCCAAGATCGGATACTATGGATCTGTTGAAGAAGGTCGTATGATTCTTGACAACCGAGCTCTTTTCGGTATCGTAGTGTAAGATATTGCAATCAATATTCTTTATCAAAAAATCCACCTTTTCGGTGGATTTTTTGTTTATTAAGCATATTATATGTGTATACAACTTTAAAATGTAAGGTTTATTATGGCAACAAGTAAAAAGAAAACAACTAAAAAAACTTCTACAAAGAAGCCAATGCAGTATGCAGATGGTAAAAAAGCAGATAATCGTAAAGATGTTGCAAAAACAGTAGAAGAATTAATGTCAGTTAGCAAGAGGGATCCATTTCAATTGGCTAGCGGAGAGAGCTTTGAGGATGCAGTTTCCACTATGGGACTCTCGCAGCTTCAGGAAATTGCAGTGCAAGCTGGAGTATTTCCTTCTGGAACAAAAACAACTCTAAAAAACAAATTAATTAAAGAGTACGAAAATAGGACTAATGGTAGGTACGGCGCAAGCACATCATCTAAGCCTATTGTTGATCCAAAATCAAAAAAAGCTGAAGAAATACTAAGAATTATTAACGAATAATGAATCAGCTCGGCGAGCTAGCATATCATATATGGGACATTGAGTTCGGGGATCATTCTTCATCTCTAGAAAGAGAAAGGAATGCTCTCCTGATCTCAGGTTACCTTGATGTTAATCTTGGGCAAATTAATACTTTATTGAATACAGATTTTCATTTAAATAAAATAAAGGACGAAGTTCAACCCGCATTGCAGTATGAAGAAAAAGCGATCTTCACACAGCTGTATCTTAAGGATTATATGCAAAAGCAAGCCAGGAATGTTCTCAGAAATGCGACAACCACTTCATCAACAACAACTACAACAGATGGGGTCACAGACTGGGTAGAGCTTAGAGAGGGTGACACCTCAATTAGAAGATCTATAGCAACATCTACATCTAAAAATACTTCAGCTAAAATATTCCAAGATTCATCTAGGGACGCAATGGCTTTACTTGAAAAAATGGTGCATTCATATAACATGTATGGATCATTACCTTTACAAGTGGCTGGTGTAGATGGCGGCGTAGAAGATGCAAACTATCAAATGCAGGAAAGCAAAGATTTAGCTCAAGAGGTTGAAGATCTCAAGGAAGTATTAACTCAATTAGATTCAATTCAAGAACAAATTGATGCAGTAAAGCTAGATATATCGGCAAGCAAAATAAACGGATTCGCTGAGACTATTATTATACCTCAAGGACAAGACGAACTATTCGTAGATTGGTCCAACTCTTACAATCCAGAAACTACTCCAACCGTATTAGCTACTCTTAGAAGTAGGAATGAAGAAGATCCGATTGTGGCTTATAGGCTTGAAGGTGCAGTTGGATTAAATGGAGCTAAATTTGTATTTTCATCTAGATTACCATCAAACAACTACGCTTTAGAAGTTGCGGCATTTATTATTGATTAATAAGTTTACAGTCTTTAGTAATAGTTTCAAATATCTTTTGTTGTTGATTTTCATCTGCATAAAACCATTTATACATAATATCATTTTTCATTTTTGATATTTTTTTCTTCATCTTTTTAATTTCAGAATGCATAGTATCTAGTATCTCTGGATTAATGTTTTGGATTTCTATATTTAAATCCATTGCAACACTTAAGATTTTGTGAAAATCTCCAGAAGTTTTGCCCTCGCTAGCTTCGTAATATAGGTTCGCCATATACTCTGATTCTTCATCAGATAAATCACGATTTTTATCTGGGTGAGTAATTTTTGCAATTTCTCTATATAAATCTTTTATTTGTTCAGGGCTATCATTATTTTTTTCTACTTTAGATTCACAAGATTCAAACGGAGAATGTATTTTTTTTCGAGAACAGTATTCAAACATTGTTTGTATAAAAGTCTTTTGTGCGTGTTTGAAATTTACAGTAACATCCTCTAACTCTATATCCAAATAAGATATTTGATGTTTAAGTTTTTTAAATTTTTTATCTAAAGCTTTTTTGTGAGCCTCTTCGTTTACTTCACTTGAAATTTCACTAGATTCTTTAAATCGAGCATTTTCAGGAATATAAGCCCCGAGTTCATCTTTTTGTCTTTTTTTAAAAAGATCGGTCCAGTCGTCCATAATATATTTTACACATAAAAAAGGTAGCCCCCGAAAGGGCTACCTAGGTTAAGAATTAATTCCTTTCGAATTATATGGAAGCTAAGATTTTAACTTTATAATTTCCGTTAGGAATATCATCGGAGAACTGAAGAGTACATTCAGTTGTGCTGATAGCACTGATTTGAACTCCAATAATTGGATCTGTTGCTCCAGCTTGCATAGATGCTGTAACTGTAGGAGCAGAATCAAAAGTACGACCAAAACTAATTGTTTTAGAATCGTTGTCTGATGTAAGAAGATCCGTAGATATCGCAACCACATCATTATCACCAACCAAACTAGCTATGCTTGCAATCGAAGAGTTAACTGTGGCGAGGTTTGCGGAGTCTTGAGTGTTAAGGCTAAGAACGTCAGCATCTAATGCGGATACGTCATTAGCTTCAAGAGTAGACAAACTTTCAATCGAAGAGTTAACTGCGGCGAGGTTTGTGGAGTCTTGAGCGTTAAGGCTAAGAACGTCAGCATCTAATGCGGATACGTCATTAGCTTCAAGAGTAGACAAACTTTCAATCGAAGAGTTAACTGCGGCGAGGTTTGTGGAGTCTTGAGCGTTAAGGCTAAGAACGTCAGCATCTAATGCGGATACGTCATTAGCTTCAAGAGTAGACAAACTTTCAATCGAAGAGTTAACTGCGGCGAGGTTTGTGGAGTCTTGAGCGTTAAGGCTAAGAACGTCAGCATCTAATGCGGATACGTCAGCAGCTTCAAGAGTAGACAAACTTTCAATCGAAGAGTTAACTGAGGCGAGGTTTGTGGAGTCTTGAGAGTTAAGGCTGTCAACATCGGTTTCAATGGAAGCTTTACTCATAAGGACGCTGTCATTCGAGTCTGTAATTTCAAACTTGTCAGCGCCTGACGATTTAAGGCGAATATTATCGCCATTAATAGATAATTTCTCAACAGAGAATATCTTTGCCATACCTTATGTTACAACAAAAATTTAATTTTGTGAAATTTTTTTTTAATTATTTTGAATGCCAGTATGACATAAAGATTTTTTTAAGAGGATCTGGGTAGGCCATAAAGTGTAATATAAATGTGTCTTTATTTACTAATCTAGGATCGGTATTAAATTCGTTCATTTCAAATATTTTCCTATTAAAACCAAAACTATCGCTTTTTCTTAAAATCTCGCAAAATATCTCTTGATCTCCGCCGCTTGCGTATAGCGAGGATTTGTCTCCATTAAAATCGCGCCATTTTGTGATTAAGTTTTTAGTATAATTATGGGACTTAAATATTAATACCCCGCTATTTAGCATGCAATGATCGCCGATATCTTTTGTTGCAAGTATGAATTTCTTTGGAGCTTTTTCTATAATTGACTCTAGTTTTTTTTCTGGATTAAATATTAAAGTATCTGAATCCATCCATATAATGTGGCTATGGTGGCTCATATGATTTAATAAAGCTTGAGGTTTAGACCAATTTGGGTGTTGAGATTTATCTAAGTTATCTCTGTATACATAGAGAGTATAACCCTGATATTCAGCATACTGTTGAATGCTCTTTTCTGAATGCACGGCGAAGTCATATATTTCTGGAGTATACATCATCACAATAGCAATATCCTTGCATCCATTATAGCAAGTAAATATACTTTCGTCTGGCTTTGGGTGATGGATGTGTTTATCACAGTAACTCAACCAATCAACCGCAGGAACAGTTTTTTCAGTATGATCTTCTGGTCTATATAGAAAATGGTTCCAAAGAATAGAAAGTCGAATAAACGATTGCTGTTTATTTTTAAAATTTTGATCTACATAGCTAGCTTTGAAGTTTTTAGACATCTTCTATCATTTTTTGATATGTATTCATTATATGATCATTATAAGGGCTAAAAGTATTTTTAATAAATTCTCTAGCGGTAGACATATATTCATCGTGAACTTGTTCATGATTATTAATTGCTGAATACAGTTGATTTGAACCCATGGAAATATCAAATTTTGGATAGAAATACCCATGATCACAAAGGGTTTCTGAATTATGAACTAAAGGTATGCCCATATATAAAGCTTCTAAATGAGCATAATTTAAATCATTGTCGTAGTGATGAGAAACTACTACTCCACCGAAATTAGCTAAAGCATCAAGAGAGTTCCATCTGTCATTAAAAAATACAAAGTTTTTCCTGCGAACTATTTCAAATGCACTCATCCAGGTTTTAAAGTATGTTTGGTGTCTTATTTTTGTACAACAAAAAATATTAATTTTACTTAATGTGTTTGGAAAATCTAACTCAAACTTCTGAGAAATCGAAAAGGGAATAAGCATGTGCTTATTAATAATGCTATTGGACTCAAATATCTGCACTGTATTCACTTTAGCGGGGTCAAAAAATGGACTTCTACCTTTCTTTTTTAGATCTGCAATTTTACTCTGAATAAAACAAGGATCCCATATAAAAGGAGCAACCTTTAGATTCTCGCAACCGTAAGCTATTTTTACATATTCGGCACCAAAAGAGTGATGCGGCGAGATCCATACAGCATCAATAAAGCGACTCATTGATTCAACGGTATTGAGTTCAAAGTTTTGCTCTCTTTTTTCAAAAAGTAAATAACTCATATCAAACATAACCTTATTACCTAATTGAAGAAGAATTATTTTTAGATTGTTGTTTTTATTTTTTAGTAACTCTAGAGTATTAACATGAAACTCAAAGCCAGCAGAAATCAAAATATCCAAGTTTGGACCTTTGCCATGCTGAAGGGTTTTTAAATCAATTGAATTAAATTTAAAATTAAATTGTTTTTTATTTATTTCGCTATTTGTGATATAGTATACTGTATGACCAAGCCTTTTCAGTAAATCTACGAGCATTTTAACATTTTGATTTAAGCCATTAGACCAAAAACTCTGCGACATATTTAAAGTAATTCCGATTTTCATGACAGTATGCTTTGGTATCTATTTCTAACACTGGGATTATTAGGAGAAAATCTTTCGAGAGCTTTAGATGATTTGATTTTGTACTCATCCAGATAATCATCGTGAGTTAAAAGAGCTTTATATAGTTGCTCAGAACCCTCATCGATTTCAAAATCATTATAATAATAACCTACGTCTTTCATATAAGAAGAGTTATGAATGACAGGAATACCTAAATAAAAAGCTTCGAGATATGTGTAATTTAATCCATTGTATAGTTGATGAGACACAATTACATTGCAGTTATTTAATACATCTTTTATAGGTTGACGTGGACCGAATACTATCTTGCCAGCAAGATCCATTGAAAGTTTTTTCATTAAACTTATAAACATTGCCTTATCAGTGAACTGAAGAGAGCAATGTACCTGTAATTGATTAAATGATTTGGGATCTTTTCTAAAAGTTCTCTCAGTTAAAAAAATAGGGAGCAAGCAGTTTTTAGTAAAGCTGATATTAGGTTCGGTAATACCTATGTTTTTTTTATCTTCAGGGCTATAAGATCTAACATCAAGTATGTATTTAGGCTCCCATATATATGGGATAACCTTTACTTGGTCTGTGTTGTAGTAAATTTCAAGATATGGTATTGAGAATGCATAGTGAGGCGAAATCCAACATTCGTCTACCATATGAGAAGATGGAGAAACAGTTTTACTTGAATTACAATTTTCAATATCTGCCATTAATCTATTTCCATAATGAACATGAATATTTTTGACTTTGCGATTCCTTAATTTAGCATGAGTAATCGTTTCACCTTTAAGTTGAAACCCCGCTTGAAGTATGAAATCAAAAGCATACTCTTTCATTTCTTGCTCCTCCATAATCAATATACCTAAAGGAGGATCTATACAATCCTCAACTTTATGATTGACGCAAATAGAAACATTGTGACCCATATCCTTAAGCATTTCAGATAAGAATATTATATTTTGATTTAGCCCATTTACAAAAAGGCTGCGGTTCAGTGTTGCAGTAAGCAATATATCCATACATAAGTATACACTTATGATTAGGGTGAGGGCTCTAGAAATTGTTTATATCTTCAGATTCTTCGTGCTCAATGTATTTCTTTTTAACCTTAAAATAAAAATTTTTAAGCTTTATGCTTTCTTCATCATTAGCGGATTCCTCTAAAAAATTTTCTAAAAATGTTACGGCTGGAATATGTAAACCTGTCTCCTCTTCAACTTTTATAAGGTGATCATAAGATTCGCTAATTTTAGGTAGGTTACCAAGATCAACATCTTTAAGCATGCCATTAATTCCTTTCGCAAATTCATCTCTAGATTCTTCAGCTTTTTTTTGAGCTTCGGTATCAACTTCTGTAAAAATTTTGCATAACCTCTTAAAAAATCGGCGATCTTGTTCTGTGTCTAATTGTTTCATGGTTGGCTAGGTGTAATGGTGACAGTTGGAGTTACCGTAATAGATGGAGTTATTGTGGTGGTTGGAGTTGGGATAACTATTGATTTCAGGAGTAATAATTCAGATTGCAAATAATTAATTTCGCTTTGCAGGCCAGAGATGGTCGACTCTAGGTAATCTTTATTTACAGCATGCAGTCCAGTGGTGGGCTCATTGCAATAAATATTCTCTCCATTGCCAGTAATAAATATTGAGCTTTGAAAATGCTTTTCTCCAGATATAAATTGAGTGCCTGTAATATAAACAGAGTCTTCCAATAATCCAGATACAGCATATTCAATGCTGTTTACATTTGATTCTATTGTGCCTACATCACTTACTGTTTGATCAAGTTGTATAGCTGATCCCACCTGCTTTGTGTGCTCCAGTAAAGTTAAAGTATTAGATGGAAAGTCATAAGAACCTTCAGCTGCAATACCTGTACCAAAACCATTTTCTGGAACAATTTTATAAAGATAAAATCGACCACTTGCATATGTACCAGTGTAACCTACTCCAGTAGTCTGATAATTAGCTGTCTCAGTAATATCTAGAGGTGGAAATGAGGAATAGAAGTCAACAGGTTCTTCAGTATACGGGTATTCTTCATAGTCATTAAAATTAAGACCTGACGAAACATGTGGACCTAAATCTCCTCCAAGTAAAACTACGGCAGGCTTTCTGTATACCCTAATATGATTAATATTATTTGTAGCAGTTGCATTAGATATACCAAAATTAACAGTACCTTCAGGAACTTGGAAAGGAACATCTTTGAATTTAACTTGAGGTGTAGCAGCTAGGCCAGTAAAAGATTTTTCATATATAGTTGCACTACTAGCCGCAGAAACCATTTTAATATTAAACTCTGGATTGGGGTATTCACAATGAATCTCTTCTCCAGAATAAAATTTATAACCAGTATAATTATTACCTGAGTATAAAATATCTATACCGCTAAAGGAATAATTTGGTGTTGAATTAATATCAAAATAAGCATAACCAGAAGCATAATTATATTTAAACTGAATATCATTAAATTGATTCTGAGGCAGTCTCTCAATAAATAAAGAGCTGTCTTCTTGAATTAATGAGCCACTTTTATATAATTCTAGATTGAAATAAAAGTCTTCATGGTTGCCAGTTCTGTTATTAAAATAATCAAAGTCTAAAGTAAAGTCTTCATTAAACTGACCAGTATAGTACGAATTAGAGTCAAAACTTGAACCGCTATCGCTATCAATCGATAATTTAAAAAAAGATCCAGATGAGTTTAAATTACTTCTACTAGATTCTATATTAAAAATACCACTATCCGTACTACTTACAGCAAAGTATAAAATTGAATTTTGAGGCTCTAGATCTGGAGACTGAATAAAGTTTGGATTTAAAATTTGAGAACTTCTATACTCTGGGGTAGATTCATTCCAATCAATAAAATCAATACCTAAGTACCCAGAGGTTCCCGAAGGAGCTGAGAAAGAAAAATTATTTGGACTACTGCTACTTCCACTAAAAAAAGCATCAACATCATTAAGGCCGCTATACAAATAATAATTAACTGCAAACGGAGATCTTTTATAGACAGGTTGAACATTAACTGAATTGCCTGAATTAGAAATGATCGAAACTGAAGATATTTCTGTAGGCTGAACTTTGAAAGAAGATAATCCAGTTGCAGAACCCCCGTGAAAATCGTAGGCTATAAACTTGCCAGTTAAAGAGGGTTGATGAAAACTATCATTAAAAACAAAAGAAAAAGAATCAAGTGACCCAGAAGCAAAGGTTCCTGAATTATTATACAATTCATAAGTTAGTCCACTGAAAAAAGGTTCATCGGTAAAAGTATTAATAATTTCGTTATCTCTTGGAGATTTGACATTTAAGCGAACTCTGTTAAATTCATTTGCATAAATTATGTCAGAATCAATAGAGCTATTATATATCGGGAAAGTAGATTCATTTAAAAGAAGAGAATCAAAAAACAAACCAGTATTATCGTCGTTAAAATTATAGCGGTCAACTGTTTGCCCTGAAGTTCTGTGATATAGTACATTAGAAACTCTACCACCAAGAACAGTGTGAATTTCACCTATTACAATATCCCCTTCGAACAAACCAGAAGCTACATAATTGGTTCCCGTGGTCCTAATTGTATCTAGCAAAAAATTATTACTAATTATATCAACAGAGTAACCTTCAATGTTTGAAGCAGAAGGCCAGGTAAGGTTCACTTGTCCTGTATTTGGAAGAATGTCTGTCACGGAGCTGTTCCCTTGAGGTGAGATGTTCCTATTTGATGTCCGATATACTCGTCTTCATTATCTAAGCTTCCTGAAGCCTGATCAACATAATCGTACTTGCGGGGGTCATAAAGTAAGGCGGTTATAGAGTACTGCGAGTCTTCAGATTCTTTAATTTCTTTAATTCTGTAAAACTTGCTCTGAATTGGGTCGTTATTGGAATCATTATAATCTTTAACAACCCATATGTATGAACTTTTAATGGAAGAGTGTAATGATCCCTGAATAGTAATCTCGAAACCATTCATTTGTGAAATATTATACTCTTGATATTGGGCTGGCCTTGCCTCTTCCTCTTCTCCTTCGCTTGTGGTTGTTGATTCTGTCGATTCTGCGTATTGTTGTATTTGTATTTTTTGGGCACCAGCAATTGCGTCAGTAGGAACATCGATTTCGATAGTCTGATTGTTTATCCTTGAGATTATTCTACCTCCAGAATGCTGCGAGATCTTATTGTTATCCATCACTTCTACGACATCACCTATTCTGAGATATCCGCCGTGCAATCCAACTGTAAATTGAATTACTTCTGTAGCCATTTTACTTTGCATAAGTTTACTCATAGCTAATCTATTAGCCTCACCTTTTCTAGTAATGCCTATACCAGCTATTTTGGCATGGGAATAACCGTGCTCTCTTATAGCTGACTCTTCTTCGAGGTACTCTGTTTTTTGCATATAATTATCTCTTTCGTCAAGATAATCAACTGTGACTGCAGTAATTCTATTTGTTTTAGGGATTGTTGAGTAAGAAAAGCCAGATTCACTAACATTAGCATTATTAAACAGCATCACGGGATCGCTGGGTTTATCTGTGCTAATGTATATTTTTCCACCACTAAAATTAATATCAGCATCATATATATTCATTAACTCTTTTATGTACCTAAAGGCTTCTTTTTCTGTATCAAGATACAGGTTACACATATATCTTCTTTCTTGAGCCTCTACCCCATCTATATAAACAGTTACAGGTTCATCTGCCCTTTTAGCAAAATCAAGAAAAGACCATTTATCGACTTGATCTTCAGTTATTCCGTATTTACCTAAACCGTAAATAGGATTAGTTAATAAGTCAAAAATAACCCATGCTGGATTACTAGTCCACTTAACTTCTTCACCAAAGAATGTTTCAGATTGAGAATTAATAGCCTGAGAAAAACTTCCATTAGTTGGGGCATACCCATTAGGAACTTTAACCATCTTACCCTTGACAAAGTATTCACGCCTTGGTGCTTGAGGCATATCTTTTGAGTTTATTCTTGTTGCTACCATAGCTGTATTTGGATAGCTAAAAAACCCAGCAACGTACTCAGTAATAGATTGAAGTTCTGCTTGCATTTTAAATCGAGCATCAGATATACCATTTGCTACAGGGTCCATAGCTCTTGTCATTCTTGATATTTTTATAATTCTATTCTTTTTAAATTTAGCATGATCTTGATCTGGAACTAATTGTGAGAACCCAGGTATATAAATATCTTTTATATATGGGTTTGTAGCACATCCTTGAATCACAAGCTCGTAATCGTAAAACCTCTCACCCTCAATGCCATATTCTATCTTGAAGAACATTTTAGCTGGCCATATTTCTCCACTATTTTTAATTATTTCTCCCATTTTAATACAGAGAAAGCCGCCACTAGATTTACTGCAGGGAAATTCTTTAGCAAGTGCAACACCAAGAACTGCACCTAGAATACCTATTGCACTGGCGGCTAACTCCTTGAGAGCCTCTATGGCTACTACGTCTGCAATGCCAGATAAGGAAGGAGGGTTTGCTCCAACACTAGCTCCACTACCTCCTCCAGTACCAGTACAAGGGATAACCTGAACAGCTGTACTAGTGGCTGCTATTTGAGGATCTGGTATAGCTATTGAAATGATCTTTCGAAAAAGTTGTTGCATAGCAATATAACCAATAATGCCACCAACTAAAGGCCTTAGGTTTAAATAAACAATTGATTCGTCCCCTTCATAAATATAATGTAGCTCATTGATTTTAAAGCTTAAAGATATTGCAGAAACTTCTGGATTTTTTACTGTATGAGTATAGTAATAATCTTTCTCGCCGTCGTTGCGGGGGCCGTATAATGGGTAATTTATAAAGTGAGTTTGAGCAGGCAGCCTAAACTCTTTTTCCATGATATTTTTCTTGGCACTTGCTGATATTTGACTTTTGTCAAAAACATTTGAAAACTTTGAGTCGGCTCCATTTTTTGTATATCCACCCATAAAGTCAAACTCAAATTTTGAAAAATTAAAGAAACCGAATTTATCCCTAATCGGTGTTGAGTTTAGGTAAATAGAGCGAGCCCAGTTATGAGGGTCATCTGAAATTGGAGTTTCGAGATCAATCTCTGAAGATGGAGGGCTAGATATTAAAGGAGTTAAATCTGTGTCATCGAGTGAATACCCGTCTATATTTTCTGAATGAACTACTGACATTTGAGTAAAGCGGCCTAAGCTATCAGTTTTTACATTGAAGGTCGGGAAATTTATTTGAGACGTGTCTTCAAATGGATCAACTCCGATAAAATCTTTATTAAATCCTTGTCCAGGAGATACTTGAAATAATTTTTGAATCTTTCCTCCAACAATATTTTCTTTAGGCACGATTAATCTTAGGCTACTTTTAGGAAAATGATCTTCTGGATCTAAAGCATTTTGTTTGTGGTTTTGTTGTTGAGAACTAAAAAGAAGATAATCATTGCGATAAGGTGAGGTTCCATCGACATCGCTTGCATAATTTGACAAATCTAGATTGGTAGGCAGAATTGTTGACGCGGCTCCCTGACTTGAGAAATAAGCTATTGATTCAAGAAAAAATGCGGAATTTATTTGAGTGCCAGCAGGAGTTTGGGAGGCAAATAAAAAACTAGGTATAATCATTTTTGCATTACCTGGTGTCACATCACTTGTGTAAGTATAACCTGGATCAATCACTTTTGTGCCCTCAAAGGAAACTTTGCCATTTTCATCTGTTCGCAGTTTTAGTTTTCCAGGGAATAACCTATTCCAGTAATTAAATTGTCCATCTGCGTCTCCATACTGAGTAAAGCTAGGGTGTAAGACTGAGCTGGGAATCTTTAAAACATTATTTGAAGATATACCAAAATAGATAATAATATCCGAATTTGGTTTGTAGCCCACATTTTTATTTAATAAATTTATAATTGTAACTAACCTCAGCCCTACAGAATCATTAAATACATTAATCGATACAGTTTCACCGCTTGCTGTATTTCCATCTAAACCTAAGTAACCGTTACCCGAACTATATCGAGTTATTTTTTTAACTCTGCCCGTACAGAATCGAGATTGTTGGAATTTATTGGCGCTAAATGGATTTTGCCCAGAAATAGTCTCTAAATGAACTTTAATTTTGCCGTAATTTCCGCCATTTCTTAATGTTCGACTTACGGTTGTTTCAGCGTAAGAGTCAATATTTATTATTCTATAAGCCTCGCCGAGTGAAGTTGTATGAGTCGGAGCTACACCATGACACGACAAGCCAGGAGTATCTTGAGGAAATGCAAATGGGGAGTTAGATACATAATTAGTCCAATCAGTAAAGCCTATAGCGCTGGAAGTTTTAGAGTTAAATTCAGCAACAGCACCATTAACAATATCGACTGTTAGTTTTTTAAAGTTTTGGCTGGAATCAATTTTAAAAAAGAAACCACAATCAACATAAGCATTATCAGAAAAACTTAAACTTGGAAAAGGATTTAATCCTGGTTGCTGAGTGTTTCCTCCGAATAGTAAAGGGGTAAAGTTCTCACTAATTGAATCGTATACGCAATTGTCTGGAACATTTTTAACAAAAAGCCCTCTTACCGTACCATAAGAACTAATTGCGGCAAAGGCATCAATGTTAGTCAACAGAGTCTTGTATAAAAAGTTTTCAGTATTACCAACTTTTAATTTCCTAATAACAAAAACTTCAATCCTGTAAACTAAATCTGGTATATAATAACCCTTTCTATGAGCTTCTGGGCCAGTTTGATCTGGAATAACTCCTTTATCTAAAATTCGGCAAAGGTTATGGGTTATTAGATTATTTCCGATTACTGTTTGTGAATAAAGGTTAGGATTGGATATCGATGTGAAATAAGTTGGACTTGTATTAGGTTGTGTTGATCCTGCGGCAGGAGTAATTTTAAAATACCTAGATGTTCTGGATATACCTTTGGAATCTTTTCCAGTTGGTAAAGTTATAGGTTTAAATGCTGAGCTTTTTTTCGCATGAAATGCATTAAATATTGACTGACTTAAGTCTGGAACTTGTAAGAGTATTCCCAATGGAACTGCTACTTCCACTCCATTCCAATCGTTTGCATTACTTTGAGAACCCGTGAAGTAGCCATTTTTAAGAGCGAATTCATGTATATGCGAACAAAGATGTATATTATGATTATAGCTCCCAGCTGGTAAAGCTGAAGATGCTCTAATAAAATAGTCATATTTTGAGCGATAGTATCGTTTTGTATCTTTTGAGCCATCGTCGTCAAAATCTTGCTCTATGTCTTGGCCAGACTCTTCTTCAAGAGGGTTTACATCATCTTTATAAAATGTTCCTGATCGAGCCCAAGACTGAACAGCCGAAGCTCCCCATGTAGGTACTCCACCATTATTACCTTCATTGGCGGTAGCTACATGTACAACTTTTATAGTTGCAGGTTTTAGGAAAAGATACTGGTCTATAGTTACCCTTAAAGTTATTGCATAATACTCTATTTTATCTCCGTTATCGATTAAATCATCCCATGGAAACTTACCTGCTTTAAATACCTCGCCTGCCTTTACTCCATAATAACCTATAACTTCTTCATGTTTATCACTAGCAACACAATTTTCATAAGATTCTTTTGGAGTTTCCGTGTATTCTACGATACCATCATTTACTGTGTAGGATTGAGGCCTAAAACCAAATGATTTTCTGAGATCCGCATAAGGTCTTATGAATTGGCTCCAGGGTCCTTTTTGTGATGTATCTACATTTAGATATGATTCTTGAAATTCATCATCAAAATCAATTTTATTTTGTATGTCATTTAAATTAGACAGAGTGCCCATGTCAAAAACAAGAGCATTTGCTCTGCGATCAAAAGGTAGGTTTTTGTCTAACTTTGGCTGAAAAATAACTGGGCTATTAGGAGGATCAATGATGATCTCTTTATCTTCCCTGTTGCTATAACCTCCTCCCGTACTTACGAAAGTGCCATCTAAATCTGACTCAGACATACTGGAAAGATTGAAGCCTTTTGCGGTAAGAGGATTGCCAGTGTCAGGATGATCTATGGTTTCTTCAATAATAAAAGAAGATAAGGGGTTTTGATAATTATTAACTTCAAGAAAATTTAAATTAAATTCTCCCTGACTGCCTCTCGCGAGATTTGATTTTAAGTTGTAAAGGTTGTTGCTTGATATAAAATAAGTTTCTCCATCAGGAGCAATTATTGGTTCATCCGCAAGTTCTGAATCACCAAATTCAGCCGATTCCGATGTAGATGGACGATCTATTAAAATAGAAATTCCGTTTTGCTGTGTACCATCGGCGACAATATTTACATCTAAATTTGGGGCATAACCAGAGCCTGCGTTTTCTAAAGTTAAGGCATTAGTTCTTGTTCCATTTGATCTAAATTTAGTTGTATCTATGAAATGACTTAAATTATTTGGCAGACCATCGTCAAATGTAACACTGCCAGCTTGAGCGGTATTATTAATAAAGACGGCTTCGCTAGAAGATTGGTACCCTAAAGATATTGAGCCATTATCGTTTTCAAAGTAACCTAAATTATTGTAAGATGATCGGCCAGTTTCGGGTACAGCAAAACCTGCTATAGGACCTTCTGATAAAACATCTACAGATCTAAAGACTCCTATGGATTCTAACTTTTGGTAATTTCCTCTTTTACCTACTGTCATAGGTTTAGTTCTAGTTTTATAGCCCAGAACATAATGTTGCTCTTGAGAAGATAAAGGAGTTCTACCTTTAATAGATATGCAAACATCTGAAGAATCGTTTGGTCTAAATGTACCATCGAGTTCTGGAGCTCCTTCGGGGGGGAATAGATAAGGTTTGGCAGTAGTACCTCCGTCAAATTTACTTGCAGATTTTGTATCTTCGAGGTATCTAGGAGTTTTTAGGGAAGGCCCATAGGTTTCTCTGTGTCCACCTTGATTAGGCTCATGAGCGTAGTCATTATTAAATGATTGATTTCCGTGATCTGCGCTGGGCAGTTTTGATCCATCCTTATTATTGTATACATGAGGAGGTTTTTTAGTTGGATCTCCATCGTAACGACCTTTGGCTCTAGGAAAAGAATCACTATCGTCACTTTGATATAAATTACCATGAGTAGGCGTACCCCTTAAATTTTTAGAAGTAGAAAACTCGTAGGCTTTTTCATTGAAGTTAAATTGACCGATATTAGGCAAACTGGAAACTTCCTGTGCTCCTCTGTAAATAGTTAAACTTTCATGATCAAAATCGTAGTTTTGTATGTTAGAATTAATAACTAAACTACCTACTCTAAGTTGACCATAAATAACTGGAATTGGCAATCCTTGCTCTGCTCTATTTTCGTTAGAAGTATATATGAAAGAATTTGTAGTTATAATTTCATACTCCTCGCCAGTACTTTCTACTGGAGTCAAATCTCCTATCAACTTCTGCAGCCCATAACCCAGTAAAGCATTCATGCCAAAATTGCCAGCCATACCTAAAAGTCCACCCGAAGCCTCAAAATTAGGCACAATCTCGTATACATCATCTTGAAGAACTAAATCTGAGCAAAAGTTTTCAAGTACATTGTCCTTGGAGTCAATAAATACATAGGTGACTCCAGATGACATTTTATCTAAATAATATTTCTTGAAACCTTTTTGAGTATAGAAAAATGCAACTAAAGCCTCTCTCATAGTTTGAACGTCCAAGCTGACACTTGAGCCAAATTTCTGAGCCATATCCCCTTTAAATAAAAACGTCTTCATCCTTCCTTATACCTATATACTTTATACACTTTATTAAGGGCTTCTGGTTTAATAAATTCCTTTCTTGGAAGCATAAACATTGGATGATGAAAAACTTCATTTGAGCCAAGATAAACAACTAAATGGAAATACTGAGAGTCCAACGGGCTCATAACAATAATATCTCCATACTTTAAATCTTTTTTATTCACTTCAAAAAAATTATCATTTAATACATTGATCAATATTTCATTTGAATTTTTTCTATCTCTAGCCCAGTTATTGGTGATTGCATGTAAATTTATTTGCATGTGCTTTAAATAAAAGTCCTTAACAAAGGTAATGCAATCTTGAAACATCGGTATAAATATTCTTTTTGAAAGAGGTCTAGGTTTAAAATTTTCAGGATAATATAAATTAAATTCTTTAGTTTTTACAGAAAAAACACACGAAGGTAGAATAAATGAATTTGCAATTTCTATATCAAAATCACTTGGTTCAGGGCCCGATTCAATATGAGTATGAAACAAAGAGATTACTCTATTTTCTTTAAAAAGTTTATAGAAGGTTGGGTCAGAACAAGAAAAGAAATTTTTTTCAATTAAATTTTTACTTTGAATATTGAGAAAGCGGTAATCAGAGAAAGACTCATTAAAATAGAATACACCACCGACTTCTTGATTTGGAGAAGATAAAGAATACCTTAAGCAAGAACTTAAAGGCTTACTTTGGCCAAGATCCTGGGAAACCTCCGAAAGGTAATCCATTGTCATCTCCTTCCTGAAACCTCGCTCTACAGCCAGCTATATTTTTTGGGCAAATATCTTGAGTCCATCTAACTTTATCATCCTCTGGGTGAGTTGTCGTGCCATTTTGTTGGCATACATAATATTGATATTTAGCCGCCGAACTACCGATTTTAACTGCCGTTCCTTTTGAATAAGTTGCTTCACTAGACCACTCAGATATACTCGAGAATGAGTTTGTGTGAGTTAATGGATTGCCGTCTTTGTCTGTCTTTGGTCCACCTTGATACCCGCAACCGTATTCGCTTCTGTATTTCCACTGGCATACATTGTATACAATTTTTCTAGCAGGAACAATACCTCCTTCTTTCTCTAGCTTGGAATTAAGTTCAAAAGAAATTATTTCTGCATTCTCTACTACTTTAGTATTGATAACATATTCTTCGTAAGGAAAAGATGCTTCTGTGGGAGAGCCAAAAGGATTGACGTCATTAGGGAAATTACTTCCGTGCAAAAATTTAACAAAAGTTTTGATTCTGATCAATTCATAACCAATAAAATCTTTAAAATATCTAGTTTTTAAACTAAAGAATGAGTCTGTATTATCAAAAGTGATGGTTGGCCTGGGTAAGCCGTCAGCACTGTAATCGAAGCCTTCTGCCCGACAAGGCACATAAAAGTATTCAAAATTACCCTGACTTCCCAGTGTTGGGTAACCATATTTTATTGATTTATTATATCCATTTTCACCACCATGAAATCGATATCTTTTTTCTGTTTGTCCATCTGATAAATCTTTAAGAATTAATTCATAAAGAATAATAAGAGTGGATGGCTCCATCTCAAACATCTCTTTATGCACATGTTCATTCATATATTATATTAAATTAAACGTTCGGACATTCCACAAAAGTAGCTGATATCGTATGATTGTCATGGTAAACAAAACTATGACTCCAATCAGAGCAATAAAAAAAGCTTAAGTCTGAATTAATGGGGGTAGTTGCCTCTTCGTGAGTTTTATTATTATAATCTTTCTGCAAATGAAAACCAAACTTTTTATACCCTAAATGACTCTCCAGGAATAACAATATACTCTTAGCTTCATTATTGGATCTCTTATCAAAAGTAAGCGATAAAGTTTTTAGATTTGGATTGTAGCCATACTTATTAGTTTTTTTATAAATGTCATGTGCCGAGCTCTGCTTAAATTTAGGCGAATGAGAAACTTCAATTGATTGAGTTGGCCGAAAATCAAAGAACCTAACGTTTAAACTAGAGTCGTCGTATATAGGTTCATGCGGATAGAAAGAGCATTCGTTGGGCTCATGTATAAAAATTGAACTTCGTAATGCATTATTTTGAGTTTTAGTTGTTAATGCGGGCAAGCCAGTGCTAGTCTTTACTTCAGTACTAGAGCCAGAAGATGTAATTTTAGCATTCCTGTAATCTCCTGAAGAAAATATATAATTACCTTCTTGTAAGCTATGTGAATTATTATTAGCGTTAATTAAATTAATAGATTGATTATTAGTTGATGCGCCTACTGCTGAATGAATATTAATAGCTGAATCAATAACGGGATTATACGAATGAGAAGATTCAACACTATCCAATATGCTTGGAGTTACGCATGTCAATGTAGCACTAACATTATTAATATTATAATTAACTTTTGAATGATTAAAGTTTAAGCAATGAAATTTTAATTTTTTATATGGAAAACTAGGTTGATAATCAAAAGGCTCTAATCTTTTATTTGTAAAATTACCTTTAATATCATAATCTTGAACATCGTAATAAAATTGAGATTGAAAAAATGAAATTACTTTTTTTGTATCTTCGTCAGTTAAATTACTGAAAGTTAAAGAGTACTGCATGTTAAGAAAGTTAATGCCTCTTGATACAATTTGAGAATAATTATCGTTGTATTGCATTTTGTCAATTGATGATTGAAATTGAGCTGAAGCACCAAAGTCAGCCCTGATACTATTTATGTCGAAATCTATATGCTGAATGTCCATTATGATATATTTTGCACTACTGAAATAGATCCATTAAGATGTCCTTGAGACGAAACAGAAAGGTTTTGAGAGGTTATAACTCCGTTACAGCTAAAAGTATTCAATTCACCTTCAGAATTATCTTCAAAATTTTCATAATCTAAATCGCTTAGAATAACATTGAGATTCGCCCTTTTGCCATTAAAGCCGTCTGATAAGATATCTGGATCTAGGTTATCTCCACCTAGTGACATGCTAACAGTAGTGGAGCTCTTTGAGTTTCTATTAGGAACTAAACCTACATTAGTTTCAGATCCAGTCGGAGCAGTATAGTTGGCTAGCCTTTCAACAGATATTTGGTAAGTAAAGCTAACTGGATGATTAACTCCTAGGGCACTGTGACCAACAATTTCACTATGCTTTCCGTGAGGTATCGAAGATTGACTGTACTCACTAGATGAATGATAGTTGTTAATTAACTCACTATTCTTTTCTAATGTTCCAAAGACATCAAAAGATGCAGAAGCTTGAATAATAGAATTTGGCGCAATAGAAAATGAAAAACTCTTTAAGTACGCATGATCAAATGCAAATTCGCCAAGATGACCCGTAATTCTCTCTTCGTCAACGGGTGGGTACAGTAGTGGATTTGAAGCTCCAGTAATATTAAAAAAGTTTTGCAAATTACCTTTATCCGTATAGAAATTAACTTGCATGCTACCAGCTACTGGGCCTTGTGATGCGTAATTATATATAGGCTCAAAGTAACCGTTTTGAGCCTCATCTTCAGTCAATGAAACATTTCCATCTTTAGAATGTAATCGAACTACATAGTCTTTTCCATCAGGATATATATCATCACTAAAGTATAAATTTTTGCCGTTAGGGAAAGTGATTTTAGTGTCTTTTGGTATTTTGAAAATTGATGTAGCTAAGGGTCTAGGCGGACCTTTTGGCGGGCCTAGTGTACAAAATTTATGATTGTTAGTTTGAAAAGTCGTCGATGAATAATTCATTGAAGAACCAAACCCGTATTCACATATTTGTATTAAGTTATCATCAATCTGCCTGCATCCGTCAACACCTTGATTCACTGAAATTGTAGCTTGTTCTGCAAAAATATATTCACCATCTTGACCATTGACGGCAAGATAAAGGGGTACGTCTTCATATGGTAGGAATTTCATCTTTTATTTCTATATCCCATATACCTCAAGCTAACAGACATTATATCCTCGCTTGAAGAACTTATATTATGATTTAATAATCTAGCTTTTTTAATTTCAAATGTTTCTATATTATTATTGTTTAATGGATTTTTTACAGAAATTTCTACATCTTGTTGATTCGGTCTAATTAGATTATCGTTCATTTTTCTAATTTCATAATCAGAGACATCAAATACAACATTAACTTCTTCCATGATTGGAAATGATGTATCAACTTGCACTGGAAATGGTGAGCCTATTTTATATAAAGGAGTTCTGTTAATTCTTAAACTATATTCAAAATTAGTGATTCTGTTTGTTTGATATCCATTTGCATTTAATGAAATTGAGCCTTGATTAGCTATTTGTATTTCTGGATGAGGGTTAGAACCTGAGGCATCAATACCTTCGCCAATGTCGCCATAAACAACTATACTAGCACTCGATTGAGGTATCGAGCCTATGCCCGCACTAAATGAATATTCAGTTAAATAACCTTCTTCAAATCCAAAACTTTTATCCCCATAATTAACACTTCCGCTAATAGGGCTATCGCCAGTATAGTTTAATATTGGATCTTCACCAATAAAATATTTCTGTAAAGAAAAATTTCCAACCATTGGTCCTTGAGCAACAGGGTAGGTATAACCATGCCCAATGATATTAATTGGAGATTCTTCAATTGAATAACTGCCATTAATAGATGTGACTCCAGACAGCAGAATTCCTGACAAGTAAAATTGTTGTTCGTAATTTGAAACTGAATTTTTGTTAGCCACTCAGCATTCCTCCAACCCTCTTTTCTTGAGCAATAATACCAACAACAGCATCTTTAATCTTGGAAGCCATTTGCTGTTCTGAACCACCACCGCTTGAGGAGCTCGAAGAACTACCATCAGAGGCAACATTGATATTAACAGTTACATTACCTGATTGCTGAGAGGAGGACTCTGACTTAGATTGAGTGCCTCCGACTGAACCGCCTTGATTAAACCTCATTGCATTAAGTTGATCAAAAAATCCTGGAAATTGTTTTTCGATACTGTTAACGCTTGATGCTCTTACCACATATTCTCCTTTATCAAGCATAACTGGGCCAACTTTATCTATGCCTCCTGGACCATAAACTTTTCCGCCAGAGCTGTAACCCTGAATGGGAGAATCGATAATACCACCATTATTTTTCTTCAAATAGCCATTATTTAAAAAATTACTGTTTTTCATATCTAAGCCAGGAGCCAGGTTTGCCCTACCGTATAAAGCATCAGAAAAAGCAATTTGCTCTGGTGAGTGAAAAGTGCTCCTATAGTCATTATTTTTTGTCATACCAAGATTATCAGAAGTCGAGCATACTCCGCCTGAACAAGATGGAGATGAATTGCTCGCCCTAAGCATGTCGGCTCCAGTAACAGGTTTGCCCGAGGTTATATCATCGGTTGACATTGAATCAAAACCCATTCTATCCCTGTAGTCATTCATCGCATTTTTGTAGTAACCGAAACTATTGGGTTTTTTTTCAGCTAAATCTGCGGCACTGTGAATACCTTGTTTATTCCATCTTTCTACAGTTGCTTCGCTTCCCCACCTAGTATCCCAGGCGGCTCCAAGGGAAGATGTAAATTTACCTACTGCTGCACCTCCGAGGGCAACTCCGAATTGGTTTGCCATGCCTTGCCAGAATCCAGCTTTTGCCTCAACAGCTTGATTATTTTGTTGAACATCATAATCATACTTTTTCAATAAATAATCTCCGTATTGTTGGGCATAACTATTGCCACCTTGTCGCATCGAAGGAGACATTGAGCTGCTAGATGGATCTAAACTTAAATCTGAAGTCGTATTTAATACTGCTGTTGAAGGGGCTTGTGGAGCTTCTGGAGCATTATCTGCAGCATTTTTCTGAGCCTCTTCATAGGCACCATAGGACGAGCCTAAAAGCATACCGCTACCTTTAGCAACTCTACCCCAACTGGAATCACTTGAGGAAGATGTAAAGGGAGAGAAAGTTGACTTAGCTGTATCCCATTGCCTACTAAGCCATCCTCCTTCATTCATGAAAGCCATACCTGGAGCACCACTTGATGTAGAGATATCAAAATTATTAGTGCTAGGCTCTTGGTATAAAGAATCTAATGAGCCAGTTTTATTCATTTTATCTAAAGTTCCAGAGCCTAATCTATCTACAACTTTCTTTCTTACAACATATTCTCCAGCAGTTAACATTGCTGGAGTCTGAGACGACTTACCCCCCATAGCATAACCTCCACGATTATATCCTACTATCCCACCTTTATTGTGCTCTCCAATGCCAATTATATCAAAAAGACCTGAGGTAATTTGAGCTGTGGCTCTATCTATTAACTTATCACTTATAGCTGAAACGATTGAACCCAAGAAAGCTCCGAATACATCGCTCATTTCAGCTGTGCCAGAGGCCATAGTGTCCATCATATCCCTGAACCCTTGCTTTACACTATCAAATGCTGTATTAGCTAAGGTTTCATTAAATCGATCAAGTTCAACATTAACTTCAGCGATTCTAACTGCTATAGTATCAGAAAACATTCTCCCTTTTCCGTTTTCTATATTTTGTTGTTTTTGAAATTGCAAAAGCTGGAGTCTAGTTTCAGAAGCTCTTAATTCATTACCTCTTCCTGTGTAAAGCTGGAAATCTGCTCTGGCATTTTTTACTTGAGATGTCTGGGCAGTATTTAAATCTTGGGCTCTTTGTTGAGCATTTGCTTGAAAGCCAGTCATCCCAAAATATGGATCATTAGGATTTGTAATCATTTGATCGTTTAATCTATTAGTTTCTTGATTGCGCAATCCTGTATTATAAGTTGCTCGCCTTTGCTGCTCTAACTCGCCCTCAACTTCTTTTGTTAAAGCTTCTGTAGTCTCATATAATTTTGTTTTTTGAGCTAGTAGTTTATTCTCAATAGCTAATTGAGCTACTTTTATGGAGCTTTCAGTTTCTGCCTGCTTGTATAGTTTTTCAGATAAATTTGAAAGTTTTAATTTATTTTGAGCGGCGATTAAGGTCAATCTGCGTTCTTCTTCTTGAGCATCAAAATTATCTCCAGCAATCTGGACACCTCTTTCCGTGCCATCTAGTAAATTATTTTTTGCTTTAAGCATAGCAGTGCTCAATATTCGCTGCTTCTCTTCTCTGCCAAGCTCTTCATTTGCTAAACTCTCGGAATGTTTTGCTAGAGAGCCATCCCGTTCCATGCTTCTGAGTTTCCCTATTTGCACATTAAGCATTTCGGATGAAAGTTTCGCAAATCCGCTTTGAACTCCAAGATTATGTTGAACGGCATCTGATACTCTTTCTTCGTAATTATTAATATCGCCTCTTATTCTGAGAGTTTCTTGGAGGCCTGCGTTTGTTCTATTTCGGAATGATTCACTGAGTTTCTGGAGATCTAGATCATCTTTATTCGCTTTCTTTTCCTGTCGAGCGGCTTGCTCTTGATCAGATAATGTAGCTTGTTTTTGATTCAATCCTTGTTTTATTAAATCAATTTCATGATCAGTATAAGTTGTTACATTTGAAGTGTTAATAAGTTCAATAGCTTTTGCTCTTTCAATATCATCATCAAGTTGAAGTAGACCATCAATAATCATACTTCTAGCTTTAGTTTTATCAACAACACCACCAGCTATCTTTTTGTGATCTCTAAGCTGGATAAAAATTTCACTCATAATCTTATTAATTTCAGCTTCACTTTTCGCTCGAGCTTCAGTAGATTTTCCGTCAATTTTATCTGGAGTAGAAACTGGCAGAGCTAAATCTTTACCCATTCTTGCTTGATTAATTGGATAAATAGGATCGTTCGGATTTACTAAAGGCATGTCACCTGTTTGGCCGAATACTCCAGGATTGGAAACTGATGGACTAGAGTCATACTTAATTCCTTGTATTTGTTGCTGTTGAAATAAATCTGGAAGTATAGTTTGCTCTCTATTAGTTAAGGAATTAGCTTTATCTTTTAGCTTACTTTCGGCTATTCTAGTGCCATCCTTAACTCCTTTTGCTTGAGCATTCGCTCCTACTAGCTTTATGCGGTCAGCAGTATCTTGTTCTTTAGCTCTGGCTTGAATATCTATTCGTTCTGGCGAGCTTGCATTATTCATTAAAGCTTTTTCACTAGGTGAAACGGGCGGAATGCTAGCTATAGCTTCCTCTGTTTCCTGGTTCTTTATTGAATTAATGTTATCAGTGGCAGCATCAGGATTTGTGGATCCAGATAAAGTGCTGCCATTACTAAAGTTCAAGTTTTTTAATCTTTCTTTTGTTTTGAGTATGTATTCGTCCATCTCCTTAATATCATATGTTGACGATATTTTATATCCTTCAGGCTTATTACTCAAGGTTGTATCCGCAGGAGGTTTCGAGAGATCTTTTATTTGTTCTTCTAAACTAGAAATATGTTTAGGATTTGCTCTAGGATTTTCTGAGTAAAGCTGATTTAAATGAGCTGGACTTTGAGCTTCTTTAGTTATTCTCTCTTGAATCTTTAGGCTTTTTTGTAGCTCGAGCTCTGTTTTACTGAGTAATGATTTATTAGCTCTTGATATCGTTCTCTCAGCTTCATTGTATAATGTGTTGCTAAAACTAAGACGCTTAGTCTGCTCTTTGCCTTCATTATTCTGGTTATTGCTTCCAGATATTGACATTTCTACAAGTGACTGAATTTTGTTCTGCATATCTTTCTCTAAAGCCTTGTAGTCACTAGACTGTTCATATATTCTGATAGCATCTGGCCTTGCCAAAACTTGTTTTCTTTCTCTGAAATCTGCCATAACCTGATTGAACCCTTTTGTATATCGGGAGGTAAAATCTTCTTGAGCCCGAGTTACTTTGTTAAGGATTGGGTTGTCTGCTCTAGCTTGTATCCTTTCATTAAAAAGCTGCTGAATATTTTCCTCACTTGCTTCGGGGTTTTGCTCAGTCATCCTTTTCCTCATATACTGATCATCTTTATAATTAGCATTTATTTCGTTTCGTTTCGCAATAGCCTTATTCAATTGTTCGGTTAATTCTTTCTCCTTATTAAACGACGAAGGATCGATGCCCTTGCCCTTCATTGCTTCTATAGCTGACCTTTCGAATTTGTTAGCAAAGTCTATCTCTTCTTTTGATGTTGCTTTTGAATTGGGATCTGTATTATCTGCAATCTCTCGTAGAAGTTTTTCAACTTTATCTTGATTGATTCCAGTCATGGGGTCAAACATTGAATTATTAAGTCTATCTGTTTTTATTTTATCTTCGAGGAATTTTTTAGATTCTGCCCTGGCATCAATTCTTAGGGATTTAATATCTTGTTCTGCTTTTTGATCAATAGCTGTTTCTTTTCGATCAAACTGCCTATCTACTTTTTGATCAACATTTAACACTCCAAGAAAATCTTCTATTTCATCAGTCAACCCTAATCTAGCTTGATCTTGTTCAAAAATTTTCTGCTCAATTTTTAATCGTTGTTTAGCTAAAGACAAAGCTCTATCTTGCTCAAAGGATATTTGTTTTGCCATTTTATTAGATTCATTGGCAATGTCAATTAAATTTACTTGTTCGCTTTTTTTGGCAATTTTTGCTGCATCATCTTCTTTCGCTCCAGAAACTCTACGTTGAAGTTGTTGTTTGAAAGTTTTTGATGTTTCTCGTTCGTCTTGTGTGAATTGTCCACTGTTAAACGGATTTAAGTTAGTCCCGAATATTCCAGAGTAATAACTTTGAGCATTTACGGAAGCTATTGATTCAGACATTCTTCGTTTAAATTCATTTAAATCTGGACCTTCTTCTGGATTATTTTCATAACCTAAGGTTTTAGCTAAGTTAGAAAATTGACTTTGAAATTCATCGTCTCTTGCAAAATCTTCGTAATCAAAAGCATCACCACCTCTTAATTTACTAAGATTTAGGGAAACAATTCCACTTATTTGCTTATTAACTTCTTGAGCATTACCTTCATTGATTTTTCCAGACATATAAGTCTCGTAAAAAGTATCAGCTTCACCCCTAGCTATATTATCGGCAGATTCTTTACCCAATGCAAGAGTTTTTTGGAAGTCACCCAGCTGAAAAATATTTAAAAAATCAGCAAGCCCAGCGTCTGTATCACCTAGTTTTTCTCTGTTTTCTGCCCGAGTTTTTCTTAGTTCTAAAGATGCAATGTATCTGACTTGAGCTGATTCTAATTGTTTTAATAGTTTTTGTTGATCAGCATATGAGCCACTTAAAAGTTTAAGTTGTTTTTCTGATAAATCAAAATTAGCTGAAACCGATTCCAAGCTTCCTTGCAACTTACCTTGATTTTGAATTTCTTGAATCCTTAATTTATGCAATTCATTCATTTGTTCAGAACTTAGATTTCTACCTTTGGATTCTAATTCTATAATACTTTTTGCATTTTGTTGCTCGGAAGATAAACTTGATGTAGCTTGGTTAAGTAAGTCTTGTTGTTTTCTGGCAGCATTTAGTGAATCGCCAATGTTTTCTATATTGCTTTTAAATAAACCAAATTGTTCTTTTAGAGCTGAAAAGATTGGAATTAATGCTGCTGCAGCCATGCCTAGAGGTCCAAGCGCACCCATCAACATTCCTCCAGCTCCTTTTGCCATCATTCCAGCTCCACCTAGCCCAGCTTTGAGTCTTGATCCCGTACTTTGATTTTTGGAACCATAGGCGTTTTTAGCCTTTTCGAATCCATCGTTCAATTTTCTTCTACCTTTCGCAGATGTACCTTTAGGCACTACCATTGCAAGCATGGCTGCTTGACTAGCCCCCATTATGGCAGCATTTACTACCCCCATTGCTTTTTGAAAGCCAGAAGCTGTTTCTGAAGCTTCACCCATGGCTCCATCTAAAGCATAAGTAAGAGTGGTTAGGCCCATCATTTTCATCATAAGGTCACCGCTAGCATCACCAGCTTCTTTCATTGCCTTGCCTGTGTCTTTTATTTCGTTAGCGGATTTATTACTACTGCTACTACCCTTTGTGCTTGATGCGAAATTCGGAACAACCCCACTGCTCGCACCATGAGTTTTTGGATCCATACCCATCGATATTGCTCGATTAACGCCTTGCGAGCCAGACTTAGGTTCGTCTCGAGTATTAGCAACCAATAAACCTGCTGGATTCTTTGGATTCTTGAGTCTATTATCTTGATCTATGTAAATGTCGGCGGCAGAGCCTCGCTCTCTCAGGGCTTCTTTCTCTCTGGATATAGCATCTCCTAGTGGGTTTGCAAAATTTGGAATGTGCCCAGAAGACGTTAGTATTTCTGTAGCTCCTTTCGCTATGGATCCACTATTTCTCGAAAGTACACCCCATCCTTGCAGTGTCCTATTTGTGTAGCCTTGAGACCTAAGCCATTCGTTGAGGCGCTTTTTATGTTTTTCGGGAAAGTTATTCCAATGGTAATGTCTGCGTAGCAAGTCTTTGAACGGAGAGTTTTGAATTATTTTTGCAAGATCAAACTTATTAGTAGCTAAGCCGCCTTGCTTTGCAATGCTTTGAGTATTTTTAGTCAGAGGGTTCCATGCGGAAAAGTTGGGAATGTGTCCGTGTGATTTTGTTATTGGATGGGTCGCGAGATCCAGTATATCTTTATCGTATTTTATTTCGAAAGTATTTTGAGAAGCATTCTTTACTTGTTTGCTGAAATTTGCTTTATTTTTTGAACTTTGATTTTTATATTGTTTATTTATTTCTTGTTCAATCTCTTGTTCTAGCTTTATCATATTTTGAGAACCTACTAGATGTGCAGATTTTCCATACCCACCAAAAAGGTTAATATTAAAATTATTACCTTTTTGAGCTTTTACCCTGCTGCTGATTGCAGATTTATCTTTCACTTGCTTTGTTCCCTTCATAGATCTAAGAATATTTTTTGTTTTCTTGAATGCTGTATCTGAAGGTTCTGAAATTATTTGAAAGGCCTTAAACTTTGGATCATAGCCTGATAAGTTCTGTTCATCGCTCTGGCCTTTTTGAGTTAATTCTACTATTCGTTCAGTCCCTATTGTTAATGGTTCCTTTGTTTTGGTTGGTCCACCTTTAAGAGTACTTAAAATCGTCGCTTTTATGTCATTTAGTCCAGTTGGATTTTGAGCTGCAAAACGTGGACCTTTTCGACCCATATGTTGTTTTGTGTGTCCCGTACCACCAGCAGCTTCTACGGGAGAATTAGGTTTTGTGCTGTTAAGTAAAGTATATTTAGGCTCATTGATAGCATTTCCAGAAGGATCTCTTACTTCTTTAAAGTCGTTTACTTTTTGACCAAGGTTTTTGTAATCTATTGGAGCATTGTGTCCTAGTGACTGAACCCCAAAATTATCTTCAATTAATTTTTCGTATGCTGCTCCTATGGATTGAGCGTTTGTTTTTCTACCTAAGCCTGTAACAAATTCCTCAAGAAGAGGTTTGCTTGATTTCGCTAAACTATGATATATGAGGCTTTTGCCTTTTAGAATATTGACCGAGTGTCCAGCGGCAGTGTCTCCGAGATTAGGGTATGATAGTTCATCGTTATTTATATAGCCTGCAAAATCTGCCATAGACCAGGCTTTGTTTTTTATATTGTCCTGATGCTCCAGGAAGTCTTTTAATGCATTATTGTATTGTTTTATTTTTAAATCTTTTTTCGTAGGATACAGGGTACTTTGTTCTGGAGCTTCATTTCCAAACATAAAATTAGGAATAAATCCATCAGAGTTATAAACAGTTTTATTAAAATCCCTAACCATTTGATTTAGATTTTTGATAAATAATCCATCAGTAGGTATAGAAAAACCTTTTTCAAAGCTTTCTTGTTTCTTGGCTGCGTCAAAAAACACGCCTCTGCCTCTGCCCATACTCCTCTTGTCTCTAGCTTCTTTAACTATTTTATCTAAATGAGCTTGTTTATTTGCGAGAGCTTTGTGTATATTATCTACACTTCTCTTGGGGACTCCTTGGTCTAGCAAGAATGTAGAGAACTGTCTGAATGTTGTATCATCCGCTTTTAAATTATATTGTTTTTTACCTTTTTGGTTATCTCTAACATCCCATTTAATAGGTTTGCTAGGAGCATTCATTTTTCTTTCTAAATCTTTCTCTCCATCAGTTTGCATTCTCGGGCGAACAATATGCTTCATTTTAAGAAACTCGCTTCTAGGTAGGTTTAAGATTTTATTAAAAGCATTACCTAAATGAGTACTTTCTGTGCCGCCGCTTTTTTTAGTTATCTTGTTTTCTTTTGCATAGTTATGCAGGGCTCTCTTATCAACTTCGACATGTTTATATTCTTTGCCCATTTTTTTAGAAAGGGAATCGGGGTTAACAGAACCGCTAGAACCATCGCTGAAGAAAATTTTACCATTAGATAAAACTGGATCAAATACTCCAGGATTTAATCTAGCCTTTCTGTCGTTTTCTATAGCCTGCGCTTCGGCTCTCCTTTTTTCCTGAGAAGCTAATAATTTAGTATTTGGAAGCTCTGCCCAAGTTTTAACATCGTCAGCTCCCGAATTCACCCAATAACCTTCTCTTCCCCCGACTGCACCTTCTTTTAATTTAGGTTCGGGTTTACCCATCTTTTTCATATAATCAGAGAAAGGTTTATGGCCGTCTTTTAGTAAAAATAATTTACCCGACTTTGAAGTTGTTGCTAAATAAGATCTACCAAAACTACCTTCGTTTCCATTCTTAAACATAATAGGGCTTCTCAAAGATGACATGCCGTATCTTGCAAAATTTGGAAGTCGTTTTTGCTCCAACTCTTCAAACATTAAATTGTCCTTATGGTTTTTACTTCCATCAAATTCTACTGTATCATCAAATGATGGGTGGTAGTCGCCATGTTTTTTTAGAGCTAAAGTTATTTCGTTTAAATTAATTTTATTTCCATTTACATTAACATATCCACCAGGGTAGTCTCTGCTTTTTGTGGCCGATATATATTTTTCTGCAGCAAATAAAATTTTATCTTCAGCCATGGCACTTCTTTTTATACCCCTTTTGCTAAGAGTAGCCCTGATAGCTTTTATTATTTCTGCCTGAGGGCTTCTTTTTCTGCCTTGATTTTTGTCTGAAGATTTTGATTTGCCTTGTGCCCAGTTTTTGGAAAAATTAGGTACGATTCCCCTGTGGTAAAAGCTCTCTTTTTTTCTGGATTTTTTGTTTTTATTATTCCATATTCCATCTTTAGACATTTTTTCTAATCCTGGAAAATTTCTGTCAGAATTAGAAGAAAATTCATCAAACATCTCGCTTGAACTCATAGCTGAATAACCTGACACAGTTTCGCGACCTTCTAACTCTTTAACGGTTCTCAGGTTTTGATTAACGTTGTTCTTTCTGTCAGGTAAATAACCGTTGAACAACCCTGCTCTTAACACCATATCCGCATTAACATCTTTATAGCCTAAGGAAGTTAACATATTAGTCGAGTCCTTCAACTTGCCTTTTCGCATATTTTCGGATAAATCTGATCTGCCTGATCTAGATAAAAATTCCTCAATATAACTATCACTATAAAGGCGTATGCTTTTAGCTATAAGATTAGGGGCAGTATACTTTCCGTATTTTGATTCTATTGGCTTACGACCAGGAGCAAAGAAGTCAACCTTAAAGTTTTCATCGCCTTTACCTTTTTGTCTGCCCTCCGCCGTATAAGCTCCAGTCCAAGTTGGATAATAACCTTTATTTTCGAGAGAAGATTTAAATAAAGCGTCTTCTTGAGAGTTGCCAGTAATCTTGTGTTGGTTGCGGCCAGCAAAACCCTTCATGGACGTCATCTTCTTTTGTTGGCGAGCTATCTTTTTTCTATCTTTAACTGGTATATGTTGAGATTGATTTGAGAAATACATTTTTCTTTGCAACAAATCCACTCCAACTTTCTTGAGTTCGCTTAATTCATTTCTATATGTTTGTGCATGCTTTTGCACATTATCAACTGTAGCCTCTAAAGTTTGCCAGCCTTTAATTTTATTACCCTTGAAATCAGAAGCTGTAGTTTCATTAATCATCTTAGCTGTAGGTAATCTTAGAATGTTTGTCCCAGGAATAAGTCCAGCTTTCAAAGCAAAGCTAGGAATGAAGCCAGTATCATAACCACCTTTATATACATTCTGTAATTTAACAGTATCATGAGATTCTGGGTCAGCACCTAAGCTCTTAAGGTATTTTCTGACTTCAGATTCTTCTCCAGGGATATAATCAACAGGTGGATGAATATAGCCATCTTTTCTGTCAGAAGCAAATTTATCAATTTTGCGAGTCAACATAGACGGAAAGATTGTTCCTTGAATTGACATTTTGGGAATTTTTTTGCCAGATAATCTAGCTTTATCTAACATCTTTTTACCCTCGACGATCATTTTTGGTATCCTCGGCCCAATAATTTCTCCAGCCAGTATATTGGTATAAGGTTGACCAGAGTCTGCAGAGCGAACTATATCTTTATACATTTTAAATATAGTGCCACCACCTTGTCCAGCTGCAGGATAAAAGTATTCTAAGTTAAGGTTTTTGACGCCCCTATTTCTTGATTTACTATCGCGTAGCCTATTTTGATTCATTGTCGAGAAAGAGTAATTCGGAATAAATCCCCCTGCACTAAATGAATTATGAGAATAAGGGTCAAAGCCATGATGTGTAGAAAAGTCGTTTTTATACTCTTTCCCAGCTTTACTTTTTTCAGGGGGCATTATGGCTGGTTGAGACATTCCATCAAATTGCTTTATTGTTTCGTTTTTATTGTAAACAACTCTGCCTACTGTTGGAATTGACATAGTCGCAATTGGGCCAGCTATATAACCGCCTTGCCTTGCTCCAGCCCTCTCTTTTATTTCTTCTATAGCCGTAGGTATGTGACCCGAAGATTTATTTGTTCTTGCTGTAGCTCCTTTATTTTTACCCGCATCTACAATTAAGTTTGGTTGCACTCCAGCTTGACGCAACCCTGGAGCTATGCTAGAAGCAATAGACCTTTGTTTTTCGAGCATTTTTGTTTGATCCTTTAAGACATTAAGAACTAATTGTTCTTGTTTTAATTGATCTCCGTCAAGTCTTAATAGTGCTTCTTGAAGCTGAACATTTGAAAGCATTGCATCTACAATGGATTCCTGTATCGCTAGCTCTTGATCTTTAATGCTTTTGATTTGCAATAGATCCTTTACTGAATTTTTTGCAAACTTGAAAGCTTGCCCAAAAAGTTTTCCAAAAATAAGTACTAGCCCAAACATTCCTGGACCAGATAAAACATTACCTACCGCTCGAGCTAAACCTTTAGCAAAGTCAGAACCAATACTCTCTCCTTCTTTCTCTCCAAATAAGTCAGATACGGCAGATAGAGCTCCATTTATGCTGTCCAGAAAACTAGTTAAAGCTGGAGCGATAGTTAAATCGCCCAAGTTAGCTGTCAATTCTCTGACGGTGGTAAGGGTTTGATTGGCAATTGAGGAAAGTGTTTTTTGGAGCATCTCATTTTTTCGATATGCTTCGTTTGTCGCATCTGAAGCTGTCTGAGTAGCTTGGGCATACAAAGAATTTTCTTTACCTAAATCTTTTAAAGCTGCCTTAAGTACATTAATTTGAAATACTCCACCAACTTGTTCTGCGACAGCCGCTCTAGTTGCGGCTCCTAGGGTATCATAAGAGCGTGAAAGTTCTGTTAAAATATTTATGGCTGGTAAGGTGTTTCCTTGTAAATCTCTTACTGCAATCCCTAATTCTTGTAATCTGTCTAGGGTAGAGCTTCTTTGAAGTCTGGTAAAGATAGTCTTGAAACTATTACCTATAACTGCTCCACCTCTAGCGGTAATTTGTTGAGCAGAAGTAACAGCTCCAACTAATGAATTAAAATCGACACCAGCATCTTGAGCTACAGCACCAGCTCTTGCAAGAGCGTTAATTAAGTCATCTGCACTAACAGCAAACTTAACGTCTACTGCAGCCAATTTATTAATAATTTCTGTAGTAGTAAGGCCCGCATCTGCAAAACCATTAACTGCGGCAGTTAAACCTTTTACTGAATCTGCTGCAGCTAGGCCTGTTAGCCTTGTTAGTATTAGAGCGTCATTTGTTCTCTTTAGAGTTTCTTCCATCGATAAACCTTGTCTCGAAAACTCTAACGCAGCTTCCGCAGCTACCTCAAGCGCTTGAGAGGTATTTCTGGCAACATTAAATAAACCATCTCCAAATTTTCTTAAATTTTCACTAGACGTGTCTAGTACAGCATTAATGTCTGCGAGAATTTTTTCAACTTTTGCTGCTTGTATAACTAATTGCGAGAAAGCTGTAGTTACTCCACCTATAATTGCAGCTGAAGCCCCAAAAGCAATAACACGAGCATTGGATGCTTCTAAAGATTTTGTAAATTCATTAGCTTTCGCCGACATCTTACCTAAGGGCTGAGTGAAATCACTAGCTCTAACCCTTACAACTATACCAGCTCTATTAATTCTTTTGACTGCAGCTTGAATGCTAGGCACCAAGCCAACCTCATGAGTCCTTACTCCTAAACTATTCAAACCACCTGTCATTCCTTATTCCTCATTGGGAATAAGTACACTTATTTTTTAGGGATTCCACTTAATTCCATCAAATCTTCCATTGATAAAGAGCCGCCTTTCTTTTCTGCAGCTTTTTGTATTGATATTCCAGACCTATCAGAAGGTTTATCGAGACCTGCATATTCATAATCTTCATCAGTAGCACCAAATAAAGTTGCTCCATCTTGATCTTTATCTAGCTTCTCTTTCATTTTAGACTTGGCGTCTTCACTGATGCTTCCATAGTCAAGTAGCGCTTGCGGGTCTTTTTTAATTTTTTCTGGAATATGTTTATTTGTCTCGAATATATTTTTAAATATTTTTGTATATACGATTAATTTTAATTGATTATAAGTTAGTTGAGAAACTGGCTTGCCAAAAAAACCAACAGTATCATCACAAAAAGGAAAATAAATATAATAAAAATCTTGTAATATCATTTCTTGAATTTTTAATTCTTCAAAAGCTAGAAAAGTATTATTATAGGCAGATACAAAAGCCTGCACTTCATCTGCGTATAACTTACTATAATCATCTTCTTTAGAGAATAAGGGGTCCGCCATTTCTTCGTCATGAAAAAAGGATTTAATAATATAGTAATCATTGGCTCTTTTGCTGGCATATGATTCTGCATTAATACCAAGAAGGGCGGCTCTTTTTTCCTGCAAGGCATTAATTTTAGCTCGAGTTTCGGCTATGGATTGGTTTTGCCTATTTATTTCAGACTTTAAGACAAGAGCACTTTTATTTTTTTGTAACTGCTCGATAAAAACTTCTAACTTTTCAATCTGCTTTTCTTCTAAATGAGTCCACTGACCGTCTTTTTCAAGATCTTTTAATACTTCTTTTTCTGTAGGTATTCCTCTATCTATAGCTTGCTGATAGTATTTATCATTGATCTCATCAATATCAACTTGATCATGAGCTGTCAGATGTTTAATATAATATATATTGTCGCCTACAGCAGCTTTAGTGCAGCCTTGAATTATTTCTTTAAAGATTTTTCTATAGTCAGCAAGTTCCACATCATAGATTACCTTCGTCTATATCTTTTTCAAGATTTTCAAAGTCTTCTTTGCTTGCGGAAACACTAAAATACCAAAAACTTAGAAAAGCAGTAAGCTTATCATAAACGGCAGCAAAAAGATCATCTTCATTTTCTTCAAGAGAGTACAGGTAATCTTTTTTATCTTCAAAAGAAGACCCCTTAAAATATTCCTCTATAGAACCATTATTGTCCTGGTGCGTTAAATGTAGCAAATACCAAGAAATAACTTTGGCTTGAGCTTTATTATCTGCTGTATGGCTAAGTAGTGCTGAAAAATTTGTTTCAGTTTTAGCTATCGCTCTCCTCAAAGAAGCCATTTCTTCGATTACTTGCTTTTGACTATCTGAAAAATTTTGCTTGTCAGTTAGTTTCCAGGATGTAAACATAGTTTGTAGTTCACTCAGTTTGCCGTACATCTCGGAAAGATCTTTTGCTTCAGCTTCACTCATAATTCCACCAGTATCACTATACTTATTCAATAGCATAGCCTTAGTTAAAATGCCTTGCTTCACGCACTTACTCATTTCAATACTATACTCCATATCAGCCTCTTCCATTTGTCTTCTCGTTGGCTGCGTTATAACAAAGACATGCTCTTTGACTATTGTCTCATTTCTTTTTTCTTTTACAACTTGAGTCTCTTTGACTGTTTTCTTTTCGACGACAATTTGTTTTTCTTTTTCAGTATAAGTCTCTTGTTCGCCATTTTCATTGGTGCGAGTTTTTTCAACATCAACTTCTTTTTCGACTTCAACGTCTTTTTCTACATCAATTTCTTTTTCAACATCGACTTCTTTCTCGACATCTTCATTTAAATTAATTGTAAAGCGATAGATTTCTTTATTTGTTTTTGTATACATTTCCTTATTCCTTTGTTATAAAATATATTATATTCTTAAAATTTAAAATTTACAGTAAACTTTTCTATATTAGAATTATTTTCTCTCATAGATTCATTGCCTATATCGAGAATTTTTTTTCTTAAATACTGCATCTTATCTTCATCAAAGTAATTAGCCTGATCAATAATGTCAGAATACTCAGGAAGATGCTTTTTTAGTTTATTAAAACTGATTTCGTTTTCAGCGTACAGGTCCTCAATTAACACCAAGAAGCTTTTGAATAAACTTTTAGTGCTACCTTTTACCGTATCAGATAGAAATTTTCCTGCTTGCATAAACCTTTTACCTAATTAAAGATACACATATTATTGTATTGTGTGTAAAAAAAAGTATGGGTTCTTTAATTAGCGATAGTGACAAGGAGGCTTTTCAGTCTGTTTTTGATGATATTCATGACACATTTGCTCGTGATATAAAATTTATAAAAGAAGCTCAAAGAGTTGTATTGAGTACCGATCCTAACTATAATTACTTATATAAAAATGTAAGCGGAAATATAACCTCAGTAAAAAGGGAGATTATAGAGGCTAAATTTAAAGCTAGAATATTATATATTGGCCGACAAAACGAAGATATATTTGATGCAGATGTAAATGCCCAAATTAAAGTGGAGAAGCATGTAGGAGAGGTCAGAATAAAAGTTGATAAGGTGGGGTATTCCTACCTCAAGGAAACTAAACGTTGCGAATTCGATGGCAGGAAATTTTCAATAATAAGCGATGAAATGCCTCATGGTTTATTTACTCCAAAGTTTTACACATTTTACTTGAAGCCTGTAGACGAGGGTTAATATGAGCTCTGCTAATAGAAGTATTAAAAATTCAATAGATTTAAGAAAGTCTAGAGATTATGTAATGTATGTAAATAGGATTGTCACGCAAAAATTTAATTCATGTAAAAGAAATTTAATTCAACAATTTAATTCAAGTAGAATTACCCAAGAGATAGAAGCTGGAAATAATTCATCAAATATATCATTAACTCTATCAGGTAAGGGTAATCTTTTTTCTTTTATAGGATTTAAAGCTGGCGAAAAGCCTACAGAGGTGATAAGAGAAGCGATGCATGGAATAATCTTAACTAAAATTATGATCAACAAAGATGGATCTTCGCAAAGTTATGTATTGTATCCATCCGTTAAGGAAATTTTTGAAATGACTCCATTACCATGGGCTCAGGGCAGAAGCTGGGCTGAAGGTATCGAGAAAGGTATATCTAACTTTGGACAATTTTTAGCGAAAGGTGGTGATAAAAGTAGATCAGGAGGAGGTATACAGTCAGAAAATTTTGTATCTAGTGCTGAATTTTTACCCAAACCTTATATCACTCCAATGATCGCGAATTTCGAAAAGTGTATAAGTAGTTTAAACAACATCACAATATAATGAAACCACAATTCCAGCATCAAGTAATTACTAGCTTTTCATTATGGTTAGACTATGTTATACTGTCAAGAGGTTTAGCCTATCAAAATATTGAATCTTCTTTTTATCATCAAAATGATCCTAGGCTAGATAGTAATTTTGTTGCTTTCGCATCACCGCACAAACAATGGGTTTATGATTCATCAATTAATGGAGCCAATGTGATTAGTAAAATTAATTTAAATGGCAGAGATATAAATAGAAATGATGAAGGCATTAAATATGACTTTGATAATGGCAGGGTATTGATTCCAAGCTTTATGGCTAATTCAATGTCAGATGTAGAAGGAAGCTATGCTGTAAAAGATTTTAATATATATATCACTGATCAAACCGAAGAAGAATTATTAATTGAAAGTAAATTTGATAAAAACAGTAGATTTGATCAAGCTATTTTTGATGGCATAAAGCCTTACGACCAAGTAGTGCCTGCAGTATTTGTGTCTTACGAAAGCGGGGGTAATATTCCATTTTCATTCGGAGGTCAAGATGCAACAAAATCTTTTATTAGATGCGTTGTATTTGCAGAAAATTCTTTTCAGTTAGATGGGGTATTTTCTATATTGGCTGATTTAAATTTTACGAGTATAGCTAATGTCGGATTTAACGAGCATCCATTGAATGAATTTGGAGACTTAAAGTTAGGGCATTACGATTATAAAGATTTAAGCGAAAGGTATTTCAATAAAAAAAATAGTCATAGCATATTTCATGTTGAAAATTGCACTGTATCAAAACTTAATGATAGAGTAGCAAAACAAACTCATCCAGGCTTATATATCGGATTCGCGGACTTTACACTGATTACTCATAGATTTCCAAGACAAGAACTATTTGAGCCTATTGCTAGTAGGCCTCCATTAGTAGCTGGAATACCTTTGGCTCCAACTCAATTGACCTTAGGCCCACAACCAGCCAGTCCTCCAACTAATTTAACTTTAACAAAATAATAGTAGAATTTTTTTTATTTAATTTTATTTTAAATAAGGGTGTATAGTATATTTAATGGCTTTTCAGGTAAATTACAGTTTTTTGCATAATAATCGGATTGAAAATCAAGCCGAGGAATATAGAGTATACAGGCAAGAGTTAGTCAATGGGGTTGGGGGTAATTTCATATTAATTAACACAATTGATGCAATAGAAGTAGGGGATGCAGTAGAGATAACAGGGATAGATTTTGTTGATGGATGCGATCAATTTTCATACAACTATAAAGTTAGTGCATTTAATTCTAGAGGAGAAGTGGAATGCATAAATCCTAGCGTCTCAGGGATCAGCTTTCCGTGTCCAACTCAATCGAATACCCCGACGCAATCCGTTACAGAAACCCCACCAATTACATCAACTCCACAAGCGACGCCTTCGGTTACCGCAACTCCGCAATCTACTCCTTCAGCTACATCAACTCCAGAAGCTACTCCTTCGGCCACCAAAACTTTACCAGCTACACCATCACCTACTAATACTAAAGATTCCCAGCCAATAGTAACTCAATCTAGCACACCAACATTTAGCGTTACTCAAACAAATTCAGCAACACTAACACCAACTGCAACACCGACCATCACGCCAACAAAAACTCTTCCAGCATTTTTAACTGAATGCTTTGGTAATGAAGAAGTAGATATTGACATTTCAGTTCAAAATAATAATTACCTCTTTAGTCAACTAGGCAAGATTGAAGAAGAGCGTGCGTGCTTGGCTTTTGAGAGGGGAGTTGCCTACAATTTAAATATAAATGCATCAAGTCACCCATTTTGGATAAAAACCACAAATACTGCTGGAAACCAAGACTCATTTAATGATGGAGTAACCAATAATGGACAAAATCAAGGGCTATTAATTTTTGATGTTCCTTGCGATGCGCCAAGCACATTATTTTATCAATGCTCTGTGCATTCTCATATGAGTGGAATTGTTAATATATTTGGGCAGTGTGAACCAGCTCAAGCCACACCAACCGCTACAATAACTAACACAAACAGTCAAACAGTAACTCCGACATCAAGTCAAACAGTTACACCAACAGCAACAATTACAAAAGATTTTCAAAAACCAACTTCAACACCTACATCGTCTTTGACAGTTAGTTCAACTAATACGCCAACTAATAGTATTACTCCGTCTACAACAACAACTCAAACAAATACTCCGTCTCATACCCCATCAAGTACATTAACGCCGACTAAAACACCATCAGTTACGACCACTAATAGTAATACACCTTCAGTTACGGCAACTAATAGTAATACACCTTCGGTTACGGCAACTAATAGTAATACACCTTCGGTTACGGCAACTAATAGTAATACACCTTCGGTTACGGCAACTAATACTAATACACCTTCGGTTACGTCTTCTGTAACTCAAAGCTCAACAGTAACTCCATCTGTAAGCCAAACTAATACGGTCACTCCATCTGTAACTCAAACTAATACGGTCACTCCATCTGTAACTCAAACTAATACGGTCACTCCATCTGTAACTCAAACTAATACGGTCACTCCATCTGTAACTCAAACTAACACTAGTACTCCTTCAGCCACTCCTTCTGTGACTCAAAGTACAACAAATACTCCATCTGTTACTCAAAGTTCTACTAATACTCCTTCTATAACACAAACTAATACAGTGACTGAAACAAACACAGTTACTCCATCAGTTACAGAAACTAACAGCGTAACACCAACAATTACACCTTCCATAACACAGACTAACACTAGCACACCTTCAGTCACACCTTCTAAAAGTGCTACTCCTAGTGTTACTCCTTCATTTAGCTCAACAGTAACTCAAACTCAAACTCAAACAGCTACACCTACTGAAACTAAACCTTTAGCTACTCCAACTCCAACAATTACGAATACATCCAGTGTAACTTCAACTGCAACCCCTTCAACCACTCAAACTCCAACTATTACGAATACATCCAGTGTAACTTCAACTGCAACCCCTTCAACCACTCAAACTCCAACTATTACGAATACATCGAGCGTAACTTCAAGTGCAACAGTTACACCTAGCAAAACTGAGCCTTTGGCTACTCAAACTCCAACCATTACAAATACATCCAGTGTAACTTCAACCGCAACACCTTCAGTTACTAATACCCAAACATCTTCACTCACTCCAACAGCTACAGTAACACCAAGTGAAACTAAGCCAGAAACTCAAAACCCCGAAACAGAGGTAATAACTATCGTTGCTGACGCATCAGACAGAACGGCGAATCAATTCTACCTCCTAAGCGAAGATTCATCAAATAGCAGTAGCCTTTTGAGTAGAACCCTTTCAAGCTTTCCACAATGGCCAGAAGGAGCAACTGGTTTCAGTATTGATTCCTTAACAGTTGGGACTACTAATAGCCAGTCTACTTCATTGGTTACTGGAGTGGATATAATGACGCCAACTGCAAATAGTAATGTGGCGGTTGGACCATTTCTTAGGCAGGATGTAACATTTTTCGGCCAGACTACTAAAACTTTTAAATGGGAAGGAGTTGCCGCTAATAGTGAAATACAACCAAGTAGCGATGGAAAGACAGAAGTTCCTTTGCAGTTTAGCGGTAATGCAAATCAGGGAGGCGCTGCACCACAATATTTATTTGATTTCGGATTAGCTCAATGGGATTCAAATTCTTCTACGGTCACGGATGTAGCTATAGTTGAAAAGAATTCAGATAACCCAGAAATTATATTTAAAGTTAAAGTATTTAATGAAGTCGGTAGTACTGTTATAGCATCTCAGGAAGCATTTGGTGTTACATTTAGCGGAAGGTGGCATTTTTAATAAAAAAAATCTTCACATATATTTTTTATCTGTGTATTTAATTTAAACTATAATTTTTAATTTTAAAATATCATGAGCAATTTACCCGCAAGGAATAGAGTTATTTACCAAAGTGAAGCCCTGTTTGTTTCTCCAGACACCACAGGACACCATCTATATTATCTACCCCCAGAATCTATCAGTGGTGGATGGGAAGATCAAGCAGCATACACAGGAGACTGTTTTGTTCAGGGTCTTAGCGCTAGTCAGGAAAATAATGGGCAAGTTATTTTTAATGCTTGTGAGGGAACCACTGTTGAGGTTGATAACCTTGCACCTAATGGATATAAAACTTTAGAAGATTTTAGATTTAAAACTTTTGCATGTAATACTGGAGTAAGTAAATATTGGGCAGAAGGCTCAGGTATGCATGGAGCTCATCCAGTGCTGGAAGCTGCTGGATTTACTGGACTTCTTGCATCATGGCACAACCAAGAAACTTTTTCAAACAACATCAATGCTGATGATATGCATGGATTGAAATATTTAGATGGCACACTTGATGACTCCTCTATGAATAAAGACGGAAAAAGTGAAAGCACATGGGGTAGCACAGCTAGACAACTAAAAAGAGTTCAAAATGCAAATTATAGTTTCACCATAAACAGACAAGACGTTAACCAATTTGGTCAACTAGCAAGAATTGATTCAGTAATATTAGAATCTCCTACTGTAAGTATGGACTTCTCTTATTACCTCACTGATGCCGAAAATGAAAGGTTACTTGGAATGAATACTGACGGAGAGTTCCAAAGCTTGTCTGGAATTATGACTCGTACTCAAAATGAGTATGGTAACAATTTCTTTATATTGACAGTTCCTGAAGGTCGTGATGCAATCAAAGGAGATATTGCATCTGTTGATGATGAAAAAACAGTAATTAGTGCTGGAAATGTTTACATTACTGATTACTCAATCGAGGGTAGTGTTGGATCGTTCCCCACTGCATCAGTAAGTTTAGAAGCTTTGAATATTAAGTCTGATGTAGGAACTCAGTTTAAATCACTGCCATCAGTAGATTCTCAAGATGGAACTAAAATTTGTGATACTTGCTTTATCTTACCTCCAGCAGAATCTGGAGATGGATCAAGCGTACTTAAACCTGGGGATATTACTATTGACCTTAAGAATGCTGGACTTCTTTCCAAGCAAATGTCAGGAGATACTCTTGGTTATGGTGAAGAAGATAAGGGTAGTGCCCACATTCAAAGTTTTACAATTTCTACTCCAATGGGTAGAACCGCACTTCAAAGATTAGGTAGCACCTATGCATTTGCTAAGGAAATTGACTTCCCCGTAACATGTACTTTGAGTGTTAACGCTTTGGTTTCAGACCTTAAGGATGGTAACCTCGTTGACTTAATGTGCGGACAAAGCTATGACCTAAAGGTCAAAATGCAAGATCCAAAATGCATTGATTGTAATCCAAATACATCCGAGCCTTCTCTGGTGATTAATTTCAAGGGAGCAGTTCTTGACTCAGAAAGTTTTAGTTCTGCAATTGGAGACAATAAAACCGTAGACTTGACTTTCTCCACTCAAATCGGTGGTCCAGAAGATAATACCGTAGGGGTATTTATCAGTGGAGCAGAAAATAAAGCAGGAGAAGACAACAGAAGCAAACTCCCACCTCAAGTTAAAGAGGGTAAATTCTGGGAATGGGGCTATACTGGAATCGGAGGGACTACTGGAGACATAGCATGGAAAGGTACAGACGTATACGACAACCCAGAGCTTTACAGAGGATACTCAATACCAAACTCTTAAGTTTAAGCTAAAAAAACTTAAATTATTACACCACAATCTTCGGGTTGTGGTGTAATTGTTTATTAAGGTATGAGGAGTTTTTTTAGTTCAGAATGTGCGGGACTTTTTGTTGGTCCTGCACCAGCTTTCAGGAGTCATAAAAATGATGAAAGATCATTCTTAAGGCAGCTGTCAAAAGTTCAATCTGTCTCTTATGGATTTGATATCAATAGAGAAGAAATTAAACAGCTCGGCCACGAAGACTTGCTTACAAGAAGGATAAATGTTATATCTCAAGATCCAGCTCCTGGCAGTAATATAGATGTAAATATTGAGCCTGTACCAGTTAATTTTGAATTTGCATATCTACCAACATGTGGACTAAATGAATATTTATTAAATTTTAATGTAGTAGCTTCTGGTGAGGCTGCGGAAAATAGTTTCATATCTAGACATTATGGAGATAAAAATTTCTTTCTTGTTTTAAGAGAGGATGGTCCAAATCAAGCTTTAGAATTAAGAGACGATATTGATTATCACGGGCACTACGTGCTTGGAATAGGTAATGCTTTCGCAACTAACTATGCAGTTTCTGCGAATATAGGCTCCCCGATAGTAGCTTCTGTGGGGTATCAAGCTTCTAATATCAAATTAGATTTATATTCAGGTGAAAATTATATTCCAGCTATACATCTTTATGACGGTAAATATAAAGATAAATATCAATATTCTTTTGAGCCTCAAAATTTTGGAGCAGAATATGATCATGGAGCATTATTGCCAAACCATTTAAAAGTAAATATTGAGGAGCTGAATGTTGGGGGGGTTGCTGTATCTAGAGATAATGCAAATGCAACCTCTTTCAATATAAACTTAAATTTGCAGCGAAGAAATTTATATGGATTTGGGTCAATGTATCCTTATGACAGAAAATTAGATCTACCTGCTAGAGGATCGATATCACTTGATATAATAAAGAGAGATTTAGAAGAGGGGAATTTAAATCAAATACTAAAAAAAGATAAATCTTACAAAATAGAAATACAATGTAGAAGTCATTGCCCCGATGATCAAGTGTGTGTTGAGACAGATATTGAAAAACAATACTTGATGACTTATGTTATTGATAATGCAGTACTAAAGGGAAAAAATACATCATTGAGTGTAAATGATTATGCAACAACCCAAGTGGATTTTGACTTTACTTTAACTAGAAGTAACGGATTTTTAGTTAGCGGAGGTTGCCTTGATCCAATTTTAGCTACTGGATCAAATAACCCAGAGCCATTTGACTTACTATCTTCCGACGATATAGATGATTGGGAGTACCCAATTATAGTTCCAACAAATACTCTATCTAAAACACCCATACCAACAGTTACTCCAACCAACACAACAACTAGAACTGCTGTACCTACTGTAACTCCAACCAAAACTGTTACTATAACAAAAACTTCTACATCAACCCCCACAGTAACTCCTACAGCCACATTCACACAGACGCCAACTAATACCATAACTCAGACTGAGACTCCAACTAATACGATTACCCAAACACAAACACAAACTCAGACTCAGACTCAAACACCGACTCAGACCCAAACGCAAACTCAGACCCAAACACCGACTCAGACCCAAACTCAGACCCAAACTCAAACACAGACGCAAACCCAGACGCAGACGCAAACTCAGACACAAACGCAGACTCAGACACAAACGCAAACACCTACTCAGACCCAAACACAAACTCAGACCCAAACACCGACTCAGACACAAACCCAAACCCAGACACAAACACAAACACAGACACAAACACAGACGCCAAGCGAAACAATAACTCAAACACCTAGCGAAACAATAACTCAAACACCATCGCTAACACAAACACCGACAGTAACCGCAAGCCCAACAGTCACCCCAAGTAATACCATAAGTAATACAGTGACTCCCACTCAAACACCAACACCTGGGCCTTTTGCAATTCAACACTTAGCGTTTGAATCTCCAGCAACATTTATGCTAGAAGGAGAGGTTGCTGAAATCAATATAGTAAGAGACCCTATATTAAGCAATGAAGATCATGTCGCTGTTCAAGTAGATTATGAAACTATTAGTCTGGGTAGTAGCGCGACTTATCCAGATGATTATGAGTACACTTCTGGAACATTGTATTTTGAGTTAGGCGAAATGAAAAAACCTATTTTTGTAACAGGAGCTCCAGTCACATTAAATTTTGAAAACGATGAGTTCTTTTTTATGCAATTAAGTAATCCTACTGGAGATAGAGCTTTTGTAACCATAGATACTAATTTGCATCCAATTTTAATATCAGAATCTAATAAGCTACCAACACCGAGCCCAACAAAAACTTCATCTACAACACCAAGTAATACAATTACAAGCACTGCAACACCAAGTAATACAGCAAGTGTGACTACGACTCCTAGTAACACACCAAGCGTTACTGCAACCCCAAGCAATACAATAAGTAATACAGCAACACCAAGTAATACGCCAAGCTTGACTGCTACACAAACTAATACAGCAAGCGTAACTCACACTCCAACTAATACAAATACTCCAACAGCAACTTGCACTCAAACAACAACTCAAACTGAAACCCAAACTCCTACATCAACACACACTAGCACACCAACAGTAACGCCAACAGTTACAAGAACTCAAACGCCAACTAAAACTCCTGATTGGAATACAGAAGAATCCTTCTTTAATGAAGAGGATGATGAAACCGCTGGTTTAGCTGTAGCTATGAATTTAGATGGAGATGTTATTGCTATATCTAATGCATCAAGAACTGACCAAAATAATGATGATGTTAAAGTATACAAAAGGCAAAATTCAGAATGGATTCAATTAGGGCAAGATTTAAATTTCCTCAATCAGCATGGATTTGAATCAATATCAATGAATAATGATGGAAATAGAATATGCGCTAACAATGTGATATATGAGTATGACCAAAATCAAGATAACTGGAGTCAGTTAGGGCAACAAATTTCAGTGAGTAGCCATCATACCTGGAATCCCGCTAATGGAGTATTAAATGGGGAGGGTAATATTGTGGCTATATCTTTTCCAAGAGCTACTCCAGCAGGTGGTAGTAATGAAGATAGAGAAAGAGGAGTGATAAAAATATATAAGTACGATCAAGACCAAGATTCATGGGTGCAATTAGGTCAGGATTTAGAGGGTAAATTACTAAACTCAAATAGAGTACTTTCTACTAGTAATCCAGCAATAGGAGCTTTCCCTTATAGCGTAGACATAAGTGAAGATGGTAATGTTGTAGCTTTTTCATCAAGTAGGTCTGGATTCAGGCAGGAATCTCCATTTGATCGATATGCTTATGTAGAGGCTTATAGATTAGTAAATAATCGGTGGCAAATAATGGATACAGATATAAACCTTGGTTACGGAATAGGAAGGGCTACAGTATCTTTAAATAGATACGGGAATATTCTAGCTGTTGGACTAAAAGATCAAGAGAAAGTTATAGTGTATGAGTATCAATTTGAGCAATGGACAATAATGGGGCAAACTATCAACAATCCTAATGTAGAGGGATCATTTAATAGCGATCAGTTTGGCTATGCAACATCATTAAGTAGATCAGGTTTCGTCTTAGCTGTTGGAGCTCCAATGTATGATCCAAAATTAAAAGTGGCTTGGAGTAGCATAGATACAGAAGCCTTAAATGCTGGAGGATTGTATGTTTATCAATGGAATGGTTCTGAGTGGGAAATTGCAGGAACATCAATTCAGGGATATTTAGATCAATCAAATGCATTGGATTATATTACATATAGCTCGTCAAGTAATGCCCAATTTTATGCAAACCAAGTTAGTTATGATAAGTATGGATATGCTGTTGCAGTAAATGATGAAGGTGATAGATTAGTTGTTGGTTTTCCTCAGTTCATGGACAACTACACTAATGAAAGTCAAATTAACGAAGGTAGGTATGGTGGATATGAAGTGCTTAAATTTCTGCAGAAAGCTCCTCAACCAACTCAGTCGCAAACAGCAACTCCAACACAAACAATAACAAATACACCAACTCAAACACCGTCTAATACATTTACTCCAACGCAGACTCCATCTAATACAGCAACTCCAACACAAACCCCTTCTAATACACATACCCCCACTCAAACTCCATCGAATACAATAACTTCAACCCAAACACCTTCTAGTACCCCAAGTAATACAATTACGCCCAGTAATACAGCTTCTGTAACACATACTCCTACGGCATCATTATCAATAACTTTAAGTAATACATTTACTCCAACCAATACCCCTAGTGAAACTTTGACTCAAACGCCCACAACAACTAATACGATTACAAGCACTCCATCTACCACACAAACACCTAGTCAGACAGTAACGCAAACTCCCAGCGTAACTCAAACACAGACTCAAACCCCAAGCGCCACTCAAACTCAAACACAAACCCAAACACAGACTCAGACGCAAACACAAACACAAACACCTAGTCAAACAGTAACGCAAACCCCCAGTGTAACTCAAACACAGACTCAAACCCCAAGCGCCACTCAAACTCAAACGCAAACTCCAAGCCATACAGTTAGCCCAACCGCAACAATATCTCAAACTTGTAGCTCAACGGCAACTCCTTCAGTAACTACTAGCCCTAAGCACAATCAATATATTCACTTTCAAGCAGAACAAATTCAAATGACTGAGGGAAGTGTAGCTGTACTACAGGTATATAGAGATTCCGAAACAAGCTTTCAAACATACCCTTACTTCGAAGTTGACTTTAAGACTAAAGAAGCTGATGTTCCTTCTGCAATAGAAGATATAGACTATCTTTTTACTTCTGGAACTTTACGATTTTTTGAAGGGCAAATGAATGCAGAAATACATTTAACCAGCAAACCTATTCCTAGTGATCAAAATTTAGAAGAACCAGAAATTTTCTATGTTGAACTTTATAATCCTAGGAGTAGTGATGCAAATATTGTAATTCTAGACCCAGAGAAAGAAATAATGATTATTGAGCCATGAGTATTGAGTCCATAATAAGTTTAGAGCTAGAAGAAGTTCAGGTTTTTGAATCTGAATCTATTTTACTTAAATTAGTTAGGACGGGTGACATTAATTTTGCTTGCTCCGTTGATTATGAAACCTCTTCAATTCCAGATGGTACAGCTTGGGAGTTTTTTGATTATCGACCTGCAGAAGGAACCGTTGTATTTGGAGATGGCCAATCCGAAGCTTTTATAGAGGTTCAAAGTTTACCTTTGGAGGCTAATTCCAATAATGAGCCTGTAGAGCATTTTTATCTAAATATTAGCAATCCACAGGCGATAGATAGTGGAGCTGTTTCGTTGGGGCAAAATATATCAACTAAAATTTTAGTAATTGAAGCAACACCAACAGCTACCCCACCACAAACACAAACTCCTACTCAGACCCCAATAACCAATTTCTTGTCATTCGATTTAAGTTTGGTAAGAATGAGCGAAACTCAATCAATTTTTGTAAAAGTAATCAGGGGTGGAGATTTGAGTTTTGATTGCTCCGTGGATTACTACACTACGTCTGATCCAGATGGTACAGCTTGGGAATTTTTTGATTATCAGCCAGCAGAGGGCACTCTTATATTTGAAGCCAACGAATCCGAGGCTTTTATAGAGATTCAAAGTTTACCTTTAGAAGCTAATTTTAATGATGAACCTATAGAATATTTTTATTTAAAAATAAAAAACCCAAGCTCAAATAAAATTGCTATAGGGGAAAACAATTCTATAAAAATAGAAATAATTGAATTAAGTAGAACCCCAACCCCAAGTAATACAGCAACAGAAACTCCTTCTCAGACACCGACCTTAACACAAACACCAAGTAATACAATAAGTAATACAGCGACGATTACTCAAACAATTACTACGACGCCAACTAATACAGTTACATCTACTAATACATTAACTGCAACTCTATCAAATACAGCCTCAAGCACTCAGACTCCAACATATACAATAACTCCTTCTGAAACAGCTAGCACTACACAAACCCCTACTGTTACGCCGAGCAACAAACCTTTTTATAAACAAAAAATTCAATTTAAAAATACAAATGTATTCGTTACTGAAGGTGAAGTATATGAGATTATTGTAGAGAGATCAGACCATGGAGTAGCCCCTATAAGAGCTAAATATAAAGCTAGTGCAATACTGGATTCTACTGCTTGGGAATTTTTTGATTTTCTGCCGACTTCTGGAGAATTGTTTTTTGATGAGTCGATTAGAGAGGATTCAATTTTAGTTACGGGAGTACCACTAAATGCTCCAGTTTTTAATGATGAACCTATAGAACACTTTTATATAGAGCTTTTTGATGTCACTTCAGACGAAGATAAAGTAACTCCTAGTGTTAAAGGGGTAAACCCATTAAAAGTTAACATAATTGAGATTAGCAAAACTCCAACAGTTACCCCTACGGTAACATACACGAGCACAAAAACACCCACTCAGACGACAACCGAGACTAAAACACCAACAACTACAAAAAGTCCAACTACGACTCCAAGCAATACTCCGTCATTAACAAAGACTCCAAGTAATACTCCTTCGGTCACCCAAACTCCGTCATTAACACATACCTCCACTTATAGCAATACTGTAACCCAAACACAGTCAACAACGACTACTCATACACCATTCCCTACGGTAACAGCAACACAAACAAACACCCCGACATATAGCAGAACCCCAGCAATGACTCCAAGCGATACTCCCATTACTGGAGAGTTTTGTGAAGAGTTCCCTTTTGTTGTCGGTGACAACACATCATTTACAGACCTATCTATATATGTTAGGGATTTTTTGTATGATCCAGCAAGCTACAATAAGTATAACGATTCGCTAATTTATCATGTAAATTTTGGAGACGGAGAAGTTGAGAGAAATAGTTCAATGAAGTGGGACAATGGGCATAAAGCTTATGAAGGGAAAACATCTCATTTCTATCCAAATCTTGGAGTGTACAATGCTATAGTTGTAGTAGAAAATCAAGAGACTAAGAGAAGATCTTTATGTGCTAATGTTGAAGTTATTATAGATCAGAAAAAACTCGATGTGTGCTCGCAAATGCATGTTAGGGCTGTTGAGGAAGCTGGTAGTGAAAACTTTTTTGATGCGGGCATAAATAGCTTTCCGATAAATAGATTCGGTGATGTTGTTAACTCTAAAGATATAGAGCCAATTTACGGACCTTCTAGTATAAAATTTGATGGAGCTTTTGACTACTTAGAGCTTGAGGATACTAAAAAAAGATTTAACTGGATACACAATAACACTCAAGATAAGTGGACAATAGAGACGTGGATTAATTTATCAAGCATAAAAGATAATAACCCTATATTAGTAAATTCATTTGATGATGATCATGCGGGATTCAGATTAGCATTCATAAGTGCTGGAATTTTAGTATTTGATATGTTTAGCCCTTCAGCCGCAGGAAGAGCATTTCATTTAGATGATAGAGATTTTAACTGGGAAACAAAAAAATGGTACCACATAGCTGTTGTCAAATATTATGATACCATATCATTGTATATAAATGGAACAATGATCAATTCAGGCACTTTACTTGCCGAAAGAACATCCACAAAAAGTCCACTTTTAAACCTATTAATAGGTAAGGAGGTAGATAATTATTTCCATGGATATATTCAAGACATGAGGATTGTTCAGGATGCAATTTACCCTGAGTATGCTCATAGGATTAATGATTCTTTTGAGGTTCCTTCTGATTTTCTTTTTGCTGATTGTTATATTGAACCTCTTCCTTGCTCTGCATTCCATCTTCAGAGTGATGTAGAGGTTGATGATATTGAGCAAATCACTTCATTTATAGATTTATCCATCAATGATGTACCAGTTTTATTTAAAGGTGGTCAAACCTTACATACAACCGAGATAGAGCCTATCTATGGAAGATCTTCTATGTCTTTTGATCAATTAAGCTACATGGAAGCTCAAGAGGATTTTAAATATTTAAATAGAAATAGTGAAAACTGGACGATATCTTTATGGGCTTGGATTGATAAGATAGATACTGGAAATCAAATAGGCAGTAGTGGTTCAACTATAAATGCTTCTGATTTTCCTGTTTATATATTGCATAACACAATTAATCAAAATGGAATTAAACTCTATTACACAAATGGATACTTTGGTTTTGAGGTTTGGGATAATGCAGAATTAAAGCTAGAATTAAAATCAAATAATTTATATTCAACTATATCAATTCAAGAGTGGAATCATATTACTATTATATATAGAGAAAATAAATATAGAATGCTTATTAATGGTTCTATTGCTGATTTAACATATAGAAAATACACAAGCTCTAGTATAAATCCAGAGTATTATTTTACAATTGGCGGAGGTTACACAGGAGGAGATTACGAAAATAAATTCAGAGGATATATGCAAGATCTAGTTATTTATAGAGCTTCTGTAGATGAAAAAAGAATACCGCCAAAAGAATTAACTTCTAGCGTATGTAGAATACCTTTTGAGAGAGAGAATCCTTGCTCGCAGTTATTGATTCAAAGCACTTCTAATACAGAAGATAGCCTTTTTACAGATTTGGGTTTTTATAATTTGGAAATAGTAGGCAATGCATCTCATTCTTTTAATAGAAATGTTTTTGGAGAAAGCTCATCCATTAGAACCTTTGGGCTAGATGAATACCTTTCAACAAACTTTTTTAATACAGATCCTATAACAGTATTAGAAAGTGATTATGTGAGGGGAGTTCATGGGTTTGATAAAACTCTTGAAGAAAAATTTAGAGATATGCAAATATCGAAAATCGATGTTTACATAAAAGGATCCATACATAAAAAATATAATAGTCAAGGTAACACATGTGGAGCCTGGAGATCTCATTATGGATTTAAATGGGGTTACAAGAAGATAAATTATATTGCTATTTTTGGAGAAGGTCCTAATGGAGAAATTTTAGAATATCCAATATGGGACGAAGATGAATATAATTTTTCATATGAATTAAACTTAAATCCACAACATTTAGGTCATATAACTAGATATCCTTATCATTACGACCATAGAAAAACCTACCATCATAATATCATTGGAGACTTTCAAAATGTTTTAATTGACGACGATAGTGGATTTGGTTTCGCTGGAAGGGGATTAAGTTCTACTGATAAATTTACATTTAATATATGGCCGCCACTGGACGGAATATCAAGATTGAAGTTGTCAACAGACTTTGAGGTAAATCCAAGTTCATTCCCCACTCACGAAGCAGATTGGCGTCCTGCGATTGGCCCTTGCGATTTCTTTACTGATAAAGAAGCTGATCTTCAAGCTTGGTTTTACCAAGGGTCAACATGGAAATACGCTAATTATAAGGCTTTATATCCAGATCAAAATTGCGAATCAACAATTGCATGCAGTAGAAGCTACTGGAGATCTGTATATGGATATCAACATAGAAGGTTAGATATAACTAGATATGTACCTAGAGAAAATTTAAATCATAATTTTGTAAATAGAACTCAAGACTTCACGATGGAGTGTTGGGTTAACTTTACGGATGCAAAGCAAGATCACGGTATATTCAAAAAACAAAAAGATTCAGACAATACATCTTACTGGTCTTTGGGACACATGGGTAGCATGCAGAATGCGCCACATCAACAGTCAGTCCCAAGTGGAAAAACAAGATGGTTTAGTTGGGAGGTTAAGAGCTTAGACGAGACAGTTCAAAAAATAAATTTCTTCTCTCCCTTTACCCTCACAAACCAAACATGGTATCACATAGCTTTAGTTAGAAAAAAAGTTTCTGATTGGCAGTTGTATATTAATGGGCTACACTGTGCTGTTCAACAGGAAGATATTCAAACTGGAGAAATTTTTGGATCAAAATCATTTTCAATTAATAATTATGATGGAAATTTATTTATAGGTAAACACAATTCCAGCTTCTTGAATACAGAAACTTATTTTCAGGACATAAGAATGCTGTCTAATCAAGCTTTAGATAAAAGAAATTTTCCTCAGCCTTCGTTAATAGAGCCAAATTGTGAAAGTTATTGCCCAATTGTTCACCTGCAAAGCGACGCTCAAAAAGGTGATGATATTTTTTATGACTCAACCGTTCAAAACAATGAAGTAGATAGTTACGGTAGCATGCTTCATGATACAGAAAATATACAATACGGAAACTCTTCTTTTGCTTTTGACGGATCAGGTCAATATTTAATGATTTCTGGTGAAGATTTAGGTATTAAAGATCAAGATTTTAATATAGATATATGGATAAAACCTACAGGATTAAATAAATATGAAAATTCAAAAAAAGTAACTTTATATACTGGTATAGATTTTATTACTGAAAATTTTGAACAAGACATAGAAGAAGAAGAGCCGAGTGAAGATGATTTTGTTGAATTAGAAGATGGTAGCTTGATTCTAGTTGACGAACCAGCTGAGGGAACTGAGGGACAGGGAGATAGCATGACCCTTGAATCTGAACAAGACTACTTCTATTATGGAGGAACTGTTTTTGATTATGGGTCAACAAATAATTTTACTGAAGCCGAAAACCTTTATAATTTATCAGTTATAAGTGAAATTTATAATGTTTGGATGCCTAATAGAGAGTACTATAGCTCCGAGTATGTATATCAGGAGGACTCAGGTGGAACAGGCCACTATTACAAATTAATAACAGCAATATCTAACAATGAACCACCAAGTGGAAATGCTGGCGTTTGGGAGGAAGTAGAGTTAGATGATCAGAATTTTTATTTTGTATTAAGTGATGGAGACGTAACTAACCCAATATTAAAAAGCTCGACCAAGAGAGAGATAAACGAATGGTATCATTTTGCTTTATCGAAAAACGATATAAGAAATTCTATGTATATTAATGGAGTTAGAGAAACTTCAGTGGTTGAGCAAACAGGCATTTTAATTGATCCAAGTATTGACATACTTCATGTTGGTAAGAGTTGGAGTGGGCAGGATTATTTTTGTGGAAATATGCAGGATTTTAGAGTCTTTGATAATTTTTCTTATTATGGAGGGGTTGAAGCTTTTGATCCGCCGACGGTCCTAGAGACTCCTTGTGTAGAAAAATCTTTTGATGCAAGTTGTATATTCACGGAGCTACATCTTCAAAGCGATATAAATATTAATAAAATATACGATGCAACAAAAAAGAGAGAGATAGAAAATAATGGCAATATTGAGATAGTAAATAATGAGGTTATTAGAGGCAATTCTAGCTTTTATTTTAATGGGTCAAGTTTCTTATCTGTAGAAGACAATGAAGATTTTTCTTTAAATGATGATATATTTAATATTGAATTTTGGGTTAATTTTGACGAAGATTTTCCTGAATTAAATGAATATGGAAGAAGGTATTTACAAGCCACCCCTTCTGCGACTCAATCTGTAACACCAACTACAACCTTAGGTCAAACAACCCCAACCACAACTCCTACCCCATCCCATACTACAAGCTCAACAAACACCCCATCAGTAACAATCGAACTAACACCCACAGCAACTGTTACTCCAACTAGGACAGAGAGGCTTGGCCTGGAAGAATCTGGAATTACCTTGATGGAGCATGGTAGCGTAGGCGATGCTGAAAATTATGCATGGATGATTTTGGCAATAGATGAGTCTATTAGATTTTATTGGTCCGAAGCAGGTGATAATGGTTGGACTAATTGGATTGATATAACTCCTTTAGATTTTGAAACTAAGAAGTGGTACCATCTTTCTGTTTCTTTGGCAGATAGAAAAATAAGAGGTTTTGTAGATGGGCAAATATCTAGTCAAGGAATTTTACATAACCCTATTAAGAACTCAAATCAACCGCTAATTATTGGAAGAAGAATGGGGGTTAGTGGGGCATATTTCTTTAAAGGCTATATGCAGGACATTAAAATTACAAAAAGTAATGTATACAGAAAAGACTTTGTAAGACCTCCTGTTTTATTAAAGAATTGTACTTTTGATGTTAAAACTCCACAGTGTCAAAATAAAATTTTACACTTAAGGGGTCACGAAGATATAAGAGGAATGTTCGATCATAGTTCAGATGACCACTATATCACAAACCATGGAGTTGAGAGATCTAAGAAAAAAATCATTTTAGAAAATTATAATTTATATTTTGATGGAAGTAGTTATCTCGAGACTATTGGTGAAAGGTTAAATTTTAAAAACAAAGATTTTAGTATTGATTTTTGGATTAATATAGACAAGATAATAGAAACTCAATCTATTGAGGTATTAAATTTTATAGATGAAACTCAGGCGGAAGGCTCGCAGGAAAGCTTTACTGTTTATTTATATCAAGGAAAATTATATATAAGATATAATAGAGAATACTCAGATCAAGAGATTCAATTATTAGCAAGCTCTGATGAGGATCTAACTGAATACCCAGTATGGCAGGCGGCTACAGTTTTACTAGGTGGAGCTATTTATAATGGGCAACTATATATTAACACAACTGGAGTATTTGGTTATACAACTCCTGACAAGGATGGTGTTAATTGGAATTTAGCTGACGGCGAAGAAAATTTTGTAGAAAGAAAAGAGATAACCATAGAAATACCTTGCTCTATCAAGGCAGATAGAGATTACCATGTAGCAATATCTCATTACAAGAACAATTTTGTAGTATATGTCAACGGGGTTGGCTTATATGCAGAAAGAAACTTTCATATTTTTAACGGAAACGAGCATAAGCTTTATGTGGGTGGAGGATTTAGAGAAGGTGTAAACTTAGAGGGTCATTTGCAAGATTTAAGAATTGTTGTAAATGAAGGAATTTATACAGATAATTTAGGCGGATCTTTTTTTGTAGAAGATATTAAGCTGAATGAAATAGATTGCGTTAACCCCGTCACTAATTGCTCTCACTTGCAAATACAAAGCGACTCAGTTGAAAAAAATAATCATTTCGACGACTTAGGTATTTTAAGTCACATAATTGTTCCGTATGGAGAGGTTCGACATGATAATCATGTAGACCCAATACTTGGAGACTCAAGTGTATATTTTAATGGTCAAGATGGATTCTTATTTATTGAAAAAAGTGAAGAGTGGAATTTAAGTAATAGTCATCCAGATGAAAAAGATTTTTCTTTTCAATTTTGGTACAACAAGCATTCACATGTTAATGACAATAATGTAGACACAATACTATCAATACAAAACGATAACACTCATTCCTCCGAACGCTATGCTATTGAAATATATTCTGATAAACAGGGCAGTATTCATGTTAAAAGCAATGTTGATGGAAATAATTTAATAATAAAATCTGAAAATTTAAATGAAAATCAATGGTACCATATTGGTTTAATTAGAAGAGGTTATAACGACTCATCTTTACTTATACTTTATGTAGATAGAAAGATTGTTGATTATAATAAAATAGGCAGCAATTCATATAAATATATTAATAATTTTTATGCTACCTTAGGAGCCAGGTTTGACTCTAACTATTCCCATGCAAGTATTCAAGATTTTAGATATATCATGGGTAAATCAGTTAACCCTCTAGGCCATTTTAACTTAAATAATTTTTTGCCATTAAGATGTGATGAGCCTTGCGCTGAATTAATAATTAAATCAGATCATTCAAATGGATCTACAGATATTGGGGATTTTAGTATATATAGGAATCCAATTAAGGTTGTTGGCGATGTTCATCATTCTTCACTCAAAAGAGTAATTGGAGCATCAAGCTTACGATTTGAAGGTCACCAAGATTATTTAATGATAAATAATTCTGATATATTTGACATTGGAAATGACTTTACTATTGATTTTTGGATTTATATAGAGGAGATTGAGGATCAAATAATTGCTCAAGTTAAGAATGTATGGAATATTTATTTTAATAAACAAGATGAAAAAATTTACTATACTGAAAATTCAGATGTTCAATTAAAGTCAAGCAATAAGGTAGCTATAAACTCATGGCATCATGTTGCGATATGCTGTTTTAATTCTCAAGTAACAATATATTTAGATGGAGTCAATTCCGACAGCTCTACTAGGGCAAAAGCTTTTGAAAATAGTTCTGAGAATATTATTGTAGGAGGATTTGATGGTAAATACTTAAAAGGTTATATGCAGGAATTTAGAATATTAAAAGATTTTGCTGTTTATAAAAATAATTTTGAGTTACCTGAATCATTTAAAAGAAGTTGTGCGGCTGAGCCAAGGTTAGCTAGCTGCAGTAATTTAGAATTATTAATTAAACCTTTTATTAGAGATCCATTTATTTATGATAGAAGTGGAAATGATAGCATTATTACAGTTGACGGCGATATAGCAATAGTTAATGAAGATGGAATATTTAATGAAAATTCATTGGAATTTAAAGAAAATAAATCTAATTCTCTTGAAGTTATTAAATCTGATAGAGCTAATTTTGATTTACTTAGCGATCAAGATTTCACAATTGAGTTTCATACAAAATGGAATAGAGAGTATGTTCACAATCAAAGTATTTTAATTTATAAAATAACAGAAGATGTTGAAGGAGGAAAAGATTTTGCGGTTGGGGATTATGTAGTAGGCTTAAGAAGTTTGAATGGTAGATCTTCTATATTTATCACCATGTACGATAAGAGACTGGAAAAAACTTTAGAATATGAAGCTGTTATTAACACAACATATATAGAGGATTGGAAAAGCGTTGCTATCGTTAATGACGGGGAGTACATAGAGATATATGAAAATGGAATAGCTAAAAATAAAAAGATATCAACAAATACAGGACAGTATTTCAAAAATGAAAATCTATTAATAGGATCAATTATTAATTCTATAGGCAATAAACATTATAAATTTTATGGATTATTGAGTCATTTAAAAATAGTAAGAGGTCAGGCTCTTTATTTAAATAACTTTAACTTAGATACAATTAATATTGAAGAATGTGTTACTGAGCCAACTCCAACCCCTACCCAAACACAAACCCTAACACCGACTAACACACAAACTCAGACCCAAACGAGAACTCAAACTCAGACACAAACTCAGACTAGAACTCAAACTCAGACACAAACTCAGACACCTAGTAATACCATAACTCAAACTCAGACGCCGACAAGCACGATAACACAAACACAAACTCCTAGTGAGACAATAACCCAGACTCCAAGTTCTACAATTACTCAGACCCCTACTGAGACAATAACTCAGACTCCAAGTTCTACAATTACTCAAACTCAGACACAAACGCAAACACCTACTCAGACCCAAACCGTAACACAAACATCAACTTTAACCCAAACACCAACTTTAACCCAAACACAAACACAGACCAAAACACAGACACAAACACCTACAGTAACCCCAAGCATTAGTCCAATATCAAATAAAATACTTAATGTGTCTTTTCAGAACTGGGCAAGTTATGTTAGTGAAGGGCAAAGTGTTGACGTATCAGTTTTTAGAAGAAGTAGTTATGACTCGATTAATTACGATGAAAGATATCATTATACTGGAGACTTTCATGTAAAATATTATATGGACTCTGAGCCTTTTAGCGCTCAAACAGGATTGGATTTTGTCGCTGAAACTGGAATGCTTTACTTTTCTGGTCATGAAAGCCAGAAAATAATAACAGTGCAAACAACTGGAGATTTACTGAGAGAAGATTCAGAATTTTTCAATATTTATCTTGAAGACTTAGTGCCAGTATTTGATGAGAAGGAAAAAATATCAGTAGAAGCTAATATTATAGGTCAGAACCCTCATCAGGTTTTAATAACAGATGATGACCCTATTACTCAAACTCCCACGCCAACACAAACGCCAACAATAACTCCAACGAATACGATTACAAATACTATTACTAGAACACAAACGCCAAGTAGTACAATTACCCCAACAAACACTTTTACTCAAACACCAACTAATACAATAACCAATACTCAAACAAAAACCCCTATTCACGAAACTTATATAAGGTTTCAGTATGAGAATACATTTCTTGTGGAAGGGGCAACCACAAAGATAAAAGTATATAGAGACTCTTTAAGTTTTACTAATGATGGAGCATTTACGATTAATTATAAGGCATACGAGTCATACAATAGTGCAACTTTAGATGATTACATTATCGGAGAAAATAATACTGGAACCTTAACATTTCATCAAGGGCAAGATTATTCAGAAATAGAAATAAAAACTTTACCAATTCCAGGGGGAGAACATACTAGCGAGCGAGACGAATTCTTTTGGATAGAATTAAATGAAGCACAAAGTCAAAACACTCATGTTAAAATTTTAGGCAGAAACCCTTATCCAGTATTTATCATTGAGCCTACTCCTAGCCCTACATATAGCCCGACTCAAACAGAAACACCAAGTACAACGCCAAGTAATACTGAGACTCCTAGTAGCACTGTAACGCAAACCAATACCCCAACTGTTACACCTACTATTAGTTTTACTCAAACTAAAACATCGCCAATTGAATCTTCTCCGTCTCACACTCCAGTTTATAATAGTAAATATTTTGCTGGACTATACAGTAGAGAAAGGTTTCTTAATGGATTTTCTCAAGATGAAGATGAAAATGAAGCGACAGAACAATTAACAGTTCCTACTGTATTAAGCACGACAAAATCTGGACCAGGATCATTATTTGGGTCTGCATCAACTGTTTTTGATTCATCGCAAGCAGGATCTTTTGGAATACAAGGCATTAGTAATGGAACAAGTTATTTTACAGCTATAGCGGACATATATTTTGATTCTGCAGTTAGTAATATTGATGAGATCAGATGGACATACCAAATTAGGCTTGATACTGGAGGTTCAAGAAAATTTTACATAAGGAGAGCTTCAGATAATGTTTGGCAGGGTATAATGAATGGGCTCGCTAATACTCAGAAGCAAACAATAATTGGTAGTGGACCTTACCCTCCGTTTAATGCGGTAAGGATGCGGTATGATGGTCGTAGTTCTGGTGATCAAAAATTTGAAACTTTCAGCATAGAGTTAAGTGAAATATTTGACATTAACTATTATACGGAAATACTGATGAACTTAGGAAGGTCAAGCCACATTACAATTAATAGAAGATCTGCGTTTTACTTAAAAAACAATTCTCTTTATGCGGCTGGAAGAAAAATTCTAACACAAGAACATTTTGAGAAATATGACTTTAATAAAAAACTTGCGTATGTAGAGAAAATAGTTGACAATGTTGAAGTTTTTGATTCTACCAGTTATTCAGTTCAAGAAGATGGAGAAGATGTAGAGTATGAAAATTTATATTTTGTAAGCAGTGAAAATGGAAAATTGTATGCATTTGGAGGTAATCATTATGGGCAAATAGGATTAGGACATAACGAACTTAATCACAACGACCCGCTACTCGTTAAAGACAAAGAGGGGGATGACGTTTTAAATGTAATAAAAATATCAACTTATGGTGGGGCTGCATATTTTATAAAAGAAAACGGAGAGTTGTGGGGGGTCGGTAACAATAGTCATGGTCAGTTGGGCTTGGGGGACCCCTCTATGCTTAATACTTCAATACCTTGGGATGATACAGATGATAGATATAGAGCTGAAAAAATAGCAGATAATGTAGTTGAGGTTTTTGCAGGACATCAGAGAGTTATGTTCATTAAAGATGATGAAAGCTTGTGGGCGGTTGGAGATAATGAATATTATCAACTTGGTATTGAGCAACAATATTATCAATTCAACTCAGACAATGATCCAGTTGATGCAATATCGGTTCCAGTTAAAGTTGCTTCAGGAGTAAGGAGCGTCGAGCTAATGAAAGACACCAGTCTTTATGTCTCTCATTTTAATGCTGTATACATCTGTGGATTTTTATACTACAACTCTACGATAGATCAATTTGATTTTAATAAACAAAATAACTCATCAACAATTAATTACCCGTGGTCACACTTTGGAAATGCAGGGGCAAGGCTTGGATCGACAACCCTTACAAGCCATGTATTTAGAGGGGTGTATCATAACATGTTTACAGATAATCGTATTATATTTGGGGGTTCATCACCATATAGAGAGGGAAATGTAAGTTTTCTTAGACAAGGTCAAGCTGCAAATCAAGTTACACTTACTCATGATTTCGGGTCAACCCTATATGGAGTAACGAAAGTTAGCTTAGACCACTTTTTCACATTTTATCAAACATCTTTTTCTACTCGTTTTAATCAATCAGATAATGATTATGTTGATGTATTTTTTCAGTATAAGTCAGAGGGTGGAGATTGGAAGCAAATTTATAACTACAGGCATTTTGTATTTAATATTGATGAAGGATTCTATGCTTATCATAACCCAGACCAAACGAGTCAAATTGGATTAAATCTTACTCCAGATGAAAAGCGTGAAATTGATATGTATGTTGGCGACACTCCTGTTGATATTAAAAAAATTAGAATAGTATTAAATAGAGTAAAATCTGTATCTACTTGGGACTGGGGGTTTAATGCAAATACTGACAATGGATTGACTATTAAAAGTATAAAATTTTATAGAGGAGAACAACAAATACATAATCCTATATTTGGTCAAGTTGAATCAATACGAGCATCAAAAGACTCAGAGACAGATAAGAGATTTTTCTTTTTTAATCAAAATACTAAAGGTAATTTTTCACTAGAAGGAATGCGCTACTTTGGGTGGAATGGGGTTAGAGAGCTAGGTAACAATGGACATACAAATGGATTTAATCACGTCCAACACATAAATTCAAAAACTTTGGACGGTGACAGCCTGCCAACTTTCCCAGATTGGACAAAATTTATTTGTGGACAAAATAATGGTATAATTCTTGAATTGGAAGAAAATGGAGTTAATGTTACTCCCCCTGTAACTATAACTCCTATGACCCAAACTCCATCGACGACTTTTACGGCGACACCAACTGCAACCCCATCAAATACATCTAGCTTTACTGCCACACCATCAAATACATCTAGCTTTACTGCCACACCATCTAACACTGCAAGTAATACATCTACACCATCTAACACCCCAAGCTTAACCGCAACGCCAAGTATTACTTCGAGCGTAACGGCTACACAAACTAATACCCCAAGTAATACAGCATCACCCACGGTTACACCATCTAATACAATGAGCCATTCGATGGAGATTACTCCATCTTCAACTCAAATTTATACAGAGCAACATTTTGCTGGTCTAGCTAGAATGGATCGTTTCGGAATAGAAGATATCGATTACAACGACCATCAGCAAATGATCAGTTTTCTTGGAGAGTCTGATGATATTAGAATAAACGTAAGCTCTGCATTTTACCTGAAAGGAAACTCGTTATATGCAATGGGCAAGAGGGTTTTATACCGAAGAAATAATGAGAGTTACTCGTTCAATAGAACGACAGCTTCAGTAGAAAAAATATACGATAACGTTAAGCTCTTTGATTCAACTACTTACTTTTACAGTGATATCGAATACGAAAACCTTTATTTTGTAAGTTCAATCGACAATAAACTTTATGGAGTTGGTGGAAATCAATGGGGTCAATTAGGTCACAATCATGCTCATGAGGGTCACGATGAACCAATGCTTGTGGAAACAAAAGATCGAAAACCGTTACTCAATGTTGTTCAAATATCAACATGGAAAGGTGCTGCATATTTTGTAACAGAAAGCGGAGAGCTATGGGGAATTGGTAACAATAGTCATGGTCAGTTGGGCTTGGGAGACGAAAACGACGAAGACCCAACCACAGGAAGATTAGATAATACTCACAGATATCTTGCCGAAAAAATTGCAGATAACGTTTCGAGTGTTCAGGCTCTTCTTCAAAGAATGTTTTTCATCACGAGAGATAAAAATTTATACGGAACTGGACGCTATGATCTTAATCAACTATTTGTAAGCAAAACCCAAGCCTCGCTAAAAACTGATAGTAACGGAAACGGGGTTGCAACTGATCAGACGTATATTTCGTTTCCAACATTCTGTCATGCAAACGTTAGGTCGGTTGCAGGTAATGCCTATCAATCAGTTTTAGTTACTTATGATAATACAGCTTTTATGTGTGGCTATTTTACGAATTTCTCTACTAACTCTAGCATCACTTGGTTGAACTATCACAATGGTGAAACAACGTTTAAGAAACAACTATATTCGGGTGTACAGTACAAAGAAATACATATGCCTAAAACTGGGCTTGGCGGAACGTATTATGCTAGTTCTGGTTCATGGGGAAATTTTTGGCACCCCGCTTACATGGTTACGGAAACTGTTGATGGAGGATTTTATGTGTGCGGATGGAAAGGAGCAATTGACGATTATTACAGTAATATGAACAACTCGTTGCTCCGTGCCTATAACTCTGATTATTACAACAGGTTTATTACAAGTGCAGTGTATGCTTTACGGGTAGAATGGGATAGTACAAGACGTACTGCGGTAGATAACAATTCCATAGCTATAACAAAAATGTATCAGGGACTCTTTAATGGAATAGTTTTACAAAGAGGAACAAGTCATCCGCCAGCTACTCAAGAACCTACAGCGACACCTTCGACTACATCTACCTTCTCTCAGTTCGCTACTCATACTTCAACTCCTACAATTACAGAAACACCGACTTCAACAAAAACTCCTCAAGTCACTTCTACTCAAACTCCATCAGCAACTACAACTCATTCTAATGGAGCAAGCTTAACACCAACAAAGACACAAACATCAACTCCGCATCCTCCAGAGATTACTCCATCTTCAACTAAAATTTATACAGAGCAACATTTTGCTGGTCTAGCTAGAATGGATCGTTTCGGAATAGAAGATATCGATTACAACGACCATCAGCAAATGATCAGTTTTCTTGGAGAGTCTGATGATATTAGAATAAACGTAAGCTCTGCATTTTACCTGAAAGGAAACTCGTTATATGCAATGGGCAAGAGGGTTTTATACCGAAGAAATAATGAGAGTTACTCGTTCGAATAGAACGACAGCTTCAGTAGAAAAAATATACGATAACGTTAAGCTCTTTGATTCAACTACTTACTTTAACAGTGATACCGAATACGAAAACCTTTATTTTGTAAGTTCAATCGACAATAAACTTTATGGAGTTGGTGGAAATCAATGGGGTCAATTGGGTCACAATCATGCTCATGAGGAGCCATGAAGAGCCTATGCTTGGTAGAAACAAAAGATCGACATCCATTACTAAATGTCGTTCAAATATCAACATTGGAACGGTGCTGCATATTTTGTAACAGAAAGCGGAGAGCTATGGGGAATTGGTAACAATAGTCATG